AAGGATGGGGTTAAACGTCCTTGGCTTGTATATTATTTAGAGCATATAAAAGCAAGTGGATATAATAGATATATAATGCTGCGCATGACACATTATCTGTCATGGACCGCACGCGATGGCTCCATACAGACCACTTGGGCTTATCTATATGGTCAAGAAGATAATATGTTAAAGGACGAATTAAAATCTCGCAGTCGTATGGACACTCTTTATACTGAAAATTTAAAATCTAGTTTCTTTATAGTTCCTAAGAATGAATATATAAGAAAAGATGATTACTTTATAGTTGGTGAAGATCCTTTTCAAGAATATTATCGAGTTACTGGATATGACCTTCAATCAACTGAAGGAATAGAATATGTGACAATAGACCCTGTTTATGAGTATGATTTATCTGCGCCACCTGAGCGAGACGATAATGATGAAAAAACTGACTTTTTCTGGCTAGAACGGGGGGTGCAAGAATAATATGGGGTAAGGAATTTAAAAGAACTTGGGCCTAATTTACAAAAAATAATAGATAGGCTTTTTGCTAATCAAAATTTATTAAAACTTTTATATTATACTGGAAAAGACCCATTATCTGAACCAGATTTAACTTCTACTCAGATTAAGAATGAGGTTTTTGAAAAACTCGTTAAAGTGGTACCGAGAGTAGGCCCAAAAGAGACGGCACATAGTCTTATTAGTTTACGCGTGGTTAAGGGTATTGTTAATTCGGAAAATAATGAAATTAGAAATTTTGAATTGGGAATTGAGGTATTTGTTCCTTTAACTGAATGGATAATTAAAGACTCTAATTTAAGACCGTTTGCTATAATGGGAGAGATTCAAAATTCTTTAAATCATAAGGAAATAAATGGGTTAGGGAAAATTGTTGGCGGAGATTTTGATTTAAACTTCCTAACAGAAGAAATTTCTTGTTACGAAATGGTTTTTAGGTTATCTCAATATGAATAAGGTAAAATTTTTTTTAGGCTATCCCTTAGATTTTAATGGAATTTGTTATATTTATCCCCCTTCTGTTAAAGAAGTAGCTACCACTAAAAATTTTCAAATATATATAAAAGTGTTAACTTATTCTCAAGAAGAAATTGAGGATGAGTATATAAAAAATGGATACGATTTAAAAAATGTTTTAACTCCTTTTGAGTATGTATTAAATAGTGCCTATAATAGTTTAGAATTTAGGGGCTTTTTAACAAAGGCATTCATGTTTTTTATACATGAACCGGTAATTTATCTATTCGAAGAGAAAAAAATAGCTATTGGCGATTTAAAAGAAGTAAAAACAGTGGATAAATTACGAACGTTAGAGGAAAAGGATTATTTTGACTTTCAAAATTTAATCCGAGAATCAATAGGTATGGCAGCGATTGAACCCCCCAACCCTAATGAAGATCCTCGCGTAAAAGCAATAAAAGCAAAAGGGAGATATAGAGACAAAATAAAAGCCAAACAAGGTGGAGGGATAAGTTTAAAGACTACTTTAGCATCAATTTGTTGTATGAATTTAGGCTTAAACCCACTTAATATTGGAGAGTTAAGTTACGCTGCGATTCAGGCATTAATGTCCACATATCAAGAGAAAGAAAAATATGAACTTGATATAGATAGTTTATTGGCTGGCGCAGATGCTAAAAAAGTTAAACCAAAATATTGGATTAGAAATTTGGATAATTAAATTAGGAGGCTATAAATGGCTAGTATTCTTGATAAATATGGTATCAAAGAGGTTGCTGACGTCACTTTTTATAACATAAATGATGACGGTACCGCCGGCGCCCCTGTTCTATACCTTGATACCCTTAAGGTCTCTACCATTGAGCAGACCGCAGAGGAAACCTCTGCTCGTGGTGGTAAGGGTAATCCCCCTCTGATTACTTGGGACTATGGTAAGGAAATCAATGTAACTCTTGAAGATGCACTTTTCTCTGCTAAGTCTATGGCTATTCTTTTTGGTAGTGGCGAGGTTACTACGCTTGATTCTAGTGCTACAATTAAAAAGACCATCGCTTGGACAAAGACCGCTACTAATACTGTACCCACTACTTTTGCAGGCCCCCAGGGCAAGGTTTATTCCATTCCTAGCGACGCCACGAAGGTAACTTATGATGCGACCGGCAGTTCCGTCTCTTCTTATACTACTGGTGAGGTTTATTATACTGTTTGTAATATTCCTGTGGCTGGTGCGGAAATTGATGTTTCTGGCGACTCCTTCCCTGGAACTTATTATATTACTGGTGACACCTATGCTCGTTCTGAGAAGACTGGCGTAGATGAGTTCTTCCAGTTCATTATACCTAAGGCTAAGGTTCTGTCTCAGAACACTATCACCATGCAGGCTGAAGGCGATCCCTCTGTCTTTAACCTTAATCTCCAAGTTCTCCGTCCCGCCTCTGGTGCGATGATGAAACTTGTTAAATATGATATTGAGCTTGACACCGATGGTGAGTAAATAAGATAAATGAAAGATGGAGGGAACTCCATCTTTTTTAATAAAATGGATAATAAATTTAGCTTCAAAGAATTCGAGAAGGTGGCCTTAAAGGCTACTTATAATATAGAGATTGGTGATAGAAAAATTGAGCCGGGAGAAATCATCGCGCTTTTTGATAAAATACAAATCGCACGAATAGCTGAAGAAGTTCGGCAGATTACTGCTAATGGGGGTTTTGATAACAGAGCCCATGTATTTTGGACGACCACTAAAGATGAAATAATTAGTTTTTCTCAGGGAGTTTTTTCCTCTGAGCAATTAGCACTAATGGTCAATTCAAGAATGGTTGAAGTAGAAGAAAATGAAATAATAAAAATTTCTAATCAGGAAGTATTAGAAAGTAATGGCGATGGGGAAATTCTTCTATCACATACCCCTTCAAGTAATCTATGGATTTATGATAAGACTGCTGGTAAGAAAATCAATGATTATACTATTAATGAAAATGTAGTTACTTTGGTGCAACCATATCTAGAAACTATAGTTAATTATGAGTATGATTATGTTAACGGCGGCAGTAAGTATAATATCGGTCAAAGGCTTATTAATGGGTTTGTAGAACTAGAAGGGAGAACGCGAGTAAAGGATGACACAACAGGACAGGTTGTTACTGGAATTCTAAAAATTCCAAAGCTTAGGTTAATGTCTAATTTGTCTATTATGCTCGGGACGCAAGCAGTACCAGTAGTTGGAAATTTCTCAGGCGTCGCCGTCCCAGTGGGTTCAAGAGGAGATACATACGTTAGTGAGTTTTATATACTAAACGATTGTATTGATTAATAGATATTTGGCATTAACTTAAAGTTAATGCCAATTTTTTTTCTATTGGGAGGATAAAATGGCTGATAGCAAAACTATTCAAATAAACCTAAAAGCTGTTTCAGATTTTAAAGATGTTATTAGCAATGTAAAGCAATTACAGCAAGCCATTTCTGGATTAAGTCTGCCGAATAATTTAGAAAGCCAGTTTACTAAAATTTTTTCTAATATTGAAAAAAATATTAATAAGGCTTCAACAGCTATGGAGTCTGGATTCAAAACAAAAAGTAGTGTTACTGCTTATGAAAATGCTACTAACCAAATTGCACAGGATTGGCGGCGCATTGCATCTATTATTAGCGGTATTGATACTAAAAAATTAAATTTTGAAATTGATAGCTCTCAAGCTAAACAAGTTGCTGATGATATTGCAAGAATCAAACAAGAGATAAATCAATTAAATACATCCAATCTTGATAAAGTTAAAGAAGCTTTTGAGAGTAAGCCTAAATCTTCTACCTCTTCAGCTTGGCAAGATTTCTTTGAAGCCTTTAAAGTCGGTGGTGAAAAACTAGGTGAGGCAGAGACCGCATTAAGCCGATTAGAAAAACAAGTAGAGAAAGCCAAGAAAGCGGGAAAGGATTTCAGCGAAGGAAGTAACTGGTCAAATTATGAAAAACAGGTAACGATTTACCGGCAAGCCTTGAACCAAACAATTCAAGAGCAAGAAAAACTTAATCAAAAAGAAAGAGAACAAAATGAATTACAATCTCAAGCTAATGATGCTGGCGCAAGGTATATTGAAAAGTTGGCGGCTAGCACTAGAGCTGCGACAGATGAGTTAGATAAATATAATAAAGAAACTCAAGAAGGCGCTGCAAATACTCAAAAGCTTGGGTCTGAAATAGATCAATTCAAGCACCGAATTGAGTATTTTTTTGGCTTAAATAACGCGGTTCGCTTATTTCAAAGGGGAATTCGATCAGCTTACGAGACCATAAAGGATCTTGATAAGGTCATGACCGAAACGGCGGTTGTTACCAAATTTGATGTTGGTGATATGTGGTCACAATTACCAGAATATACACAGCGTGCGAATGAGCTAGGTATTTCAATTCATGACGCCTACGAGGCTGCGACGCTATATTACCAACAGGGTCTTCAAACTAATGAAGTAATGGCGGTTTCTAATGAAACCTTGAAGATGGCGCGCATTGCTGGGTTAGATGCAGCAGAAGCAACTGATCGTATGACGAACGCCCTTCGTGGTTTCAACATGGAAATTACAAATGCCAATGCACAAAATATCAATGATGTATACTCAAATCTTGCCGCGAAGACTGCGTCCAATGTAGATGAAATTTCTACCGCTATGACAAAAGTTGCCTCTCTAGCGAACAACGCAAATATGTCATTTGAAAATACCGCAGCGTTTCTGTCTCAGATTATAGAAACTACTCGTGAGAGCGCAGAAACTGCAGGTACTGCATTAAAAACAGTTATAGCTAGGTTTTCAGAAGTTAAAAATCTTTACAGCGAAGGAGAATTACTTGGAGAACTTGAAGGAGAGGAAATTGATGTAAATAAGGTTTCCAAAGCTTTAAGGACTGCTGGAATTAATCTTAATGAGTATTTAACTGGTATGAAGGGCCTCGATCAGATATTTATGGAATTATCTGAGAGATGGGACTCTCTTGACCAAGTTCAACAGAGATATATTGCAACAATGGCTGCGGGTTCGCGCCAACAAAGCCGTTTTATTGCGCTGATGCAGGATAATGCGCGTATGACGCAATTAGTTGCTGAGGCAAACAGCGCAGCGGGCGCTTCTCAAGGTCAGTTTGAAAAGACTCTTGAATCCTTGCAATCGAAGCTGGCTCAGCTAAAGAACGCTTGGGATACATTCTTAATGGGCTTGGCGAATGATAGTGTTGTAAAGTCTATTATAGATTTATTAACTAATATTATAACCGCGGTTAACAAATTAACGAGTTCGTTACCTGGTTTAGCCAAGAGTATAGCGAATATTGGGGTTGCGATTGGAGGTTTAAATCTTAGTAAAGGTATCCTAAAAAAAATATTTCCGAATCTAGTTGCTTCTTTCCTCGGAAAAGGCAAGGAAGCTGGTGAAGGATTTAATCTTGGTTTAAAAGAGTCTTTGCAACACAATGGTAGTATTTTTAATGGCGACTTCTGGAAGGATTTATTTAGAGTCCCTCCAATAGATGTTTCTGGTATAGAGGCGATAGCAATCGCCACCGAGGCTCAAGTTCAAGCAGAAGAAGAATTAATTAGAGTTAACGGAGAAGTCACTGCGAGCAATACCTGGGCTAGTGCTTCTGAAGAGTTATATTCTGATCAGATGGAAGCTTCTTTTTTAGCCACTGAAAAAAATAACGCGGCAATTGCGGAAAAGAACTTGGCTTTGATGAAAGCTGGACTTACTCAGGCAGAGTATGACGGCTTAGTAGCGGCTGGCTATACGCAAGAAGAATTGGCCGTTTATGCTGAATTAAAGAGAAAGGGCGCATTAGAAGGATTAACCGAAGCTCAAATAAAAGAAAAAGTTGCTGAAGAAGCAGGTTATAAGACTAAGCAAAAAGGTATTATAGGTACTCTCGCTGCGATTGTTCATACAAAAGCGGAGGCGGTTGCGAAAAAAGCCGAAACCGGTTCCCTTTGGGGAAATGTTGCCGCTTGGATAGCAGATAAAACCGCGATTGACGCTACAACAGGATCTATGCTAGCTGCATTAGGAGTGATAGGACTCATAATCGCGGCGGTCGCACTTTTGGTTGTAGGTATTGTTGCTGTTGTTAATGCTATGAAGGATTCTACGCCAGAGGCCAAGCTAGAAGCCGCGAAAGAGGCCGCTGAAGCTGCTACGGATGCCGCGGAAAAAACAGCGGAAGCATATGATAACCTCGGACAATCATTCGACGCTCTTGGAGAAAGATATAATAAGTTAGAAGAACTTACTGAAGGCACCAAAGAATGGAAAAAAGCTGTTCAAGAAGTAAATGCGGAAGTTTTAGAACTGATTGAAAAGTACCCTGAACTAGGGGCCTTTGTTGGGAATAAGAGTGGGGTTTTAAAGATAGACTATGAGAGCGATTCGGTGCAGGAAGTCCTAGATTCTTATTCAGAAAGGGCAATTCGTGCTTCTATTATGGAGATCGGCGCACGACAGCGAGTGGGGGAGGCTTCTGTAGAGGCAGCTTGGAGCAAGGTCTCGAATTTTGGTTATAGTGGGATATCAGATTTTGGAGTTGTTGATAAGTTAGCTTTAGCCTTAGCAGGCGATCAATCTACCCTAGAAGAATTTAATGTACAGAGAGGCGATTATACTACTGAACAGGAGTATTTTGAGGCTTTACTAGAAGCTACGGGGGCAAAAGTTGAAGAGGCCTATTTAACTGAAGAAGAGATTAAGCAATTACATCTTTATGGCCAAGCTTTAATAGAAAATCGGACACAAATGGAGGGGCTTTCTTCTGCTCAGGCCGCTAGCATTATACAGCTTAGCAACCTTTCCGAGGAGACATCCAAATACGCTTCTACATTTTTAAATTCTCAAATGATAGATGCATATAAGAAAAGGGCCGAAGAAGAAATTGGATCCATTAATGGTGAAAATAGAGATCGATATCGAAAAGAGTATGCTCAAATTTTAGGGTATGAAAGATACGCCGACTACAAAGCAGATCATAATAACAAGGACATTAGTGATGAAGATCTGCGTGTGGCTCTTGTAGCCGATAAAACTGTAAGCGAAGCTTCTAAAAACTTAGAAGCCATAATGAAGGAGATAGCTGGACCTTCTTCCTCTGAAGCTTTGAGACATCTTTATTCTCGAGGAGAAGGAGGTGGGTTAACCACCAAAGATATTTCTACCATTACTGGTAAGACCACGGAAGAAATTGCTGGACTAACTGTTGAAGAAATAAAAGAGAAGATTGAAGGAACTAAACTATTCTCAGGGTTAGACTTAGGTGAAGATGAACTGGTTGCTGCTCAACAATATTTAGCAGAAGCTCTGAAGCATAGCGCCGACACCTTTGTGAGAATAGCTAATATAATAGACAATCCTAAAATTCAAGATTGGTTCAACAAAGGTGAAATTTCTACTCTTGGTGCAGAACAGAAGGAGATTTTAGCAAATAGCCTTGCAGAAGTCTATTCAAAAACCGGCGAAGAGGCTACGCTTCAACTTATGTCTTCTATAGATGCAGTTATGGAGCAATCTGGAGAGTATGCGGACGATTTTGTATCGGCGCTAAATACGCTTGATTGGAGCACGATTGAAGATGCAGAAGACCTCGCCAATGCTATAGATGACATGGGTATTCCTATCAATACAAGTACTGAGGCCTTTAATCGCCTTGCCCACCAACTTTTACTATTTGGTAGTATTTTACCTAAAATAGATATTGAAGGTTTATCTGAGAAAATTGCAGCATTGGGGGCTGTTGTGTCGAAAATCCGCTCTGGGAAGGCTACTATTACTGAAAAAGAATATGCAGCTATGGTCGAAAATGGCGTTTCTTCAGAAGTGCTTTCTCTGTTTCAAAAAAATTTAGATGGTGAATATGTATATCTTAGGGCCGATATAAATGAGTTGAGATCTGCTATTGAAGACGCCACTAGAGTTGAGGAAGAAAATGGCCGCAAGCTTCTTGAGGGGAGGCTGGGGGCTCAGAATCAACTCAAAGAATTTAATGGCTATGAAGCTTTAGCTTCTGGGTCTATTCTTAATAAAGATAGTAACTCAAAGCGCAATTTTCTCAAATCAGCTCTGGGCATGTTAGATGAGACTCAACTAGAAGCTATCGGAATTGAGGCCAATGGGCGAACTGCCGCTCAAATAGCTGAAGACTTTGCCAATACTGGAAAGATTGATGAAGTTCTTACGGCTTTATCTGAATTAGTAAAAGAAGAAGTTGAAAGTGAACTTCAACAATATAATGCGGAGATTGGCACGCGTAGTAGATTACTAAATTATTCTCTTCAGGAAAATGCCTTAGAAGCTGGAGGGAACGAATATGCAATGCAAGCCTTTAAAACTCAACTCAACGAAACTAATATTGATTTAAGGTTCTTTGATGAGTATTATGAAAAGTTAGATTCTGGGGCAGAGGCAATCCGTGCAATTAATGCTGAAAAGTTGGCAGCGATTGCTAGAACTTATGAAGAGGCAGAAGCACTTGGGATCGATACTCAAAAGCTGTTACAATATACTGAGCAGTTACAAAAAGTTGCGCCTGCATTACAGAATGATAAGGAGCTTGCATTAGAGGTAGCTTTAGCGAATACAAAGCTTAATAGCGGCCTTAGTGAAATCATTAGTTCTTATAAAGATTGGACGCTTCTTCTTAATGAAAATGAGAAGTTAACTGAATTAGCGAATTCTGATGACATTGCAACATTTAACAGATTAAAGAGCTCTGTGGAAAAAATGTTGAATGTTACTGGCGATTTATCAGACGATTTTTGGTCCAATAAGAAAGCCATGGCCGCTCTTAAATCTGCTGCAGAAGGTGACGTTGAAGCCTTAGAGTATTTACAAAAGGTTGCGGCTTATGATTATTTAATTCACGTAGAGCCAGATTATGTGGGTACAGACAAGGCCATTATGGAACTCGCCGACTTTATTTTGGGGTATGATCTACCTACCCTTGAGGCTGGTGCCACTTTAGATGATACCAATTTCATTAACGCTCTTAATGAGATGATTAAAAAGTCTGGATTGGGAGCAAATAAGGTTAATGAGATGTTGGGCAGGATTGGGTATAAAGCTAAAGTTAGTTGGGATACAGCAACGCAGGAACAAAGTATACCAATGATTGATAAAAGGTTTATTCCTAATAGACTGAATGGCCGGCCAGCACAATATACCGATACTGGTGGTGGAGGGCATGAGGAAGTTAGGATAACTTATAAAACAATTAAAACCTCAGTTAGAGTTCCTCGTATTGAAAGTATTATATCTACTGGCACAGCGGGAGGCGGAGTTTCTCATTCAAATATCTCTAACGGAAAAAGTAATAAGCCCACCGGTGGTAAATCTTCTGGTAAGAAGTCTAATGGTAAATCTGGGTCTAGTTCAACGCCTTCCTACTGGAAAAATCCTTATGATGAACTTTATAATCTTCAAGAAAAAATAAATGAAGCGCTTCGTAGGCGCGAAGCCCTTGAGCGCAAGTATCAAAAGCTATTAAAAGAGCAGACTACTTCAATTCATGACATTCGTAAGGGTTATTATGATCAAATAAATGCTTTGCGCCAAGAGATAAAGCTTCAACAGCAACTCCAGGCTGGTAGAAAGCGGCAAATTCAGAATCTTGGAAGTCAAACCTATATTGATAGTGAAGGCCGTCAGCGAACTTTCGCGTCGATGGGAGTTACTAAATACGCTCACTATGATTTTGAGACAGGTCGTATTACGATCGATTGGGAGGGTCTTGAAGCCCTCGCACATGACCCCAATAAGAGCGAGCAAGGTGAAGCTGCGGAAGCCTATATTAATATGCTTCAAGAACTAGTTGGTTCTTATGAGGACACGCGCGATGCAATTTGGGAAATTGAAGATACAATTGAAGATCTAATGCACGAGGCAATTGATTCTTACATAAGCTTTGAAGAGCGCGTGATGGATGCATTAATTTCTCGTTATGAAAAGCAGATTGATACTCTTGAGGCGATGAACGAGGCGATCGATAAGGCCGCGAGCGACGTTATTGATTCCATTCAAGAACAAATCGCTGCGCAGCGCCAAGAGCGCCAGAATCGCAAAACAGAGGAAAGTATCGCTGAAAAAGAGGCTCGCTTAGCGTATTTACGTCGAGACACTTCCGGCTCAAATGAACTTGAGATTCTTCAGCTTGAAAAGGAAATTGAGGAAGCAAGACAAAATTATGAAGATTCTCTAATTGACCAAGCTATTGAAGAGATGCGCAAAGATGCTGAACTCGCAGCCGAGCAACGTGCGCAGCAGATAGAAATAATGCGCGCGCAATTACAGGTTGCTATTGATGAGGGGACTCTGTGGCAAGAAGTATATGACCTTATAAACTCTGCTACTGATGAATCTGGTGCATTAGACTTTAACTCTGAGTTAATTCGTCTATTGAAGGAAGCTGAGGCATTTAATGCTCTAAGCGCTTTTGCTTCAGATGAGTGGATTGCTAAGGTTGGGGAAGAATTTAGGCGTGCGATCGAAGGACTCGCGGCAGGAAACGCGGACCAAGCAGGACAGCATCAAGGAGAAGGCTCAGGAGGCGGCACTGGAGGTGGAGGCTCTGATGAGTCTGGACCTGAGGCAGGAGGCGGAGGAAGCTCTGGTGGAAGTTCAGGAGGCTCTACACCTTCTTCTTATCCATATGGCAAAGCTTCAGAAACGACGGGTATTATCAAAAAAGGCTCTACGAAAAAGAAGCAAGTCAAAGCTATTCAATGGGCTTTAAATGAACTTGGATATACTGATAAGACCGGAAAGGCATTAGTAGTTGATGGTATTTTCGGAGATAAGACTGATTATGCAGTTACTAATTTCCAAAATGATATGGGATTAAATGGGAATGGAAAAGTCGGAGATAGGACTAGAGAGAAATTCCGTTTAAGTCATTACGCGTCTGGTGGTCTTGCAGATTTCACCGGCCCCGCGTGGCTTGATGGCTCTAAGACCAATCCAGAGTTAGTTCTTAATCCTGATGATACTCGGAATTTTATTGCGTTGAAAAATATTCTCGCTGGATTATTGAATGGTCAGCATTCTGAGTTGAATCAACTTGGAAACGCCTATTTTGATATAGATGTGAGTGCGACTATTGATTCTGATTATGATGTACAGAGAATGGTAAACGAAATTAAAAACGAGATCGTTAAAAGTAGTTCATACCGTAATGTAAATACTGTTAATTTTGTGAGGTAAGGGCTTAGCCCTTACCCCACAAGGAGGTTTAGATGTTATATGATTTTTGTGGTTTTACATTTAATCAACGCCATTCTTCAGAAATGGGGCTGGTGCGAGTTAGCGATGGAAGCCGTTATGAAATAAATTTAGTTCCAAATTTCACAGATAAAGTAGTCGATGTTCCTGGCTCGGATGAAATGTACTTTTTTGAATCCTTATATAGTTCAAAACCTTTTTCTATAAATGTGGCTTTTGACTCAGTTACCGAAACACAATTAAGAATGATGCGCCAGGTCTTTAATGGAAAAGATGTGGGAGAGCTCATATTTGATGAAACACCTTATAAAGCTTATATTGTCAAAGTCGCTGCTCCACCTCAAATTAAATATATATGCTTTGATCAAAAAAGAGTAAGTAGCGGGCGAGCGGTTAATATGCGAGTTTATAAAGGAGAGGGGACAATTCAATTTATAGCTTATTCTCCTTACGCTCATTCCGTCAAAAAGTTCTTGGGCGAATATGATCGCGAAGAATATACCAATATGAGTGAGTGGGCATCTTCTACTGGTATGATTTATAATACAGCTACAGGCGTTTCCGGTGGTGAGCCAGTATATAATTTAACCGGTACTGATACCATAAGACTTTTTAATCCGGGGGACTTACCTACTGATTTTAAGGTTTGGCTTCCGACAGAGAACTTAAATCGTAGTTTCTCTATTCAATTAGGTACAAATGATGTACTTAATTTTGATCCAATACTAACTCCTTTAAGTTCCTCTGATGTGTATATTTGTATTAATACAAAGACTAATTTAGTAGAAGGCTGTAATGGACGATTAAAAACAACTGGCTCTATATATAATGGATATATCCGTTCTGGCGACTTTTTTAAGATTCCTGTTTATACTGATGTTGAGACGCCACTTAATTTGCAGGTTTTTTATACCAATAGTGGAGCATCTGGTAGCCCAATTTTCTCTGATATTGAATATAATTATTTATATTATTAAGAGGCAAGGCTATGATAGAAGATAATTATGAAATTTCTTTATGGGAAGATTATTTATATAATCCAGATAATAGTGAAGCTACAAGAGCATCTAGTTATTATAAAGAAAGAAAAATCGCGGTTATAGGTTCTAATACTATGACTTCCACTTGCCGTGCGATTAATCCTGTACTCATAGAAGGAGTTAATGGGACTAGAACTTTTAGTTTCAAAATGTATTATAAATGTCGTGAAGATTCTTATACAGAAGCTGTTCAGCAGCTCTTTGCTTATGATTCTAATGAACAAGACTATGGGCCAATAAGAGATAGTGATAATAAAGATTTATTCTACGAAACAAAATCTACGGAGTCTCGAATCTATAAGAATCCTTTTTTAAAGTTATTGGTTAATGAAAGAAAAGTTAAGGTTAAGTGGAAGGGGCAGTGGTATGATTTTGTAATTAATGGGTGTGAGGAGAATAGCTCTGATAAAAGTATAACCTATACTTGCGAGGATGCTTTCATAAACGAACTATCCAAAACTGGTTTTAATATAGAGTTAAATGATGATCTTCAGAATAATCAAGGTACAATGCGTCAATTGGCCGCTGAGGTATTAAAAAATACTGATTGGACTGTGTTAAATGCTGATACGTCCTTCTTGAAAGAAAAGCGTGAAGATGCTGTTTATGAATTAATTTTAACTCATAGTATTAATGTAGTTTCGGATTTGAATTCGCAAACAACTACAATTCAAACTGGTAATAAAATTTTATTATATTTTACTCAAGTTCAAGAAAAATGTAAGAAATACTTGGCAGCAGAGACAAATCTTCCCTTATCTGACAATTATATTCAATTTGCATACGCTTTAAATTATGAGCGTGAAGAGAGTAGCCATTTAGTAACGAATGCTGAGTTTTTCCATTTGACGGGGGAATATAAGGTAGATTTTGATTCTGATAATATCCCTTTAATTTTTACCCTATATGATAGTAATGGTATAGAAGCTGGTGCTATTAACTTAAATGAAGGCGTTTCCAATAATTATCGCGCGGAATACCTGGTACGAAAGCAAATGAGTATACTTGATACTCGTACTGGGAAATATTGTGATATTTACCAAGCAAAACGTTCATTATCAGATGGGTCAATGATGATTGGTGATACTATTTATGGATATAAGTCCGTAGAATATAGAGATCCTACTGTTGTAAATAATGTAATTACAAACTCAAAGAACTTTGCAAGTACCAATGGGTGGATGGGCGACGGCGCCGATATAAGTTTCAAACTCTATAATCCTCCTAATTCGGATATATATGAATCTGTTTTACAACTCACTAAGGGCGGACGATATTACAATAATGGTTTGTCTTTATTATCTTCTTATATTCCAGACGGTTTTGCTAATGGGGAACAGTTTGTGTTTAGGTATCGAGCGAGATTCAATACTGGTTTGCCGGTGATGTCTGTTAATCCATTATTATTCCAAGTTAGACAATATACTTATAATGGCGAAACGGGAAACATAACTTTAGATGAAGATAGTCCTAGTTATTTTGATGATAATTTAAGCACTTTAATAGATTTATCTGGCGGCTGGACCTATCAAATTCTTACTTGCAATCGTTCTGCAACTAGGTCTGACATTTATGAAAATAAGGTTGGTTTCTTTATTACGGTACGTGACGATACTGGAGTTAATTTTAATAGTTTACTATTAGAAGAAGCACAATTTTTCAAATTATGCTATGATTCAAAAGGAACAATAATATGCCCCGGAGAGATAGATAAGGACTCTGTCGCAAGTATAATATATACATATTTTAATCATTCTCGAACACCTTTAAATGTGGAAGCAGAGGATATTCTTAAACTATGGGAAAGTACTGAAGATTGGAACTATGGAGATTTACTAGAACCAGTTTATAATCGTAATTTTGAAAAAATACGCGCGATCAGCGCAAAGCAATCGAATTGTCTAAATTTGTTGCAATCTCTTGCTGAAATTTTTGAATGTCGATTAGAGTTTTATGTGCCTCATGAAGAGAATGGAGGGTTGATTTACTATGAAGGAGTAGATCAATCTAGGGTTGCATATGGTCATCCAAGAAAATATATTAATATTTTACCGCTAGAAGGCGAAAAAATTGGATTCGGTTTTATTTATGGAATAGATTTAAAAGAGATAAGAAGAAGTATTAAGTCCAATCAAATTGTTACAAAAATGATAGTTCTTCCGAATGCTAGTGAATACGCTACTAATGGAGTTTGTGCAATAGAGAAAAGTTTAGAGAATTATCCTCGAACTAATTTTATATTAAATTTTGATTATTATATAAGTCAAGGATTTTTAAATAGAGAAGATTTATATAATGATTTATATAATACTGATTATATAGGTTACTATTATTGGTTAAATAAATATAATACTCAATACGATGAGATAACAGAAGATTTAATTTATAAGAAACAAGAACTTAGTAGATTACAAAGCTATTTAACTGTATATAATTCTGCTATCGCGGGGTTAAATGAGCAGATTCAAACTACGAAAGATGAATTAATGAAAATCTTAAATATGACCTGGGAAGAGGTAGAGGATTATATTTCAAATAATTATGATAATCCAGAGTCCATTTCCGAGCCCGTATTAACCAGAATTACGGCCTATATTAATTTAAGTCAGCAATTAAGCGAATATGTAGTTGTATATGATAGATTAAATAGTTCCATCCAAGAAAAGAGGGATAGTCTTACTAACCTTCAAAGTATTCAAGCTTCCATTCTTGACGCAATTAAAGAGAAGGATTTGGCTTTTTATCGCAAATATTCTCAGTTTATTAAAGAAGGATGTTGGTCTGGTAAAGAATATATAAATGACGATCTATATTATTTTGACGCAGTAAAGAATGCTCGAATTTCTTCCTATCCTGTGGTATCTTATGATATTTCTGTTATGAGAGTTAGTGCTTTAGAGGAATTCAAAAATAAAGTCTTTAAAGTAGGGGATATTTCTTTCATACAAGACACTGAATTTTTTGGGTATACTTTAGTAAATGGTGTAAAGACCCCATACAAAGAAAAAATTACAATTTCTGAGATAGTATCGAACTTTGATGAGCCAGAGAAGGATGTTTTTAGGGTTCAAAATTATAAGACCGAATTTGAAGATTTGTTCCAACGGTTAAATAGTACCTTACAAAACTTACAGTTTAGTGCTATTAAAGACTATCGTCGATAAAATAAATGTTTTTAACCAAAAATATAAAATTGACTTGTATAAAGTTTTACTTATATAAGAAGGATAGGAGGTTGTAATGCCAAAATTTTATTTAAACTTTGATGTAAACGGGGCAACCCAAACAATTACTGCTACTAATAAAAGGCCACTTCGCGCGGGCAGCAAAAATTATTGGTATGCAACTTTTAATTTTTTAGATGATAGTTTTGATGGATTAGATTATTTGTCTGCCTCTTTCTCTACTAAGCCATATTCTCCAAATCGAACTCAGGCTATTATAGTCCCTATTGTAGATAATATGGCACAAATTCCATGGGAAATGATGAGTCGAAGAAGGAAGTTCTATATGGGAATATTCGCGGGAGACATGCTCGTTACGAATGAGGAGACTCTTGAGGTAACGGAAGCGCCATTGACTGGGGGAATATATTCTGAACCTACTTCTACTTGGTACGACACTTTTATTGATGGGCTTGATGAGAAGCAAGATAAATTAACCGTCGGAGAACATATTTCTATATCGGAAGATAATGAAATTTCTGCTGATTTAGAAGGTGCGGTTTTATACTTAACTCAATCACTTACTGATGAGCAAAAAGCGCAGGCAAGGGAGAATATCGGCGCAGGAACAGAAGAAGTTTATATCGTCGAAACCTCTCGTAGAGGCAGTTTTTCAGTAATCAGTCCTTATGAAGATTTTATCGAAGCGTTGAATCTTAAAAAGACAATTTATTGTTCAATTTATTATAATTCTCAAAACTATATTCTTCATAATTTTAAAAAAGAGGATGAGAAATGTAAGCTTTGGGAAGTTATACCTCCTGATGGGGGAGATAATATTGGATGTTTAATTGTTTTTTCCTTTGATTTAAATGAAAGAGAAAACACTTTTATCAATATCTCTCTAAATAGTTATGCTTTAGGTGAGTATGCAAAACCAGTAGTTTATGACCAACTTCAGACGCTTACGGAAGAGGAACGTGCTTTAGCAAGAAAAAATATCGGGGCTGGCACAGAAGAAATCCATACTATAGATTTTAATATAACTGAAGAACCTACTAGTACTATTATCCCAGTTGCAATAGTCGATTATGATGAGTACGAACGAGCCATTGCAGTAGAACAAACAATGCGTGCGAGGATTCTTTATAATGGTAAGATATTTGGTTATTTAAATCAATTTTATAATTTTGGTGGCGCGAAGGGCTTTTATGATATAGCACCTTTAATGACAGTAATTAATAATTCTGGCGCCACGGTTGCGAGTATTGATACCACCTCTCTTAGGGATGGCTCTTGGACGGGAGCCTTCGTGTTGTCTGGTATGGCGGAGTCTACACTCGCGGCCACCAGCACCAAAATTAATAAAAGACCTGCCACTCAATCGCTTGAACCATTCAAAACCTATTGGTTTTATGGTCCAAATAGTTTATCAATTACCTTACGAGGTAATTATAATGAAGACAGCCAAGAAGAAGAAGAAGAGCCCATTTATCATTTCTTTATTGTAGTAGAAGATCAGCCCGTTCAAATCTCTCTTCCCACTAATATCGGCTATGCGCCCGGCGCTGTGGAAGCCTTAACCCAAACTAATACTGTAATAGAAGTTAGTATTAGTAAAATCCCGCCTTTTAAAATTAATGGGATAACCTATAACTATCTTGCTTATGCGAGTTATATGGAGTTTAATCCATGGGATTAGAATATACTCATAGAGCATTAGTGGGCGCGAGTTTCTCTGGAAAGAAGTTATTCGATGGTGTGAATTTAACCTATTCGTACAATACGGGGACGATTACTAAAGATAGCGATGGGCTTTTATTTACTTCTAGTGGAAGTGCGACGTGGTTCTTATTTGCTCAAGCTACGGGAGACCCAACCGAATTTAGTACCTTTGGGGAATTAAAAGGTCATAAGTTGAAAGTTGACGCAGATTTAGAATGGATAGACACGGCGGCGAACAATGCAAAGTTGATCATTTCTTTGGGTATTTATAGTTATCCTGACCCAAGTTATGGTATAAGAGTTAAATATAGGGATTTGAGTTCTGATGAATCCAATAACTTTAATTTACATATTTCAGATACCTTTATAAGTGATTACGACGCTTACTCTGGTGGTAGTACAAGCACAGGGTTGGATAATTATTATTTTGTATATAAGATATTTCTGAATTCTCCGAGCGGTGGTTCTTGTAGAATAAAAAGATTTAATGTATATGATTTGGGAGAAAAGGAATAATGTATGGAAAGATAATAAATGGAAGGCTAGAAGTTGCTAAAAAGGTGATAAGAGTAGGGGGACGAGCAGTATTTAATCCATGTGAGGAATTACTTGAAGAAGCAGGATATAAGCCCGTATATATAGAATCAGTAAATATAGAGGATGGGTATTGCGCAGAACCCTATTGGGAGGAAAATGATACATCAATTACTCAAAAATGGATAATAAAGCCGTTACTTCAAAATTCCGGTCGATCGACTTGGGATGTTTGGCAAGGAAAGCGTTTTGATGTAGGGGATGAATGTGTGGTCGAAGGGCGTATTTTTCGCGTAAAGGTCGCCCATTCTGCTGCTTGGAATAAGCGGCCTATTACAGGAATCGATTGGAGGGATTATTTTGAAGAGGTATGATGGAGGATTAAATGATAAAAATTATAAGTATTGATAGCCAAACGGTAGACAGAAAAATTTATGTCCTGTACTCAGATACAAAGGATGAGGTTCCTAGTTCTAGCGTTGATTTGGCGGAAGAGCTGGGTATAGATGAGCTCACTATGGGGAGTTTAGTCTATACGGCTAAACTTGAAATTGGCGTCTTAAAATCTGATGGTTCTTGGGAGTGGTCTTAATGGAAGAAGGATTAGCTAAAATTTTGGCCTTGGCCGCTTTAAAAAAGGGAGGCGGAGGAGGAGGAGGCTCTGTCAATTCTGTCAATGGTAAAACGGGCAACGTGACGCTGACCGCAGCTGACTTTGATATTTATCGAGTAGTATATACTGTTAATCTGGATACGAATACTTGCACTTGCAACAAGACAGCTAATGAAATCTTTACAGCAATGCAATCTGGAAAATCAGTCGAAGCCGCTTTAGTTGATGTTGACTCTGGATATACTATTGCTCATCTGAGCTCTGTGCTGTCTGGAGGTGCGATCTTGATATGGAGTGCGCATGGTTATTCTACTAACCATGCCAAACTGTATGTGCTGTATCATATAGTCGCCAACAATGCCGCCTCTATTCAAGTAATTGACCTAAAAAATACGCCAGCCGAGCTCGGTTTTGGCTATGCGACGTGTGACACGTACGCCGCATCGGAGGCGACTATAATAAAGTATGAGCTTAGCGAGGGCGGCATTGTCGCTATTAAGTTCAATAGGGATGTTCCAGCCGGTGCCACGCTGAACATATCGTCCACTGGCGCGAAAGCTATCTACTATCGCGGCTTGCCTATCACCAATGGAGTTATCAAAGCGGACGACACCGTCACATTCATCTACTCGACATACTATCATGTGTTGAGTATAGACCACGAGGCTCCTGTGAAGAGTGTCAATGGACGGACGGGCTATGTTGACCTCGATGATACATATTTAGGTCTCACCGATACTTTGGCTTTCGAGACCCTCTTGAACAGTACCGAAGCTGTGGCTATCCCTATAGTATTATCGAATCAAAACACGGTTATGATACCAGATGGTGATCTAGGCCCAGAGTGGATTCGCGGCATGGTCGTATCGAATCGGAAGGTCCTTTTCGGCACAGTTGTTTCCGATGGAAACAATGGATTTGAGCCAGATGGTAGGGTGTTTGAGATTGATTCTCAAGGCTCAGGTACTACTGGTCAGCTTGATTTACACTGTATAAAAGATGGTATACTTTACCAAATCACAATGAACTATGGAACTAGGTACACCGGTACGATAACGGAGACCAATCTGGCGCAGACAGAGGTCACGGTTTCGGATGCGGGAGCGGTCACGCAGGAGTGCGCTGATAACACCATCTACACCTTCACGGGTGCGCTGACCTCGCTTACGCTCACACAGGCAACGGGCGCGAGGGAGTATGTGATTATTTTTACCACAGGCTCGACCGCTCCGACCGTAACATTCCCTTCTGGCGTTGTGTTTCCCGACACACTGACCATCGAAGCGAATAAGCGTTACGAGGTATCCGTTCGTGACGGGTATGCCGTAGCGCAGAGTTGGGCGGTGAGCAGATGAAATTGAATGATAGGCGCAGAGCTTTGATGACGGCTATAGGAGGAGGTTTGGATATGTTTGATTTGATAGGCGAGGCAACTATCGCTCTTGGAGATTATACCGACACAACCGTAGAGACAATCGATACGGGCATCAATATCAGCAATACCGACTATGCGTGGGGTATTGCGATTATAACTTGCGACACGCCTGTTGTTGGTGCAAATGATTGGGGAGCAACATTTAACAGTTGGGGGCGGTACAACTCTAACGCAAGTCTGAATAGCGGCATAAGTATTATGCAAAGAGGAACATCCACGGTGTCCTTTGCAGATTTAACGAGCAGTAGCGGGCAAACTGCGGAAGCATACGGTGTCCGTATATCTACGAATAAGCCGAATGTGGTTATAGAACGCAGATGCCATGCGACAGCCTGCCCTCTCTGCCGAGCGGGGAACTACACCGTGAAGGTCTATGGATTAAAGTCACTGTAAGGAGGTTATATGTACGGCAAACTTATAAACAACAATCTCTTCCTCGCTCCTCGCCGTCTTACCATCGACGGATGCGTGGTTTTTAACCCAACGGACGTACAGTATGAAGCGGCGGGATATCTGCCCGTGATTTACACGCCCGAACCCGAAGCACCCGAAGGCTACTATGCCGTGGCGCATTTTGAGGAGCAGTCAGGCGAGATAGTGCAGGAATGGGGATTTGAACCTATACCTGACGAACCTACCGCAGAGGAACTCCTCGACATCATAACGGGGGTGACTGAATGATAACCCGCGAACACGCAAGGAAGCTCCGTCAGTTGCTCGTGAAGGCAAGCGAATCGCTGACCGACAAAGAAGCAAGCGAGGGCGTTGAGCTTTTCCCGAAGATGAAGTATGACGGCGGCTTAATCCGCTATCTCACACGAATCAACTGGAACGGCACTATCAAGATGGCGGCGGTTGACCTTTACGACACCGCCGAAAACAACCCCGACAACGCACCATCGCTCTGGACGGACATCGCCTACAAGGACGGCTACCGCTACATCAAGGCGAACATGAGCGCGGCAGAGGCTTTCGGGCTTGGTGAGTGCGGATGGTGGGAGGATGAACTCTACGAGAGCCTTATCGCCGCCAACGTCTACACGCCCGCAAGCTATCCCGCAGGATGGAGGAAAGTATAAATATTATATTTCCAAATTTTAAAAACCCAAAATTTAAAATTTTTACCAATTTTTTATAAACAACTTCCATAAAACCCCACTTAAAAATAGATGAGAAAAAATGAAACCATTCTAAACTAGGAGGTGTTCGATGGCAATTTATAGATTAGCCTATCCGGGTGCCACTATAGACTCTGGTATATCTAAGGCCTTGAAAATTTCAGATCGAATAGCTGAAAATGGCCAAACATTGATCTGGAATGGAGAAGAATATATTCCATCGGACTTAGGGATTGCTGATTTAACTACGGATGATATAGTTATTATACCTTCTAGCAATAGCTCTCTTGCTACTGGCGAACCACTTTCTAATATAATCCCTGCGATTTTAGAAAGAGTATCTATACAAACTGCCGGAGAAAACATTATCCTAAATCCGGGGAGTGCCTCTGCGAGAACTCCTTACATTATGTATGATACGGATATCTCATTAAATGAATTAATAAGAGTTTTAAATACTCGTCAATGGAATAGCGGATATCTATTAGTTAACACAAGAGATATTACTTCCGTAGGTACTTCTTTAATGTCTTATTCGCTTCACGGTTCAAGTAGCGTAGAGCAAGTCGAAAGAGTAAATAAGATTCTTATATATTTTGACGATCTAACAAAAACTGGTTCTGGGTCAACAAGTTTATTAGTAGGTATAACTTCCAATGGTTCAGAGAAAATGGTTCCGGTTTTAACAATTGAGAACTCAACTGTTACCAGTGGATACGTCGAATTAACTAATATAGGATATACTTGGAAAATAGAAGTAGTATCTTATAGTAGTACAGGAAGTAGTGCTCGTCCACCTTCATATATCCCCGCTGCGGGCGTGACGATGACCCCAAATATCTTCTTATATACAGAACCTATTGGGCCAGCAGATACAGTATGTTTAAAGACTAGCTCTGATTCTATTACTGGAGCTATAAAAATTTATAGATACATTCGCTAATTTTAATTTTAATTTGTTCTATTTTCCCCCCCAAATTTAAATAGGGCAAAGAGACTGAGGTAAAAATGGATAATCTGATTTTTAACACATTAAGTGGTTATCAGTCGAATCCTATATATCCAAACAGGAATAATATTTCTTATTCCCGTAGTGGAGAACCGGTCTCTGTTAATGGCATGGGAAGCGTAAATGCTTTTCAGACTTTGCCAAATACGAGAACGGTTCTTTTTCATTCGTCTGAACCAATTTTTTACTGTAAGATAACCGACGATAACAATTACCCCAATATAAAAGTTTATCGTTATACAGAGATTAAACCAACATCTCAAGATTCGCAGTTTGTGACTATTGAGGAATTTAATAAATTTAAGGAGGAGATTATAAATGGACAACAGCAATATATTTGGAACAAATCCAATGATGAACCAGCTAGCACCTCAAATTCAGCAAGCTCGGCAGTTGATGAGTACGTTGGATCCAAATCAGAACCCCATGCAGATGTTACAGACTCTAGCGAACCAGAATCCCCAATTTGGTAGCTTAGTAAATCTTCTCGGTTCTAATAATGGAGATATTCGCTCATTAGTATCTAATTTAGCGAAGCAAAAAGGTGTTGATTTAAACGCTTTATACCAACAGTTTAAAGCGCTATAAATATAAAATAACTGGAGGCTTTACAAAATGGACGGACTTTCTAACTCTGATGTTGCTCTCTTAAGCCGTGACGGCGGAGACATGTGGAACAATGGCAGCGGTATCTTTTGGGTTTTTGCCCTATTAATACTTGCTGGTGGTGGTAATTTCTTTGGTAATAATGGCTATGATCGCAATTATGTAACTAGCTCTGAACTCCAGGCTAGTCAGAATGCACAGACTAATGCCATTCAGTTCCAGTCCATCGCGAACTCTATTGCCAATGGCCAGTATGAAACTGCTAGGCTAATTAGTGATCAGAACTCTCAAATGATGGCACAGAACAATGCTAATTTAATTAATGCGATCCAAGGTTTCAATAGCCTTGGTATGCAACTCACCAACCAGACCAATATTCTCGGTTCTAAACTTGATGGTCTTGCCGCGCAGATGGCTTCTTGTTGCTGTGAGATTAAAACTCAAATGTTACAAGATCGCCTCAGCGATACTCAGGCGAAGCTCGTTACTGCTCAGAATGCTATTGATAATGCTAATCAAACTCAGTACATTCTTGGTCAGATGGGCCGCTGGGTTGCCTGGGCGGGCTCTGGCTCTCAAACCGCCGCTACTGGCGCATAAGGTAGGGACAAGGGGTCTGGTGCGCCAGGCCCTCTCCTTTCTTTGGTAGGAGGGCATTATGAAAATTATAAAGAAGCTTTCTCGCATGATTGAGGAAGAAGTCGCAGATGCAAGAAAATATGCCGAATGCGCGTTAAAGTATAAAGACGAATATCCAGAAATCGCGCGTACCTTTATTACTCTTTCTTCGGAAGAGCTTAAGCATATGGATATGTTACACAATAATGTAGTCGGGATAATTGAGGAATATAGGCGTAAAACTGGTGAACCACCTGCAGAAATGATGTTTTTATATGATTATTTACATGAGCAACAGATAAATAATGTAGCAGAAGTAAAAATACTTCACAATATGTATACAAAATAAAGAAAAGACAGAGCGTTGTTTGCTCTGTCTTTTTTATTCCCAAGAGACTATCTCTACTTGCGATTTAAAGGTGTCCGCGCAATATTTACCGATTCCTATCGCATCTGCCTCATCATCAGAAACGGTAATATCAAACCAATTCTTAACTAAAAGCTGCATCGACCGTTTTTTATCCGCACGACTTTTTCCTTTTACCCCGCAATAATTGCGCCAGGTATTTGTAGCACAGATCTTATAAGGGATTTTTTGTTCATAAAGAGTATCTAATAAAACTCCCTGAAGTCGCGCGAGAGTTTGAAAGGTTGTAATTCCCATACTAACATTTTGTTGATATTGGATGCCTTCAATCCCCACTAAGTCAGGCTTTAAATTCTCAATCATTGAGATAAGCCAAGTCTTTACTGCGTGAAGGCGCGCGACCTCATTATCTGCATGAGCCTCAAAAACCCCATATCTTATAAGCCGGGCGTTATCTAAAATTGCGTATCCAGTTCGATGCGTTGATTGGTCAAGGGCGATCACGCGTGAGATGCCTTTCTTTTTTTCAATTATAATTGGTTTATTTTCTTTTAAAGAATTTTGTTTGCAAATAGGACATTCGCGCCGTTTTCGCATTTTTTCCCAAGTGGTGAATACTGCGTGTCCTTCTGGACACTTAAATTCCATTTCGGTTGATAAGTTTTTGTATTCAGTAGAAATAACTTCCCAATTATCGGGTTTTAACTCTTCCTTTATTAAACTTATATTTATTCGTGACATTTAGACTAGACCAGTAGAACCGAATCCCCCATTTCTATCTTCACCAATATCTTTTACGCTATCAACCCGATAAAAAGCAACCTTAGGGACTTCCGCGAGAACTAGCTGCGCGAACTTTTCGCCCTTACCAATATGCATATCACTTCCATACTCAATTGAAGTAATATTCATATACTTAATTGTTCCGTCTTCATTAAATACTGGCTCAGCAGTAACATTTTTAATGGGGGGCTCAATATTATCAATTATAACACGAATCTCGTCACGGTAGCCCTGATCTATGGTTCCAGGGCTATTACCGACTCTCATCTTAGACCCAAGAGTTCGTCCACTTTTGGGGCGGACTTGAAGCTCATAACCTACTGGAAGGGCGATCTTTACACCAGTATGAACTAATTTAGTTTCGCCAGGATGGATAGTAATATCTTCAATAGCATACAAATCCATACCGCTATCAGTTGTGTGGGCATATTGAGGGATCTTTGCATTTTCATCGCAAAGTTCAATAGCTACACCTACCATACGCTTAGAAATGCCTTCTGTATCATTAAGAGCGTTAATGATACTTACCATCATCTCTTTTAGAAAGTCTCTCTTTTGTACGGATAGGGCCGCATCGTCTATAGAAGCTTCAATTTCTTCAAAAAGACCAGTTATATCCTCTGCCTTCATACCATGGGCATTTATCGCTTGCACTAAAGCAATTTTATCATTAGGATTATTAAGAGACTGTTGAAAGGACTGCATAATGCCTGGCGCGAGAATCATAAATTGGTCTTCCGGCAAACTTAATAAACTAATAATGCTATCAAGCATTTCGCCGTTTTCTTCTGATTCTACGATTCCTTGAAGCGAAGCTTTTAAGTTTTCAATTTGCTCTTTAGTTATATTTGCCATTAATCTAAATCCTCCCAAAATCCGCCAAAAGTTTGAGTTATCTCAACAAGAAATTTTGTATCAATAATTTCTCCCTTTGACTTTTTATCTTTTCGGGTATAACTTGCCTTTTTAATTATATACCCTTTCTCCTTTGCCTGCGCGCGATAGTTTTCAATCATATCTTTCGCTGCCACTTCTGAGTCTGCTCGATATTTTAAGGTTGTTTCTATTAGCATGTAATATCTCCTGTATTAATGGTATTTCTATCTGTATCTATAATAATTCTACCAATACTATTATCATCTGTGCAATATACGCCCCAATTAATCTTAGGGCTAGTATTTGTATTATAATATATAGGCTGATATGGCTGGACAATATAAGGAACATACCAAGGATTTGCGGCGCTCAGCCCATCAGCCCTACCTTCATCATATACATCATTCAATAATTTTTCCAGTTCTTCTTTAGTAAAAGTAATATCCCCTTCTTCGTTTGGGTAAAAATACTTTACTTTCATTTTAAGTACTCCTCTTTTATAAAATTTCCGCCCCAATCAGAATAAAAAATTTTTTTTATGCCAAGGTCTTTTATTAATTGCATACAAGCCTTACAGGGCTTTGCACAACTTATAGTACCATCTTTATGCTCTCGATAAATGTAAATTGATGTATGCGCCCAATCTATATCTTTTCGATTAAGTAACGGCGCTAAGGCGGCGATTTCCGCATGGACCTTATGGATGCACGCGCAATCATCTGTAATACCTCGATAGACATTATACCTGTATTGGGTTGTAGAGGTTTTGTTTGAGTTATGGCCAGTTGATATAACTCTATTCCCCTCTACAACCACAGCACCTATCTTTGCCTTTTTAAAATCGCTTAGTAAGCTTACCTCACGCGCAATATTAAAAAATCTTTTTTGCCGATTAGTCATTTTCTTCTACCTTTCTTACTATATTATATCAAAAAATAGAAGAAAACTCAAATTTTTAATCTTCGGCTTCAGAGGCATAAAGAATTCGTTTAATACCTTTAAATTTTTCAAGATCTTTATCTAGCTCTTCTGTAACACTTCCGAATTTATCAATTATAAAGATGCAATCTGCAACGGTCATCATTTGATAATGAAGGTTTTTTAAAGTTTTTGTTAGCATTTCATCACTATTAAATGGAAGCATTATAGTGATTATCCCATCTTTAGAAAATTTTTCATGCCAGTAGAGGAAGTCTTTTTTATATCTTCTATCACCACAAAGATAAATAACACTTGGTTCAGATTTATATAAGCCGCAATTACACTCTCCTATATAACCTGCTTCAATTTTATCTTTGAAATCTTGACACATACATTTATTTTCTGGCTTTTTAAGTAACGCGCAAGGACAATATCCTTCATTTTCTTCAAGCTTTTCCCGTATATATTTAACGACTTCTTCATCTTTGTTTTTAACTATTTTCATAAGTACTCCTTTGCATATTGGTTATTACTCGCCAAATTAACTCCTAAAATTTCATCAAAATGAGGCTCTTGATATGGCCTAAACCGTCCAAATTTAACTATAATATTCCCACTATTCTTTATGTTGTTCCAATAAGATTTTTGAATATTTGTATCTTGTACTTTTCCGAACTTTCCAGTTTCTAGTTCTTCTTCTGTATATCCAGTGTATATAATAATAGGATCTTTTATATAAAATTGGCGCCTCGCGCAATCAATAAAGGGAAGTAAGTCGAATTCACTATCAAAAGGTTCAAGACCGCCTAATACAATAGCCTTGGTGATCCTATTTTTAATATATCGCTCTAATAAATCCTCTTTTTTAACTTCAATGTCTGGTTCTCTTGTCAAGTGGTTATTCTGACAAAAGAAAGCTCCGTTTTCTTTGTCGCATTTAAAGCTACAATTTGGGAAGGCAATATACAATGCAGGAAGCTTATAATCCTCAAAACATTCATCAATTATACCTTTTATTTTCATATTCTTCCTTTGCTTCTAAATACCCTCTTATATGACAATCGCTTCCATATTTCTGAATATTTTTCCAAACATTAGGGAATAAAGCGACCATTACCATCTCAAAACTAACCTCAAAATCATCATGGTATTCATCAAGTTTATGTGTAAGTTTTCTTAAAATTCCAAGAGGAACCGTAATTTTAGGACTTTTCAACATCTATCCACTCCCTTAATTTATATTCTTCTTTCCTCGCGGACGACCAAGTTTTTATTGGGGTATAGAACCCTACGATCCTTGAATATTCTGTTTCTACACCTTCGCCACAGACTGGGCATTTTGTCCCAAAAAAGGCGTGATTATGTTTGCAAGCTTGTATTTTTGTGTTAAAAGCAAAGTATGTAAGCCCTTGATCTGCTATGTAGTTCACCATATTCCAAGCTTGTTCAAAATTGGTAAAAGGAGCTTCAATATTTATGTGTGCAATAGAACCCCCATTGCAATATGAGTCAAATAAACTGGCTATTCTAATACGCTCTTGAATTGTAGTTTTAATTCCAAGGGGGATAAATTGATTTCCATAAAGAGGCAAATCTATAACGGCTTCTTCTGGGTATAGCATCATATCCGCTTTTTGCATTTTCGCTGCTGCCTGCTCCCCCGGAATCTGTTCTATTGACACTTTGTAATTTTTATCTAAAATAAATTGTTCTTTCTCTCGTGTAATTACATCAAAAATTTTTTTGCCAAATTTGTTGGCCTTTTCTGTATAATAAGTGTTATTAAATTCATCTGTTTCAGTATATCCAAAGTATTTCATTGTTTCATACACACCAATAATTCCAATTGTATTATATTGTGTATTGATATCAATTAAACCATCACAGTAATTAGGAAGTAAACCTTTTTCATGATTCCGTTGAATTATATGACGAATTACATCCAATACCTTGAGATCTAAATCAACCACATGTCGCAATTTAACTAGATAGTCCTGCTCTGATTTAGATTCATAAGCAATTCGCGCGAGATTAATTGTGGATACTTTGACTGAGCCTACTCGTAATGCTGTGCCACCAATGCTACTAAAAAATCCTAAATCTTCGATATTAGATTTTAATCTACAACAATTTGAAAGAGAGGTGACACTATCGCTTGTAAATAAATTAGAATCCGACCACTTCATGTTGTGCTTAATGGCCCATCGTGCAAATTCTTCATCTTCGAATTTATGGTTTTTATATATCATTGAAATAGAGCTTACTGGAAAGGTAAACATATTTTTAGAACGAATGTCGCTCATTACTTCAAGAAAAAGCTTTTGAAATTCCATAATCCCTTCAATCTCATCAATCATAAAGGCGCCATCTGGGAATTCTGCACCACCAAATAAGGCCTCAAGATAAGGGCGATCAAAAAAATTTACATTTGTGAAGGCCGATTGAATTGAATCTCTTACCGCTGGCTGGTTAACGGCATAAATAAACCTTTGAACATTTTGCTTAGCGTATATTTCTGGAGAACCGGTATAATAATTATTTTTTATATCTCTATCCCAAAAATAATACATATAAGGAACTAGATCGGGCAAACCGCACGCACCAGAAGTCAAATTTGAGTTATAACTTACAAATTCTTTTACAAAATCAATAAAAGTGGTTAAATGCTTGGCTGGTTCGTAATTAAAACTTTTAAGGAAAAAAAGCCCTTCTTCAGCCAGGCGCTTGAGGGTATATGCATAGCAATAAGGTTTAAATGTTGCTGTATCTGCATCATGGAGATATAGGGCACGGTTCCACTCTAACTCAAGCCATTCGTTTGCGACTTTGAACCCATATTTTTTATTAAGCTCATAATAAATTTTATTATAGGCCAAAAGTTTTCTATGTGATTTAGGCATCTCGTTCATAAGAGTACGCATATCCTTGTTCCCAACGTTGGCGTTTCCATCTACCGAGACATCGGCTACAGTTTCTGAATCTATAAAATTATTTATAAAGTCAGTAAAACTAAGCTGTTCATCCGCAAACCCGTTTAATCGTGCAAACTCTTCACCATACTCACCGAGCATTTTATTAAATTGGGTTGTAAAATTTTTATTTAATCTTATATTTATATTCAACTTAACTTATTTCCTCCCGCTCGTTAATCCATTTGATCGCTTCTGCGAAGTCATAAAGTTTACCATCAACCTGTAATACAGGAACTTCTTTAATATCTCGACAAATCATATCCTCGATATTATTATTTTCAGTATATTTAATTCCTTTTTGCTGAAGTTTCTTTTCTAAAACTGTACAGCGTGGACAATGGGTTGTATATAATATAATTTCCATCACTTTAACTCCGCGGCGGCATCACAATAAATACAATAACCAGTTTCGTCATATTCGTGAGGGCAAATAGAACGAAGATGACGATTATCATTTAAAGCTTTCTGTACCTTTTGGTTTAAAGTAAAAATGGTTGGATTTGCTTCTTCAATTATCTTATTGTTTTCTATAATTTTTTCTCTAATTTCATTCCCACTCATTTATAAATTCTCCTTCTTTATATATTACTGAATCCCACTCATAGAATTTTTTAAACAAGTCATAATTATTTTCGCGTATAAATTGAAAGATATCTCTCATTTGTTCCACGGTAATCCTCACTGTCAAGAAGGCCCAACTCCTATATTGAAGTTTTTCTTTATTCTTACAAAAATTATAGAGGTTCTGGCGCCGTGGAAGGAAATTTTCCTGCCATTGAAAGCTTAACCAACAATTTAACAAATCTATGAGTAATTTTAATTCTTTAGTTTTCAAAATTTCTTCGTCATATTTAAGTAAAATTTTTATTCCTGCCTTCCGTAGAAATAAAGTCTGGATAAAAATTTTTGGTAGACGATTTATGAAAAAATCATTCTCTGATGTACAGTCATGGGTAATATTATAATATACTTGGCGCGCCATGCGCTTATTTTCTTCACAAAGATTATATAGTATTTCATCACTCATAAGTCCACAATACTCTAAAAAGAATGCGCCAGGTATTGTAACTATTTTTAACCAATTTTGAAGTTCTTCAGAAGAATAAATTTTTATTGGATATTTATTTCCTACAGGGTAAGGATTTATACCCTCCTTAGTTGCAAATATGCGTTGATCTTGAAGCTCCTTTATTAGGTCATAGGGTTTTAATGGCGCGAGGTTATAATCATGAAGAATTATACCGGTTGGTTTAGTTAAAAAATTGCGCTTTAGTTTTTCTAGTGATAAAAGATTTTGTGAATCTGGCGCTAGACGAAGGTGCGCGCAATTTAAGATTCGTTTTATCTGAGTAAGTTCTGCAGGCTTCTTCCCAAAATTAGATATATATCTGTCATAGATATGCATATCTGGTATAGTTGCTTCAATTTTAGGGTCTAAAGGTTTATATTGCGTTGGATTAAAGGCCCTGCCGCCGTATTCACAATTTGGGTAGAAGAACTCTCTTGGAAATATACCATCATTATACTCTTTACGAATTATAAATTTTGTATAGCGCGCCGGCTCCAAAGCAGGAGCCAGCAGCGTTATATCATTTCTTTTTCGATAGTAAGCAACAAGCTTGGCGCACTCAAGATTTGGAATTACATTTTCATAATTAAAATAATCGTAATCATAGATCGCAACTGTGGCCACTCTTATTCCTCCATATCATTTCTATTATCTATATAATACCAATGATATTGTTTATAGACTCCACTTCCCTTCAATGCCCTATGTATTCCACATATTGCTGTGTTCTCTGTTAGACCCAATTCTTTACTGAGAACAATACCTGCTTCTTTAACTGAATCATATTCTATTCTTTCATCGTTTTTAACTCGTTCTATTTTTTTATTAGAAGTTAATCGTTTTCTAAAATCAGAAGTGTGAATATTATTCATATACATGTAAGATTCTATTGTGCTTTTAGTAGTATTTAGTTCTTTTGCTATTTCTTTTGTCTTCAATCCTTTTTTTAACAATGGAATGACTTGAGTCGTATCCCACCCGCCATATTTTTTATTAATTGGATATTGAATATCCATTATTCGCCATGAGCGTCCATAATTTATGCTAAAAATATGGCTTGCGCTAAGACCATATTTTAAACCTATTTCTTCATATGTAAGATTAGCATTTTTTAAATCGTCATAAATCTCATAAACATAGTCTGGAACATGTACATAATATCCTTCTTCTGCTGGTATCCTTATATTATAACCATTCGGTTGGAAAGTGTTTAAATTATACATATAATATGCTTCTCGTTCATTTAGATCGTTAACACTACATTCTTCAATAATTTCAAATTTAAAATTTTCAATTCCGTACTTGCGAATAGCGCTATATAATGGTAGTTTATTCCCATTATTTGCTTCTGAGCGATGCTTACTCCATCGTTTTTCTATAAAACGACTTTGACCCACATACATCTTACCGTTAACTAAGTTTGTAATTTTATAAATACCGCATTTATCCATTGGTCATCCTCCTTATATTTATAAGTAGGAAATCAGAATTAATTTTATACTTTTTTGCTTAAAAGTATATTATTTTAAATTTTCCCTTGAATAAAAACTAATATTATTATTTTCATCTATATTAATTTTTTCTACATGATGATATGGAGTATTTTTATAAGTTTTTGCTCTAAAACTTTCTTCTTCTCGAATACCAGTAACTATAATTTTATTACCGCGTTCAAACATACTCTTTTCTATAACATGCTTTTTACCATCCGCACCTTGTTCTGAAAGCTGGCGATCATAAGCCTGAAATACTCCGTAAATTTTTACTGTTACAACTCCATCCTCAGTTAAAAGCGAAACTGTCTTTTTTGCTTTATCTCGATCTAACACTGTGCCTACAATGCGCGAAAGCTTATAAATCGGTATCATTTTCCCTTTTATCGGAATAAACCTATCAATCGTAGGCTCCGGCGCCAAGTCAGCAAATCTATCAAGTCCATATTTTTCATAGTCTATGCCCATAAGTTCATGAGGATGGATGTAGCAAGATATTGAGTCCATTTCCCATTTACTTATAGTTCCAAGACAATATTTATACCACACATCATGTGTAAGTCGATTATTTACTGCATCTAAGAGCTCTTTATTATTTTTTTGTACGAATGGACGAATTGCATCCATGTACTTTTGATAAATTTTATCCCAAACTACTTGCTTGACCTTAAAGGTTTCTTCATGAGGCTCAAGTAAATCTATATCAAAGTTCTTTTCCCAGAACGGGAAAGAATTTTCATCAAGTAAATACCACTTATCATACTTAGACTTCTTCAAATATTTATTAAAATTATATACCTTGCGCTCCATATCATATTCATCTGGTATAAGCCCAAAATCAATCAACATCTTCATGTTTTGAAGAGTGATACGCTTTTTAGTATCGCTTATCATATTTACATATTGATGCATTATATCAATTCGATTACCAAAAGCATCGAAAGCTCCGGACTTTATAAGATTAATCATTTGAGGTTTGTTTACTTTTACCTTTGAAAGAAAATCCTCAATCCCATTATATGGGCGATTTAAAATAATCGTTTTAACTAAATCTTCTCCAATTCGGGTTATGCCTGAAAGACCATATCGAATTGAATTACTTTCTATATCTGGAGAGAAAGTATAGGTTGAATGGTTAATGTCTGGCGGAGAAATTGAGACTCCTTCAGAAGTTATTTTTCCAATAGCGGTTGCGATTTTTCCATAGTTTGTAACCTTCGTCTTTTTCTTTTTCTTCCCGTCTTTAGTTTTTATGACCTCTGCGGGATACCCGTCACAATCCTCGTCCTCTTCATATGAATCTTCTGCCTCGTCTTCTTCTTCATTAAACTCTTCCATTTCATTTGAATATACTTCTTCAGCTTTAAATTCTTCTTCTGCTTCTTCATCTATTTCATTTACTTCGTTACCGCCTGCATCACTAATTAGACAAGCACAATTCCAAAACATTATAGGATACTTATAGGCAAGATTCATCTCTTGAAGGGCGATGAGACTATAAGCAAGAGTATGCGCTCTACAAAAACTATCAAGTTATTCCATTATTTCTAATGGCTTAGACTATATTTTAACTCATATCTTTCGATATGCCAATATCCGTTTCGAATGTCGTATCAATAGACACTCTACTCTTGGCTTGACCCAAGATAGTCGTTACAGGCTTCTTAATGGATAAATTAAATTTGAATTATAGTGCGTTTCGCCTTTGTTAATACGACGAATGGTTATTTCAGATACACCAGTCTGTGCAATTATTTCTTGATTGCTGCTTCCATCTAACAACATTTGTTGTATTTTTTCTGCACGCTGAATTGCACTATTTTTATTTCTTAACGGATAAATTTCTTGTTCACTATGATGGAGTGCACCACTATTGATCTTTTTTATCGTTGAGTACGCCATTCCAGTTTGCTTCGCCAATTCAGTCATAGGAATTGAAGTATTTTTTAATTGGTCTTTAATCAAAGTAATTTCATCTTCATCTTTGTAATATTTATATAATGGATAAGAATCTTTATTATTATAGTAATAAGTACCTTGATTGATGGCGCTAATATGTGAAATACTAATTCCATATTTTTTTGAAATTTCAGTATATGACGCTCCACTCTTAATAAGTGTTTTTATTTCATCTATGTTTTGATTATAAATTCCAGTTTGAGGGGGTTGACAACCGCCTAAGGTCAGGTTATATCCATTTTCTTGAACATAAGAATGTAATTCTTTAATCCAAAATTGCTCTGCGCTATCTACCTGTTCTTCGGTCGCTTCTTCCAATATTGAGAAGATGAAATTTTCTTCTCCATACTGTCTTAATTTTTGATGAAATAAATACTCATAATCTTTACTGTTTTTATTGAACGCTGCTGAGTGATGTTCTCTTTTTCTGCGCTCAATATTATTGGTTTGACCAACATACTTTTTCCCATTAAGTTTATTGGTGTAACAATAAATATAATTCATAATTTAATCTCCCTTAAGATTCCCACGGAATCGTCTTTCTTATCTATTTATAAGTGAAGATTTTTCCGTTAGCCTCTAAAAATTTGAGACCCTGATGATAATCAGAAAGGATATTTGATAGGGCAAGTTTTCGTTTACCCTCTTTGGACGCGAAGTAATACATCCCATACATAATGTACTAAACGCATATCGCAATCTTTTTCTTTTGCGTTTTCAAAATACTTTGTTTCACATTCTTCAAAAAGCTTACCCTGCTTCTTTGCGATAGCTTTTCGGCACTTATCTGCAAAAGATAGATCGTTTCCACCAAGCCGCTCATCCTGTAGTAATGACATAAGTCCCTCTTGAGACTCACATACTCCATCTGTAATTGCGCTATTATTCTTTAACCATTCTATCTGTTCTGATGAAAGACCATAGTCTTCCATTTCTTTAATCCAATCATTTATATTATGACGATAACGCGCCCACATATCAAGTGGTTGCTCTGCGCCTTTTTCTGGTGCCATCAATCTAATTACAGAATTAAGAACTGCGAGTTCGTCGACGGAAGTTGGCTTGGCAAGTGCAATTCCCTGAATACCAGACTGCTTTTCCATCTGAAATAGGGAACCAATTTTATGGTTTAAAACCATATCCCACATCTTAGGGTCATCGCGCTCAAGATTATAAATTCCTACAATTGATTCATAAGTCTCACGCAACGTGGACTTTCTTTCTGCGTACCCATAATCGCATAAAAGATCAATACAATTATGAATTTTATCCATAGCTTCAACAGACAACAAATCTATTTTAATAAGACTTACATCTTCACAATCATGAAGCTCAAATTGCGTACATATTGTTCCATCGGGTGCGCGCATTAGACCAGTTGAGTTCGTAAAGGGCTCATCTACAAATATAACTCCTCCAGCATGTAATCCACTTCCGCAAATCAATCCCTCAATATTATGCGCTACATTCCAAAGTTCGGGATAATTTTGTGTCATTTCAATTACAAACTGCTTAATTGGCGCCCATTCCTTTTCCTCATCTCCATACATACATTGATCAAGGCTACGAAGCTGGCCTCGATCGGCTGGAATAAGTGAGGCTACATATTGTGCTATATCTACATCAATTCCAAGACCTCGTGCGGCAGTCAAAATTGCAGATTTAGACTTTTCTGTGCGGAATGTTGCTACATTCGCAACCCTATCTTCTCCATATACATCGCGCAAATGACGCAATACTTGCGCGCGCTTTCCACCTTCTATATCCGTATCAATATCCAATACGGACTCACGCTTTGGATTCAAGAACCTCCATGGGAAAGTCTTTGTGGTTTCGCGCAATGTATTCATCTGGATTATATCCAAACAATATAGAAGCAGGAAGCCGCCACCCGAACCACGTGAAGGACCTACAATTGTGCCTGCGTTCCAACATTCGTCTATATTGCGCTGAAGATTTAAGAAGTAAGCTGACCACCTTGCTTTATTAACTTCTGATGATTCCCAAGTACGCTGAAGATTATCTTCAAGTTCCGCAAATGCTTTATCGTTTTGAAGGTCTTTGTGCTTATCAACACCATCGAGAATTGCATCAACCAAATATTTATCAGATTTATATTCAGATCGTGCAAACTTTTTTAAGGTTGGCATCTTTTCAAATGCTTTATCATAATCACGCAATACTTCTTTAGTTGAACGCCATTTCAATTCCGGAATCTTTAATGGCTTCATAATACTATAATCTTCGCACATATCTGCAATAGATTTTATATTGCTATATGCTCGATCTAGTTCTTCGCGCGAAAGGTATGGAAAGAAAGATTCAAGTTCTTCTGTTCCCATCATATAAGTGGTCGCATAAAAGTCATCAACTTCTCGATCACCATTCTGCGCATTAAGATAAGCCTTATGAATAATTCTATCTTCCCTTTTAAGATAATGACTATCTGTTGTAATTATATAAGGTATATTAAACTTTTGACTAAAATCTAAAAGTTTCTTGTTAACTTTTATCTGATCTTTATCTTTGTTGGGCTGAAGTTCAAAAAAGAAGTTCCCATGACCAAATAACTCGTCCATCTGCTGAATCCAAATTTCAAGCTTAGATTCATCAGTTCCACGAAGAATCTGTGTAGGGAGCGCACCACCTAAACAAGCCGTACTTCCAATTACATGACCGGGATTCGCGCCAATTATATCAAATAAATCTTGATAGTATGTCGGAACTCGGCGCATGCCGCGTGCCATATATGATCTGTTCCATGCGCGAGTTGAAAGTTCCATCAATTGATGAGAACCCTCAAGATCGCGTGCGAGAAGTATAAAGTGATAGTATCGATCTATCTCTCGATTATAGTTACTTGCATTAAGACCATTCCTGCAAAGATAAATTTCGTTTCCACGAATTGTCTTTATGTTTGGGTATCTCTTTGCTTCCTTTTCTATCTTAACCCAAGAGGACAAACTTTCATGATCAGTGAACGCCAAAACGGTATGCCCCAGTTCTGAAGCATACCTAAAAGCATCCGGGATTTTAATTATGCAATCACGAAGACGAATATTTGAATATTCTGTATGCCCGTGGAGGCTGCCCGGATAGGAACTATTTTCCATTTAACTCTCCTTTCATTCTTTATATAAATATTATAACATAATTTAGAACAAAAATCAAATTAAGTAAATAAGGCTAATGAATCGCAATCCTCATCAAAAAATACACCCAATTCTTTTAGAACTTCCATATCTTCTTCTGAGACTAATTCATAATCTATATTGAACCATATTATATCATGTTCTGCCTCAATAGGCCACTGTTTTTGATAATCTTCCATATATTTATTTAAAATTTGTAATATTTTAGATAATCTATCCATTATTTTTATTTTATTATTTCTAACCCATACGGAGAAATATAACACATCTCTGGTAAATAATCAGCATACTTTACTGTATTTTTTTGATAATAAATTTTAAATTCTTCCGCTTCTTTAAGACAATACCAATGATATTTAACTGCTTTATATCTCTCTTCAAAGCGATATTCCTGTCCGGGTTTAATTTTTATATTTTCCCTAGCCATTAAATTAGGAGGAATCTCTATATACGCACCGTAATCTCCAATAACAATACGGCTATAGCCATGGCTTACAAGGAAATTTTTATAATATATCTTACAATTTAAATCTCCATTGACATTTAAATAAGAAGGAAGATCGGCTAAGTATTGCGCTTTTTGTACTTCTGATAAATCTTTAGGTAATTTTTTATAATTATATTTTTTAACTAATTCTTCTATTGTCATTTAAAACTCCAAAATCGAATCCTTTTTAATCTCATAATTCTCGATGAAAATTTGAGGTGTTACTTGTCCCATCCAGGTATTTAAATTTGCCTTACCTACAATTTCCATTTTAATTTCGTCACCGGCGCCATCTAATTCTTCAATCATATCTTTTGCAAAGAATTTCATATATGCAATTCCATTTTTAACTATTTTAATTGTATCTTTATTCTTTCCCATTCTTTGTATATCAGACTTAGAAAAATGAAGGTCTTTTATATAAATTAATGGTTCTGAATTTTGTTGACTCCAAATACTCTTATAATTACTTATATCTATAATTAAGGCTTCAAGGTCTTCCTTCATGGCCTGGCGTTCAAAATCAACCTCATAATAGTCATCACCAAAATTATACCGTGCGAGGTCTTTATTCGCGCGCCTATGAAGCTCGCTTAAATTTTTATTACAGATTGATATTCCTGCTGCATTATCATGGCCCTGAACATATTCACATAGGCCGGTAGAATCAAGATAGCCCTTAAAAGATGAAAGTTCTGAATTTGAAAGGCCGCGAATTGAGCCTCTTACAAATCCTTCGTCATTAAGTCTTGCAACAATAGTTGGGCGCTTATACTCTTGAGATAGCTGAGTCGCCACAAGCCCATTAAGTTCGCTTGGAAACTTATCATTTTCATCAAGTCTTACAAAAAGAATTTTATTCTCTAAAAGATCATACTTAAAAATTTTTTGTTCAAGGCGCGCGACTGCTTCATCCTTAAATTTGTTTTGATGAGTTCGTGCATTTACACATTCTCTCGTGGACTCAACTGCAACTTCTTCAAGCGTACCTTTTGCACCACGCTTTTGCGAAGGAACCATCTTATGCCCATCTATAAATGCCAAGAACATTCGTTCCTTTTCCTCTTGAGTGCCGACTCGCACCATTGCATTTACGAGGGGTACAATATAAAAAGCTACAGATGTAGGATTCAATGCATTTATAATGTCCTGATCTGTGGTGCCCATCTTTCCAGTTATAGAATAGGCTTGCTTGCGCGCGAGCGTAAGGAAAAAGTAGTTTTGAATACGAGAAAATCCTTTCTTCCAGAAATATTGGTTTTCAATTTCAAGACCGCTCATCATATCACCGCAGATGCCGAGCGCCGCAAGGTCAATGTAGTCATCTGCCCAATGAGGCCTATCCCAAAAATAATAATCCATTGCACGACAGAACTGATATGCCATTCCCGCGCCAGATAAGTCTTTATTACGATATTTCAGCGAAAGCTGGTTGTTAATTACTACCATATTTGATGCAAAATTAGTATCTTCTACTAAGTGGTGGTCAATAACAAGAACAGGGCAATTTAACTGCTCTGCATATTGAGAATCGTTGCTACCTGCATCTGGAATTATTACAAGATTAAAGTTTTCATCACGAATTTCTTCCCAGTGCTCCTCAAGACCATGGGCTTTTCCGCTATGAATATAGTATTTGATTTCGATATATGGCGTAAGACGCTTTAAATATTGATATATGATTGCCGCGCTTGAAAACCCATCTATATCGCAATCTACAACAAGACCAACTCGCGCGCCAGTTGCCAAATGGATCAAATCTAATCCTTTCTCTATATTTTCTAGATCGCGCCAATCCTGCAAACAAGATTCATCTGGGTTTAAAAACTTATTTATATCTTGTATACCTCGCGCGCGAAGTAAATTTCTTACATAATCTTGATTGTAATTTTCACCTATAAGTTTTACTTTCATTGTTTCACCATATATTTCTTTATCATCACAACTTCATAATCAGGCTTTGAAATCGTACCTATATCAAGAGTATCATTTAGCCGCCGAAGCTCTTTTGTAGTATATCCATCTCTTACATCAGAAGCCAATACCTCAATAAGTTCGTCTATATCTTTTGAGGCTTTATAACTAAATTTGTATGTTTTTTCTATAATCATTTCATTCCACATCCTTATAAAATTCTTTATAATCAAACCATTTATCTTTTATAATATTACCTATTTTTGTAATTGGATCGCAAAATCTATCCATTTCTACTCTTATATATTTTCCCTCTAAATCATTAAAACGACTAACTCCAACTGTATCCATAATTCTCATAATTTCTTCAATTCCTTTAGCGTATCCAACAAATTCATTCGCACCGAGATAACCCTTACCCAAACATCTATTTCCATAATTAACGCCCCAATGATTACCTTCTAATTCCATTCTTAGTACCAAAATACCGTGGTCTTCCATTGATAAATCAACTGATTTAATTAAAGCGTTTTCTATAGTACTCATTTAACTTTTACCCTCTCCTTTAATAATTTTGCAAATATTTCTTCTCCATTATCACTTGGAGAGTCCTTCGATTTACTTAAGCCTTGCCTATCATATATAAAGCTCATTGAACAATAGTTCTTATATTTACTACACATATTCCAAAGCTTTTGGAAATATTTATTCTCGCCTTCTTTTTCTTCATTATCAAAACATACTACAATTTCTCTTGGTGCGCAATATCGCATTAGCAGGTCAATTTGATACTTATTTATGTTACTGCCACAGCAAGCTACGGCGCAATTTCGTCCATCAAAAGACTCTACCTGCATAACGGACTTTTCAGATTCAAAGATAAAACAATTTCTGCTATTCCTTATATTATCTTTATTCCAATTCAATCCATACAAGTTTAAGCTAAGTGGGTGGCTATACCATTTTCCTTCAATTTGAACTGGCATATATTTTCCAAAGGCTTCAATATCTTGTTTATTGAGCGCGCGACCCCTAATTCCAACAAGACCGCCCTCCGCGTTATAATGAGGAATTATAATCTTATTCTGCGAAATCGAGTATCTTATATTATATTTCTCCATTACATCTGGAGTTATATGGTCTTGAATCCATTCAATCGGGTAATAATGAATAAAAGTATCTAACAATCCAGTTGGATATGTTGGGAGTTCTTTGCGTACTTTGCGCGCGGTATAATCAGATTTAATACTTCTATATGTGTCCGGCGCAGTCAAAGCAGAAACAGAGCAATTTAAAATAACTTCATATATATCTGTATACCAGTCATATGATATGTTTCGAGTTTCATAATAATTTCTTAAAAACTTAAATATACTTTGTCCGCCGCATTCTGTATAGCAATAGAATAAATGTGTATCTTTATAATAGTAAAGTTTTTGAGACGCCTCATCTGCATCTTCATTATGACAAATTGTTTTGCATATAAAACAATTACCCTTATCTATCGGCTGCGCGCCCAACTGTTCCAATAATCTAAATATATCTTCATCTCTTAAATTCTCAATTGTTTCTTGATAGTTCATATATCTAAATTATTAATCCTTTCTAATTGAGCAACATAATCTATAACTGCATTATCTTCCCAACTAACCTCATAATTAAATTGGGTTCCCACATTCAAAACTTCCATTCGAGAATTTGTAACAAATAAATCTTTTTTTCTTAAATTTCCAAGATTTACGTCGCTCCAAATTCTAACTTGATTCCACTCGCCACTACGAACCTTATATATATCCATAACCATTGTTGGAGCGAAGGATACGCCGCCTTCTGTTCTTAAAAATTCTAACTCCTCTTTTGTTGGACGAGCCATTATACATCCGATGTCTGCCTTATTTATAATCGCACGTGATCCGGCAATAGAGCTTTCATTTCTTATATTAGAGTTATCATCGCCTTTCGCATTTAATTGGGTCGAACTCATTACGAATATATTAAGTTCAACTGCAAGATCCTTTAATGCGGTGGAGAAAAGGAGTAGGGTCTCATCATTACGAAGCCCAAAACCTTTAAATTCATTTAGTAACGAAGGAGATATGTGTATATAATCATAAAATACATATTCTATATCATGCATCAATACATTTTCTCTTACAATTGTTTTTACCAGTTCAATTGTAGGATTAGGCATTCTTACGATATAAAAATTATCTTGATACTGTTCAAGAACCCATAAAGCTTGGCGAATTATATCTTGTTCTTTTTCTGTAAATCCTCCATATCGAAATTTTGTTTCATTAAAGCCAGTTAAATATGCGAGGATCATCTTTTGGATTTCTTTCGCATTTTGCTCTGTTGCAATAAACAAAACTTTTTCTCCGCTACCTTCCTGAACCCATTTATCTTCTTTTTCGCTATACCTAAATGGAAAGGCAAGATAACAAGCGTCTCCCACTGCTTGGCGAGTTTTCCCCGTCCCGCTCGCTGCAGATCTTAATATAAAAATTCCCTTCCTCGCGCCGGCGCATACTTCGTTAAATATTTCTCCTTGGAGAGGCGCGCCTACATCAATTCTATCTTCCGCCTCTTCAATTATATCTTTAATTCCATTAAATACATTTACTGTTTCAGTAGTATCATTTTGGATAAATTCGCGCTCTATACCTAAAAGTTTTTTCTTTATACCTTCAAGTATATCCTCAATCTCTAAACTTTCAAATCTTTCATTCACTTTTAATGCTTCTGGAGTAATTGCATCTTCTACATACCACTCTTTTACATCAAACCCTTTATCCTTAAAAGATTCTAATAAATTAAACTTTTTAAGTTTTTTATAATAATAAGGAAAATTTTGATAGTCCGAAAGATATTCTGCATCTTGAAGATACTCAATTCCATTTTGCTGCGCGAAGATCAATTTTGCGCTATTATTTGTAGATAAAAAATTCTCTACATCAATGGGCTGAATATGTTCTGCGCCATTCCTATATAAACTATCTATTGCAGTAAATATATATTTATCAAATCGAAGATAGAAATCATTTGGAGTAAGATTATATTTATCTGACTCACTTAGGTACTGCGGATGATGCATCAGGCTTCCAAAAATTTGAAGAACTGTATTCCTATCAACCATTTAGATCCCTCAAATATCATCTAAACTAAATTTAGACTTGTCTTTCTTTTCTTCTTTCTTTCGATTTACAATTTGAATCGGACGATTTTTTCGCTCTTTTATTTGCGCCACAATTGCATCAATTGTACCAGTCTTTCTCATTTCAAGATTCTCCCAATACTGCGCCGACTCCTTATAAATATTGGGAACTATTCCTATGCCACCAAGCGCCTTCTCTTTATCACCATGAGTTACATCATAATAATATCGAAGTGCGAAGTAGATACCTTTTGGAGTCATTTTCTTTTCTGGCTTTATAAAATTTTTCCATTGACTATCTAGCTTTACAAAATCAATAGACATTTTTATATCACGATATAAATAATCAACTACACTTTCATGCCAGAACTCTTCATCACCACTTGTCTTTGCGTCATTGCGCCCGCGCACCCAGTCTTCATAACATTTCCGATGGTAGTATGAGCGCTGGCCAACCAAGACATATTCCTCCTTTTCTGTATCGAAACGAGTTTTACAAATTCTACATTGGATTATATGAGCCAATCATATCACTCCTTTATATTTTCTCTATATAAATTATACTATAATTTTTAAAAAAAGTCAAATTAAAAGAGGGTATTTCTACCCTCTTTTTAATCTATTTAATTAAATCATATCTCGCATTTCTTGAACGCATAAAAATAACAGATCTACCTGATCCTCTGAAAACTCCGACAGCTTCATACGATGCCCCATAATCATCTCAATTTTCTTTAAGATTATAGAGGCATTTTCCTCGTTCTGGCCTACGAGTTTTGTCCAAAGTTCCTGTGCTTCTGCGCGCACATCATTAAAATTAAGCTTTGTTTCAATATTAACGAGTGGCGCGCTTTCTACAACCTTTACGCCATCATTCTTTTCAGCCATATTTATAGCATCTGCAATGGCATTTACAAGTTCATCATATCCAAACTTAATCTTTGGCGCGAGGTATTTAAATCTAGACCCTGCAAATAAAGTGGGAGTTTCACGCGTATAGAGGTATCGAATATAATTTTTATTCTCATCATATTCGCCGCCGATAAAGCCAATTATATCAACGAGTCCATTACAGATTTCTGCAGCACGCTTAGGCATTTCAGGAGAAATAATCTCTGTCTCATTACCTTCCGCATCCTTTTGAATCCGAGTTGCTTCATGCGCGATAAGAACTAGACCATAACCTAGCATAGTAATCTTTCGCAGAGCACCCTCAAATTCTTTCTTTGCTGCAGAATATCCGCCACCCCACGGTATATCAGCTATACGCTGGACACTATTTTGAGAACAAATATATTGTTCGCAATAATCCCAAGCAATTGAAATAGTATCAATTATTATAGTTTCATAAAGCTCCCGCGCCTCTGGCTTTTCGAGCTGACGTAATACCCCTTTAAAATCACTCCACTTAGTTATGTCCGCAGCGCGAACACCACCTATTGCATTATATCCTCGCTCAAAAGCAATAAGAAGCGATTTGGGAAAAGAGCAAGCAGCGGTTGTTTTTCCACTTTTAGGCTTGCCATACAGAAGTACATACTTGCCCCTTAAATCCCTTGAAATTACACTTGGCTGAATATTTAATATATCAATCGCCATTTAGTTTACCTCTTAAAATCCGAGGTCAACCTTACCCTTCGTAGAAGTGGGCGCCGGCGCCTTCTTGGCCTGGTTGTTCTTTCCAGTCTTCATATCATCCAAACGCTGCTTGCGCGCGGCCATACCAGCCTTAATGTCTTCAACATCGAATGCAAAATCACCTTCAAGAGGAGCCTGCGAGCCACCAGTTACAATAAGCTCACTTACATTAACGGTACGGGTCGTGCGCCTAGGCTCACCAAAATCAACCTCTTCAAGAACCTCTTCCGTTCGAGAAGAGAAATTTAAACGGCCGCTTGCCTTATAACAACTACCAGCTTCCCAATAATTCTCAATTGCATCGATAACACCGGGGGATACAGCATAAAGAGTCATAAGGTCTACATTCATTGCACTAGCGCTATCGGGAGTATACTGCGGGACAATTACATTTACAGCGATCTTACGAGGATCAACCTCAACACCATCCGCATCCACAACAGGGTTAAGACTTGAAACCATAAACTCAAGATTAAAACTTGCTTCGGGCTTAAAATCACCAACTACATGAGATACAAAAGAAGCGTTAACACGGGGCTGTGATACGATATTACCCTTTTGCCCATAGAACTCATTCATGCGAATCTGAGCATTAGTAATGCGAATCCTGTCTGCATTGGCCGCGCTACCGGCCGCAGCGATAGATACGAATTCCTTCATAACCTTCTCAATAGATTCATAAGAAGGATTAATCTTACCAGCCCTCGTATACTTACTAGAGAACATATAAACGGGGATTTCAAGCCTTGTCGGAACACCATTAATTTCCTGCTCCACGAGCACCTTAATGTTTCCACCAATGGACTGGACTTCCTCCCCATTCTTCATAAAAGAATTATATTTAAGATCAACTTCTGAAAGAATACCCTCAATCCTTACTCTATTTTCTGCCTGTCTAAAATTCATTTTATTTATTTTTCTCCTTTTATTTTTAATTTTTACTTTTACTTTGAGGGAATAAAAGCCCTTTCGGGCTTAGGGTTTACTCCTCTTCAGAGGGTACAAAATTCATGCCTTCCTCAGTAAGGGTAACAATAGTGATCTTATGACCGTCCTCGGTCTTGCCACCATCCTCAGTAACAGCAAGGCCCTTCTTAACAAGACTGTTAATACGGCCAGTTACAGAGGCAATCTTCTCAAGGCCAAGACCATTCTGAATATCAGAGGTCTTACAGCTGCCGCCGTGGTTCTTAATGAAATCAAAAGCTTCCTGAGTCTTCTCGGTGAGTGTCATAATTTTTTTCTCCTTTTTATCCGCCTTTTATTAGTTATTTTATAGTTTGTTTTTTGAAGTTGGGCGGCCAACCTTGAAAGTCATCTTTAACTTTCTGTAAATATTATATCAAAATTAAATTGAATTCTCAAATTTTAAAGCTGAGTTAATTTTATAATTTTTGAATTTTCAAGAAGTTTTATGGATTTTACTCCTTGAGCGCCTCGAGATAATACTGGAACATCACTCGCGCGTAGTCTAAGCTGGGAAGTTGAAGATACAACAAGTACATCATCGTTGGAAGTTAAAGGTAAGAAATCACAAAAAGAATTTGTAGATTGGATCTTTGAGCCTTTTGTTGCACGACCAGTTAGATTAAACTCAGAAATAGGAGTTTGTTTAATATAACCATCAAGAGAAATAGAAACGATTGAAGTCGTTGAAGCCGAAATTACTTTCGCGCTTACTACTTCATCTCCATCATTAAGTTTTATCCCGCACACTCCGCGTGCGACCCTTCCAATTGCGCGAATATCCTTCGTGGAAATTCGAATGAAACGACTGGCACGAGTTGCAATACCAATCTGTTCTTCATTTACAAACATTATAGAAACGATTTGATCGCCCTTATCTAAGTTTATCGCAGTTGCACCAGTATTGCGCTTTAGGTTATATTCAGACAACTCTGACTTTTTTAGAATTCCATTTTTAGTTATAAAGATTATATGACGCGGATGGTTACTTGTGAGGACCGCCGCGGCGACTATATGCTCGTAAGGAAGTAAACTTAAATTTGAAAGATATTGCTTTTCTCCTATAGAAAAATCTCCAAGTTTGGAATGGTAGAAGTTTCCGTGGGAAGTAAAGAAAAGAATTGTATCAGTATTAGAACCAATAAGGGTATCTATAATATATTCTTCTTTATCGAGTTTAAATTTCGCGCCGGTACCATTGCGCCGCTGAGCATAAAGAGTTGAAGTCTCCGAAACAAATATAGAATCTTTATTTGTAAAAGAGATTGAGAGCTGTTTCTGTTCGATTGGTTCGTTGTTTTCTCCTTCAGAAAGTTGGATAACTTTAGTGCGCCGCTCATCGCCAAATTCATCCGCGACTTTGCGCCAACCACTTATAAGTTCATTATTAAGAAGGGTTTCATCATGAAGAATTTTATTTATTCTCATTCCTTCAACTTCAAGCGAAATTTTTTCGTCTTTTAGTTTTGTTATATCAAGTTTTGAAAGTTTTGAAAGCTTTAAGTCTAAAATTGCTTTTGATTGCGCTTCGTCAATTTGTAATAGTTCGCGCAATCTAAGTGAGGCATCCGCCGTTGAAGTAGAAGATTTAATTGTATGGATTACATCGTCAATTGCGTCATATGCTTTTAAGAGGCCCTCAATTATATGGATGCGCGCGAGTATCTTACGCAAATCAAACTCAAAGCCGCGACGATAAACAATCTTTTCATGATCTATATGAGCCTGAAGCATTTCCTTCCACCCAAATACGCGAGGGTAGCGCCCATTATCAAGCATTGTAAAGTTTATGCCATAATAGGATTGGAGAGAAGTATTTTTATAAAGATATTTAAGAACTTTATCGGGATTTGCTTTCTTTGAAAGATAAATTTTAAGATTTGGTTTTTCACCAGTTAAATCATTAAACCTATCTATTCCGGGATTATCCTCGCCCGTTATAATTTCTTCCAATTCCTTACAAATTGTTTCAGTATAAACCATATAAGGAATTTCAGTAACGATAAAACAGCGCTCTTTAGGCTCCCACTCTACAGTAGATCGTATCTTACAAGCAAATCCATTTCCCTTTCGGTGAGATTCTTTTACTTCATTTTTATTTATTATGGTCGCACCTGTTGCAAAATCAGGCTCACAATAAATCTCATCAAAAGTACAGTTAGGATTTTGAATAAGAGTAATAAGCACGTTATTGAGTTCGCGCAGATTATATTGGGGAATTGAGCTGCTCGCGCCCACGCCAAGGCCAAAATTACCATTTACAAGGTTATAAAAACCCTTTGACGGCAAAACCATCGGATACTGTTCAGTATTATCATAGTTGTCGCGCCATTCATCTATTACATCTTTATCCAAATCAGCAAAAATATATGACGCAAGTTTACTCAGACGGGCTCCCGTATACCTGGGTGCTGCCCAGCTTCCACTTGAGAGAAGGGTACCATATGAACCTTCTACTTCTACAAGCGGGTATCTCATCGCAAACGGCTGTCCCGCGCGCATTATGACGCCTTCGGCACTTGCATCACCGTGTATATACATACGGAAAGCAGAGCCAATCGACTTTAGAGTTTTCTGAAACGGTTTTGAATGGATAAACTTATCCGTATACATACAGTAAAAGATCTGGCGCGCAGACGGCTTAAAGTTATCGCGCACATCAGAAAGGGCACGACTTTGAAGAACCGCGCCACTAAACTGAAGGAAGCTATCTTTAATTATCGGTGTTAAATTTTGTTCCATTTTTATCTCCTTCTTTAAAACAACGCTCGCCTCCATAACAACACCATTCCCAATTATGAGTTTGGGTTTGTACATTAAAAGATTTTTCAAAATATTCACAATTATTAAAGCAATGATCACGCCAATATTTTAATGAATAAGGAAGCATTACTGAGACATATTTATACCTATAATCAGTTTTTGCCCTTTCTTCGATATTAAAATCATAATCTTCTACGCAAAACCACCAACAGCTATATATAGACTGGGGTACGCCATGAATTACTTTAAAACCTAATTCCTTAATTGCCTCTTGAGGGTGTAAAGGATTAGGATTATAATCCAGATCATATCGAATAAATTGCATATCTTCACTCCTTTATCTCCGAAAAATCTATATTATCCCAAATAAAGTTATGCTTTGGCTCGGAATCCTTACCCATTAAATCAAGCAATAAGTTCAAAGATTCTTCATCTGGCATAAGCTTATCCATACGCTGGAATTCTTCTGTAAACATGGAACGACGAGCCTGGTCCGCGGACAAAGCGCCCAATCCCTTCGCGCGAGTTGTGACGCCTTTTACTGTACGCTTATTATATTCTTCATCTGTAAAATAATAATATTCTTTCTTTCCAGACGAAACAATATAAAGCGGCGATCTAAGCCAACATAAGCGTCCCTCTTCTATAAATTGTGGTGCGAACTTATACAAAAGACACATTATAAGAAGCCCGATTGAGTACCCGTCCGCATCTGCATCAACGGTTATGCCAATCTTTCCATAGCGCAACTTAGATGCGTTGTATTTGCCCGGTATGATGTTCATCGCGCTCAAAAGCAATTTAACTTCTTCATTTTCGTAAATCTTCTCATCGGGATTTGAGAAAGCGTTTATTGGCTTACCACGAAGTGCGAGAATTCCATATTTTTTCTCATCGCGCGCCTGCGCCATTGAAGAGGCAGCACTTAATCCCTCAACAAGAAGTAAAGTAGAATCTTCACCTAAAAACTCTGCATCCTTCAACTTATCTGATGCGAAAACTTTCTTCTTCTGATTCTTCTCAATTTCTTTTGTTGCGTTCAAAACTTGCTGACGCGCCTTCTCTGCGGCGGCCTCTGCGCGAGCGACCTTTTTTAGTAATTCTACAATAGTATCGAATTCATCTTTATACTTTAAATTCATTTGTTTTAACGCATTTGAAAAAGCATTTGACGCCATTGTGCGTAAATTTGTATTATTAATTTTTGTTTTTGTTTGATTTGCAAAACTGGGCTGGGCAACAGAGCAATTTATTACATAAAATAAATTTTCTCTTATACTATCGCCATCGAAGTTTTGTTTGGAGAGTGAATTAAATGTACGAGTTATTGCTGTTTTTGCTCCAGTTATAGGACTGCCGCCTTCTGGGCAAAGAAGTCCATTTACGAATACGCGTGACTCCTCTTTTTTACTACCCCATTGAAAAGCAATTTCAAGACGATCAGTTTCATCTTCTACTACTTCGGTTATAATATGCTTATGAAGAGGATTGGGTACATTATCTCGTATATAATCTACTATACCATTTTTTGCACAATAAGTTTTTACTTCTTTAGTCACAGCATTTGTAATTTCAAAAGTTATACCGCTATATAAATAAGATATATTTTTTATGTCATTACAAATTCTTTCATACGAGTATCCAATTTCTCCAGTCTTAAAAACTTCGGGATCAGGTATAAAATGAATAAGCGTACCATTAGGCTCATTAGTGGGCACTTCTTTATATTCTACAAGTTCACCTTTCTTAAAATAAGCAAATCCTAAAGTCCCACTTCTAAAAGAAAAAACTTGGAACTCTTTTGCGCTTAAACATACGCATTTAGCTCCTATACCATTGAGACCCGATGCGTTCTTGTACGCGCCTTCCTCAAATTTTCCGCCTGTGTGGGATTTTGAATAGATTGATACAAGTACATTTTCTCCATCTTCTCTAATTCCAAAAGGAACCCCACGGCCATAATCACGAATTTTTATATCATTTACCTTTTCATCTACTGAAATTTCAATTTTCTTACCGAATCCCGCAATTGCTTCATCAGTAGAATTATTTATAATTTCTTTAAAAGCCTGATATGTTCCTTCAAGGTCATCACTTCCAAGATACATCTGTATGCGCTCGCGCACACCATCGCGAAATGAAAGCGATTTTATATCGTCTATACCATAACTCATTAGTATTTACTTCCTTTTAATATAATTCTTTTATATTCTATATATATTATAATATAAATTTAAGGAAATTTCAAATTTATAGAGTAAATGGCTTTGAAATCTACTTTTATATATGAGATAGATTAAATTAGGAGGAAAAATAAGTGAGTACAAAAGAAGAAGTTATAAATTATGTAATGAATACACCTCATAATACAAACTATGCGGTCTTAAAAAGTTTAGTAGATAATTTACCAGAAGAGTGTGGCGATACATCGTCCGTTCGTGGATTTGTTGCGCTTGAGAAGGATTCCAGCGGTAACATCACTAAGGGTGCTGTTGTCAATTCAGCGTACATTGGTACGTACGGAACCGGAATCAACGGATTAGTTCTTCCTACACTCGAGTTGTCTCACATGACTCAACTAGAATGCGATAACTTGTATGGAATCGCGTTAGGCGGTCTGGCAGGATTGACCGCGCTTACTTCCTTCACTATTCCCGCTAATTGTGTCCAGATCTCGGAGAAGGCGTTCAGCGGAGATACAGCGCTCGCGTCTGTCACATTCCGCGGAACTCCTTCATTCATTTCTAACCTAGCGTTCCAAGGACTTACAGCATTAGCTGATATATATGTCCCATGGGCAAGTGGTGCAGTTGCGGGAGCTCCTTGGGGAGCCACTAACGCTATTATCCATTACGGTGAAGACGCGGGAGTAGAAATCACAGATACTTGGGAACAGATAATTTCAGCGACACAGGACGGCACTTATGCGACAAAGTATCACCTGCATGACTACAAAACGATCGACATGGGTGCTGAAGGTACTATCAGATATGAAATTGTCGGAATTGATAAGGATGTCAAAGAGAATGGTGATGTAGTTCCGCTTTCATTCCTTGCGAAACAGGCCCTTACAACTACACATCGAATGAATCCGGCGTATTCAGCAGGTACTTCGGGTACGGGTTGTTTAGGCGGTTATCCTGCGTCTGAAATGAAAACATACCTCGATACAACCATTAAAGCACTGCTACCTGAAGTTGTGCGAACTAATCTCACTCCCGTTGTGAAACATAGCATCGGATTTACTGCATCCGGTGAAGTATTCACTGAGATGTCGTCTGTGGAAACTATTTGGATACCGTCAACTCGTGAGATATTTGGCATCTACGAATCTACCGGTCCAGTGTATAGCCCGTCAACTCGAATTAGACGCAAACCTAATTTGCTGGATAGTAGTCCAATTTTCTGGCGGTTGCGATCTGGCTTTTTCGACGAGAAGACTGGTGCCAGCGGCTTCGGGATCGTCTTCGGTGACGGTAGCGGCGGCGGCGACGATGCTTCCAATGCTAACGGTGTTGTGCCCGGCTTCTGTTTGGGTTAATCTTTTGATTAATCTCGATGTCCCATCCGAAATGAAGAGAAAAAGTAATAAAATTTTATATAGGAGGAAAATTAAATGGAAGAAAGAGAATTTGAAATAGATGACAATGCTCCAGGCCTCGAAAGTGAGCCTGAAGTGGTGCAGGAAGCGGCAGCGGAAGTAGTTCTTTCATTAGAAGATGCGATAATTACTTATGTGCTTGAAACACCTAATAATGTGAATCCCGCAATTATAAAAGCAATCTTTCAAAAATTTAACCAGTCCAAACAAGAAGAATCAGCTAAGGCGTAAAATAAAATCTAAAAATAAAAGAAAGGTTCAAACCTTTCTTTTTTATTTTAAAAACTATACCTATTCTTTCTACTTTTAGGTGGATAACCCATCCATATAAGTCGTTCTTTTGCTCTTGTCGCGGCTACATAACATACACTTCTCTCTTCATCATCATAATACTTCATCCCAATAACAATTACATTCTTCCACTCTAACCCTTTCGCGCTATGAACAGTTAATAATTTAACTGTATTCTTTTCCATCTTCTCCAATAATTCATCTTTTGAAAGATCTCCTTGTTTAAAAGTTTCAAAAGGAATCCCGTTCTTTTTCAAAACTATAGATATATCCCAAATTTCTTTGTTTGTGCGAGTTAGAATCGCCCAATCTTTATAGAGGTCGGGGCTTTCTCGTAAAATTTCTATAATTTGAGTGGGTGAGTATGAGGTTCGTATAACTTCCCCTTTTTGCGGACTGCGTGAGATTGATGTATCATTAAGACCAGTAGGACTTATAAGCCCTTTAGCAAACATTAGAATATTAGACCCATTTCGATAATTTTCATTCATATCAAAAACTCGCACATCCGATCTCTTCATTATTTCAAGTAAAAGGTCAGGGCGCGCCGCTCTCCATCTATAAATAGATTGGCGCACATCACCGACTATAAAGAAGTGTCGTGGGTTTATCATTTCAAGTAAAAATTTAAATTGGAGCTTATCCGTGTCCTGTGCCTCATCGAGAATTATGTAATCTATACTTTTTATACAGCGTGGATTGTGCGCGACTCTATCAAAAAGTTTATCAAAGTTCTCTTCATCTAAAAGATCTTTTGTATCTATTCCAGAGGATAAGAGAAAATAATTTGCAAGAGCGTGGATTGTACCTACAAATAGCCCATCTTTGTAATCATCTCCGAGTCGTTGACGCAATTCTGTCGCAGCCATTGTCGTGAATGTGATAACTGCCATATCTTTAGGCGATACACCTGCGCGCAATAAACGCCGAGTTTTCTCTGTCATAATAGTCGTTTTGCCCGAAGCCGCGCATGACATCACAACAATTTTATCGTCTGGCGCTCTCAATACCTCTTCTTGTAATTTTGAAAATTCCATTTATCCTCCATTTTTTTCATTAAGCCCAAATTTTTTAGAATCATAAAAATTAATCCAATATTTTTCCCTTTCTCCGAGTTTTTCTTTTGGAACTTCTTCTAAAAGTTCAAAAGTAAAATTCCAAATTTTATCTCTATCCATTACATCGTGAAGAGTAGAACGACTTATTGTACCACAATGATAGCAAGTTTTACAATGTTGTTGAATTCTAGTTTTTACATCAGTAGACTTACCTATATAAACCTCCCCAGTCTTCAAACGGGTTATTTTATATATACCAGATGGAGCGCGTCCGCCAAGAATTCTCTTTATCATTTCATCAACTGGCTTTTTTATATAATTATCATAAATAAGTTTATCAAGAATTTCAATTTTTGAAAATTGGGAACGAATTTCATTTAAGAGTTCTATATCATGACGATATCCATCCGGAATTTGAATTCGATAAAAGTCCTGTTTTTCTTCGATTGCACGAGCGCGCATAATTTCTTGATTCATAGCGTCGCGCTTTTCTTTATATTCATTAATTTCAAGATAAAGATTTCTTAATTTTTCATATTGTTCGTCAATATCTTTTTGATATTGCTTAAAAATTTGGTCGCGCTGATATGTGGCGGCCTCTTGCGCAGATTGCGCCCATTCCTCAATTTCAAATTCAAGTTCACTCTCACGCTTTTGACGCTTCTCTTCAATTAATCTATTTAATTCTTCTTCTCGAATTTTTAAAAGGGAAGAATTAAAATTTTTCTTCTCGGAAAGCTCTTTTTCTACTTTAATTATTTCGTTTTCTTTTTCTTTTATTTTTTCTTCTATAGAGTTTAACTCATTTATTTTATCTTGAATTTCAAAAAGATATTTTTGTTGTGCTTCTTTAAGCCAATCTTCTTGAATTTTTTCTTTTTCTTCTTTTATTTCTTTATTAAGTTTTTTAAATTTTCTTTTTTCAGATATATAGGCAATTAAAGTTATAAGTATTATAATTCCACTTAAAACAAATCCAACTATATAATTAATGTCCTTCATTTATATAAAACTCCTATTTTATTTCTATTTATATTATAATATATTTTTAAATAGATTTCAAATTTTTTAAAGAAAAAGAGAATACCGCTCACTTCTATCTGATGAAGCTCTTGAGGTTAATTAATATTTAAAAATTTGAACTTCTTTTAAATCTATGGTATAATCTATATATAAAATAGAAGGAGTATAGATATGAAGGGTTTTATTCTATTAAATCATAGCTCCATTTATATCCACCAGCAGTTTTTCGTTGTCCTTTACACACTCTTAAAATTGAAGAGCTATTAATATTTGTTTTTCTTTGTGCTTCTGCTGCGCTATTAAAACAATTTATAAAATCTTCATTTAAAGAATATTGATATACTTCTCTTATAATAGATCTTTTAATTGGTTTAAAATTAGGTAGTTCTTTAGCATCTTCATACGCCCAATAATAACCATAGCGACTTCCTTTAGTAGTTATTCCACCATGTATTGTGTCTGAAAGCCCACCTATATGTTCCGCAGCCTCCTTACAAGAATTAAAAATATTTATAATTTCCCCATTTTCACTATATTGAATAATTTTATGTTGTGATTGCGAATTGGCAGTATTAATCATTCTTTCTTTTTTAATTCTTTCGGGATCATATATATTTTGTTCTTTTAAAATATCTATAACGGTACTTACCCAACAATTTAAATTTTTACTAATAGTTTGAGCTGAACATCCATTATTCCATAATTCTATTATTTTATTACGGTTCAAATTTATTCTCCCATCTCCTCCTAATGTCATATTATATCCATTTTTATAAGAATTATAATAATTAATCCAATATATTTCTCTATTACTTAAACTATTATCATCTACTTCTTCGATCATCTCTATACTAAAATTATCCTCTCCATATTTTCTAATTGCTTTATATAAGGCCCATTCTACTCCATTTCTGGCGGCAGATTTATGTTGATCCCAACGATGTGCTATAGAGGTTACTGTTTTCCCTATATATAATTTATTATTAATTAAATTTGTGATTTTATAAATGTAACCCATTCTATCACCTCCTATATTAAAGTGAATTTGTCCAGCTAGTTATACATAAAAATGTTGAAATTTTGAAATTTTATCAAAAAAGTTATATAATATTTATATATAAAAGGAGGCAATATGAAAGGATATATAAATAATATTGATTGGATAAATATAGAACCAATGAAATATTGGTCATTTACGACATCTACCTCACAGCAACAAAGGCATGAAATAGTTAAAAATGCAATTTTTAGCCTAGACTATATTGGTGCACTTAAAGTAGACGGTTATTATCAAAGAATTATTAAAGATGAAGATGGTAATTGTTTCATGATAGCTAGATCACGAAATGTACACGGGGAAGTGGTCAATAAAATTGAATGGGTTCCGCAATTAACAGATTGGTTAAAAGATCTGCCCAATGGCACTTGTTTGTTAAGTGAGTGTTATTTACCAAATAATGAGGGTAGTAATAAAGTTACGAGTATTTTAGGATGTCTAAAAGATAAAGCTATCCTTCGTCAAGAAAAGACTCCATTAAACTTTTATATTTTTGATGTAATGGCATATAGTGGAGAAAATTATCTTTATACAAAATTTAAGGATAGGGTACACATTCTAAAAGAAATAAGTAAAAAATATGGTTCTAGTTATATACAATATGCCGAATATTATCAGGGTGAAGAACTTTGGGAAAATATTCAAACTTATCTATCTGAAGGTAAGGAAGGGGTAGTGATAATGAGAAAGGATGCTATTGTATACCAAAAAAGAACTCCGGCCAAAGTCAGTATAAAAATTAAAAAAGAGCTTCAAGAGACTCTTGATGTAGTTATACTTGATGCGAATCCACCTACACGCTTATATGGAGGAAAAGAGATCCTAACTTGGAAGTATTGGGAAAATATACGAACAGGTGAAAAGTTAGAAGGAGAACTCTATAAAGAATATAGTGATGGTATGTCTATCGAACCAGTTACTAAGGCTTATTGGAATGATTGGGCTGGAAGTTTGGTTATAGGTGCGAAAAAGGATGATAAACTTGTTGTGATTGGCTCATTAAGTGGACTTACAGAAGAAGTCCTTTCTAATTGGAGGGATTATAAGGGAAGAGTGGCTGAGATAACCGGAATGCAAGTTTTTGGAGAAACAAAGGGTATTCGCCATCCGAAATTTAAAAATTGGCGTCCAGATTTGACTGCACGAGACACTGATTGGTACAGGATTTTTGGAGAAAATTAAATATGAGTAAAATGAGTTCTTTTGAACAGAAGATATATAAAATTCTTCGTCAGGAGGACTTATCTTTTGTTCAGGAAAAAACTTTTAGAGATTTAAAAAATGGCTTATATCGCTATGATTTTTATATCCCTTCGCGCAATACATGTCTAGAGATAAATGGGCCTCACCACTACGAATTCAATAAATTTTTTTATAAAAAACGCTCCGATTTCCTAAAAGCAAAGGAGCGCGATCGTCAAAAAATTTCATACTGTCTCGCGCACAACATTGCTTTATACTGTATCCCATATTGGGAGATAGATAACTTATCCTCTTTTAAAGAAATAACTTCTAAAAAATTCCTTGCTCTTTCAAAATTTCATAATGATGAAGTGTGGCGAACACATCAAAAAGATAGATAGCAACCATAAGAAATCTACTTCTATATTGGGAGAAGTCGGATAAGGAGGATTTTCTATGGAAGTTATAAAAAATATAGCTGCTATTATAGGATGTATTCTTTCCGTTATTAGTTTAATCACTTTATGCACAAAGGGCGGACGCAATTTTATTAAGAATATAGTTCTTAAAAATACGAAAGACCTTTATGAACAAAATAGCCAACAAACTCAAGACATAGAAGAAATAAAAACTATTCTTGATAGGCTATTATTAAAAGTAGAAACAGGAGAGGAATTTACAAAACAGCAGTGTAGAAATATACTTAAAGATATTTATTATAAATATCAAAAAGATAAAAAAATTCCTTTATATCAACGAAAAACGGCGGATTTAACTTACGAACTTTACACAAATAAATATAACGGAAATAGCTACGCTTCTTTATTATATAAAGAGATTTGTAAATGGGAAATTGATACGATTTCCTATCAAGATCTTGTTGAAGATTAAAAAAGGCCCAGTAGAAGACGCTCTACTGGGTTTTATTTATATCTCTTTTAAAAATTCTCGTGCGCGCGCGTATAAATCTACAAGACTTCCATTATTTTCAATTATATAGTCATATTTACAATTTTCCACATTTCTATCTGCGTGATTTGTGATTTCGGTTTGATTTTCATCGCGTCGAATAAGTAGAGCCTTCGCATCTAACTCGCGCTTAAATCGCTCTATTTCTTGTGGTTCACGACTATCTATAAAAACTATTATATCTTTTTCTTTTAAATATGATGGTATGTATTCAATTTGAGTAAGTATATGCTGATAAGGAACATCATCCCATTCAGTTAAAAGATCCTTTAAATCAGATAAAAATTTTCGATTTTTACCTGTCTTTGTACCATCCCATCCACATTTATAAGCGATATCTTTTATAAAATCAATCGTGGAAAAAATATAGCAATATTTTGAATCAGGGTATTCCTCTAAAAATACATCTTGCACCATATTTTCAAAGGTCGTTTTCCCTGCGCCCGGCGCGCCGTTAACTATAAATAACTTCATTTCCATCTTCTCCTAATATATATTCATTAAGCCAATCGCAAAAACGCATTTTAAAAAATATAAGGGTATTATTCGTTAGTAAAGAAGGTTTTACAACATTATAAATTGTCCTCCAAAACTCTTCAGTATCTATTAAATCCAATATTACTTTATTCTCTCCCAACTGACTGCATACTGGTTTCACGCTTTCTATGGGAATCTTATAATATATAGCCTCCATCATCTGAGAATAAATATTATTTAAAGTCGCGGCGATAAGTGAGGGAGTTAGATCGCCCTTTAATTTAAGTATGTCCAACAATCCTTGAACTTGAGAATAAACATATTGGCTCCAACTTTTTTCTAAAAAAGATACTCTATCTTCTTTTCTAGTTAAGGAATTTTTATTTTCTCTCCATAAATAAGTATACTCTCGTAGTTTAAACTTATTTTTTGTACAATTTATAGCTACAAGGTTAAAATAAGAATCCTCGTTTAGTCGAAGATTTTTTAAAAATCTTATATTATTATCTTTTAAATATTTCGCTCGATAAATTTTCCCATGCGTCCATGTAACAGGAGTATCTTCAACAGGAAAATTTATAGTAGTGTGTTCATCCTCAGCCATAAAGCTAGAAGATATAACATCAGCATTGTGTAATTTAGCTTCATGGTAAAGGGCATCAATCGCGCGAGGATATAACATATCATCCGCATCTAAAAACATAAAGTAGTCGCACATATCATCAGAGTCTATCCCATACTGCCGTGCGCCACCTGGGCCAAGATTTTCTGGAGTAATTAAATGACGAATCTTTAAACCTCGTCGTCTATATTCTTCTATTAATTTCTTATAATCTTCTCCATCACAATCCTGAACTATTGTAACAATAAACATTTTTTTTGTTTGCGCGACAAGAGAATCTAATGCTCGCGGCAAGGTCTCCCGCGCCTTGTACACAGGAATTATAAGATTAACCATTTAAAACTCCTTTAGCTTTTACGGCCAATTTATCTACATATTCATTCCATTTATCTCCGGAATGTCCTTTTACTTTTTCAAATTTTAAAAGAGAATTTCTAAAAAATGGGATTAATTCGCGCCAGAGCTCTTTATTTGCAACAGGGGTTTTATTAGAAGTCTTCCAGCCATTTCTCTCCCATCTTTCATACCATTTTTCCTTCCAACATCTAATACAATATGCGCTATCGCTATAAATTATATGTTCTCCCCAAATGTTATAAATTGCCTTACATGCATTTATAAGCGCAATTAGTTCGCATTTATTATTAGTAGCCTCGGGCACATAACCGCTCTCTTCTTTAATAATTTTATCTCCTTCAAGAACTATATACGCCCAGCCACCTCGCGCGCCATCATATCCATTATTGGAGGTGGCTCCATCTGTATAGATTACCATCTTATTCTCCTTTATAATACTTTTCATAAATTTCTGAAAAAATGGAAGGAAGGTTATTTAAATTTTCTATATTATTTATAAGTAAATCTACATTTATTCCATCGCCCACTTTTGGTACGCGCTTACAAAACTTTTTATACTTATGCTTCAAATTATAAAACCAATAAGAGAAAAAATCACTTTCAATTTCTATATCAAAATTAAATATATTTCGCATAAGAGCCGAGATAGATAATATAGCTAAGTGGCTTTTATTTTTAAAAGAAAAATTTGAAAGTTTTATAATTTTTCCATCTTTTGATAACACAAATAGATCCTGAATGGTAACATGAACTATCGCATCCATCAAATCTTCTTTGTACACAACATCAACCCCTTTTAAATATCTTTTTTCTTTTTAATTATATACCTTTTTTATTCTAAATTCAAGTTTTCAGAACTATAGAGAGATAAATTATTTATTTTACTTATTTATAGGAGTATAAGGAGGTAGACTATGAAAAAGAAGAAAAAAATTGAATGGTCGAAGTTATTTTGTTCCTTAATTGCCGCCATTTTCGCGGTTTATGGTATTTGGTGTGGAATAGAGTATTATACTCTCTGTAGACTTGCTATTGAAACAAGTTCGGAGATGCCTGAGCCAACACTGGCGGTTGTTAATGTAAGTACCGTTATAGCCTCGCTTTTAAGTTATTTATTATATCAGATGGGATTAAAGAATAGTCGTAATAAATATGGCATTAATAGTGATGGTGTTCCTTTTGAATATGAGAATACCAATAATTTAGAGGATGCAGAGGGTTAAGAATGGATTGGATAAAAATTTTAAATGAAATCTTCACTATATTTATCGTGCCTCTTTTAAGCTTACTTACGGTTTATCTGATTAAGGTTATTCGAGCGAAAGTGGAAAACATTAAGACACGATCAGATAATGAGTTAGCAAATAAGTATATAAGTTTGTTAACAGATACGATTTGTAATTGTGTTATTGCAACAAATCAAACATATGTAGATGCACTTAAAGGAGAAAATATTTTTGATGGGGAAGCTCAAAAAGAAGCTTTTAAGCGTACTTATGAAGCTATTTTAGCTATCTTATCAGATGATGCGCGCGAGTATCTAGAAAGCATTTATGGCGACTTGACTAAATATATTGAGGAATGCATAGAAGCCGAAGTAAATAAAAATAAGATTTGAATTGAGGTGAAATAAATGAAGGTTAAAATTGGTTCCGCGAAACGCGATGAAAATGGAAAGGGCCGCGGCGGTCAAGCAGGCGATCAAGATGGATTCGAGGTCTGCATAGAAGATTGGTATCCTAATAAGAAGGGATGGAATATCATTCGCGCGAAAAGCGAAGATATTAGAGAGAAATTAGCTTATGCAATGCGCCGGGCCTGCGAAAATGATAATATCGGGTATGATAAAGACCAGAGATACACTGCATATAATTGGTGTAAGAAAAAGAATGGTGGAAACTATGATCCCGGTTCTATTACAGAGCCAGTCGAAGTAGACTGTTCCGCGCTTGTAAGGCTCTGTTGCGCCTATGCGGGAATTTTTGTAGGTGATTTTTATACTGGAAATGAGGCTAGCATATTACGTGCAACGGGTGAGTTCGATATTATAACTGATAAAGCAATTACTGATACATCTAAATATCTTATGAAAGGTGATATTTTAGTTACTTGTACAACTGGCCATACAGCAATTGTACTGAATGATGGAGAGATTACAGCTGAGGAACGAAAGGTAATTGGTACGGCATATGCCAAACAAAAGATGAGGATTCGTTCAGAAGCCAATTTAAATAGCCAAGTCGTAGGAGAAATTAAGAAGGGTGAGCAAGTTAAGGTTTTAGAAATTTATCCTGACGGTTGGTATAAAATTATAACTATAGATGGGTACGCTTATACCTCTAATGTAAAAAATAAATATTTCCATTTTGTCGCGCTGAAGCCTAAGAGTTATGTAGCGACGGGAAATTTAAATATAAGGAATGGCGTTTCTACTAAATATGATATTTGTGGAAAGATTAAGAAAGGTACTATTGTAGAGGTTGGCGCGATTGTAAATGGTTGGGCTGTACTTGCCGATGGAAATGGATATAGTAGTATGAAATATTTAAAGGAGGTCATTGGACTTTGAGCGTAGATAAAGTTATTGAATATGTAATGAAGAGCCCTGAGAATACAAATCCTGCGGTTTTAAAAAGTTTGCTTGATGGGATGGATACGAAGCCGTCCGGTGGTCTTGAATCTAATGTGATCAATATCACAGTTGGCAATTTTGACACCGAGGGTGAATTGATACCTATAAGCAGTGGAGATACTGCATTTGTAGCAATGAAAGATGGTGTACCGATTAGTGTTGATAATCCTGCGTTAAGACCAGATCGTGAATATACATATTATGGATTTCAAAGTAAGGCACAAACTCCTAGCGGAATAGAATATATGTTCTCACTTTATATAGAGTGGCCTAATGATAATCTATTTAATGTGTTTATCAACGAAACCCAGATTCCGTTTGATAATAAAAAGTATGAGTTTAGAATTGTAGATGCCGTTCCAATTCTGAACCGCACGTTCAATGTAGCGATTACACCGAAAGGTTAATCGCTTAACCGAATAAACATACAATGTTGTTATCACTGATAAGGAGAATTAAAAGGAGACTGTATAATGCCGTATCTCACTCCCTATATAACAAATTCTCCTAAAATTTGACTTTTAAAAAAATTTCTTATATACTCGGGCGCACGCACGCGCCCGTTTTTTATTAGGAAAAGATTTCCAAAATTTGAATTTTCTACTCAGTTTTGCTATACTATATATAGAAATGAAGGGGATGAGATAAATGCGAGTAATTACTAATGCGGATATAAAAGAAATAAATCGTTTATACTGTGAACTTAAGACATACGCCGCGGTAGCCAGAGCTACTGGATTCAGTCCTTCTACCGTAAAGAAGTATGTAATTCCCGATTATAAGGTTGTTGAAGAAAAGAATATAATCCGTTTTGATGAGCCCCTCCCTGAATTCGATAGCTCTATTTTTAGGATGGATGATTGGGGTGGGCTATGCGAGCTTTCGAGTAAAGAAATGGAAGAAATAGAAACTCTTTGGGACGAATTGGAGGTTTAAAGTGGAGAAGTATTTTTATTTTGATGAGAGCCCTCTCTATAAGAGTAAGTATTTAATTCGCTTTAATCCTCCAAAAGAACTTTTTCCTAAGGGAACAAAGGGTTCTTATACCGTTCTCCCCGCAAGAATTTTAAATCTTTCTTATACAAGTTATTTGCGGTATGCGCGGGATCGTCTTGGCGCGGAGTTAATTGGGAAAAATCATAAATATGTAGTGGCCTATTATGAAAAAAATCAGAATACAGAGGCTTTTATTAGACTTTTAAATAAGCGAATGGAATTCATAATGAATGAACGAGATTTTCCATTTGAATACATTGAGGATAGTGAAGGAGGAGTTAATAGAATTCCTTTTAAGGTAAATGAGAATAACAGTTGAGAATTTAGAAAAATTTGCGGCAAATAAGCCTGATATTGAACTTTTTAAAAAGGAATATCCGGAAGGCGCGGAAATTCTTGAAGTATTTAATAATCCCAAGTTTGATAAAGAGTTCTTCTATTTTATAAAAATTTATTTTAAACTTTCTGAAGAAGAGGAAGAGATATATAACAAAATTTGTGAAATAGAGAAAAGTGTGTCTGTACTATATAGTAGTAGAGTAAAAAATAGTAGTTTTGTTTCTTATTCAGAGGATATAAATAAAAGCAATTATGTGTTTAGATCGAAAAATGTAGAGGATTCTAATAGTATAAATAATAGTTCTTTTATTACTAAATCTAAATACATTCATGGCTCATCTAATGTAAGAGCGAGCGAAAAAATTATAGACTCGGAGCGCATAAGTACCTCATTTAATGTTGTAAACAGCAAAGATGTGACTTGGGGGAATTGTATTATAAGTTCTTCAGATATAGATGATGGAGGATTTTTATATAAGTGTAAAGAATTGACCAGTTGTTATTTTTGTGGTTTTGTGATTAACTCAGAGAATTGTTTGTTTTGCCATGGAGTTGATGGTGCGCGCTATCGAATTTTTAACCAAGAGGTTGAACCCCAAGAATTTGATAGAATTAGAGAAGACCTTTTATATCGTCTAAATTTAGAGATATCTACTTTCATCCAAATAGACGACGATTCACCTCGTATGCTTTTTGGGAAAAAGGTTGTCTACCATAATAGATTCGATAGTATTTTTGATGGATTATCTAATGAGTTTTATGGCTGGATAAGTACGATACCTTATTATAATGAAGATTTGTTTATAAATTTATTTTTTAGTGCGGAGAAGTAAATTTGAATTTTCATTAAATTTTTTATATAATATTTATACTGAAAAGAAAGGGGAATGAATATGAGATTTTTAAAAGTGGTGAGTAGTTACCTTGCTGCTGCAGCACTTGGTGTGGGATTGTTTTTCTGCGCGAGACCCTATGCGATGGTGCACAGGGCTGATCCGTCACTGTATGGTGGAGAAATCTTACTTATATTCGTTCCTCTTATTATTTTGCTGCTTCATAGGACGGCGAAGTATTAAGATTTATATGCGCCCTTAGCTCAGGTGGTAGAGCAGCGGACTTTTAATCCGCGTGCCCCGGGTTCGAGCCCCGGAGGGCGCACCAATCTTACCGCCTCGACCAACAAAGACCAAGGCTGTTATGGAAGTGTAGCCAAATAGGTTAAAGGCGGGGGATTCTAAATCCCTGTGGTTTGACGTCACCACTTTGCAGGTTCGAACCCTGCCACTTCCGCCATTTGTGGGAGCAATCTTAGAACACAGTTTGCAAGTAACTTGTGTTCGAGTAAACCGCCCAAGTGCCTATATAGACACAAACTCCCACGCAAAGGTGAGTCCGCCACCTCCGGGAACTCGATCAACTTCCGGTAGACTATTAAGTGCAACTAGACCTGCTAATTAGGCAGGAAAGTCGGTAGGAATTTGCTGAGGCCGATCATGCGGGGTGCTAAAACCAGACCCGCACGCGAATGAAGTTACAGGTGGGAAATGGCTCGGAGCCTGGTCATTGTAACGAAACGAGCCATTAGCTGGGGACAGGTAGCTGCTGTCTAAATGCGGCATGAAAGGAAGATATCAGCGGCCGCTAGAAATTAACTAACTTCATTCGCATACAACCGTCGCTTCCCGCATCGCAATTGACGAGCGAGAGTAAGAGCGAAAAGATCTAGAAGATGCATCCCAGTGTACTGGTGTGGGGTGATGACCGGATCAGCAGCGGGTTACACTTATTGGCGGTTACCGCTGTTTTTCATGGAGACGTGTCCGAGAGGTCTATGGCGTCTGTCTTGAAAACAGATGATGTGATGAGCATTCGTGGATTCAAATCCCACCGTCTACACATTTAATCTTTATAGTAGAACTTTAACAAAGATGATTATAAATTTGATTTTTCCTAAAATTTTTGGTATACTTTATATAGAAAGTGAGGGATAAAAATGAATTGGGGAGAAGCTGCAAAGTATGTAGAGGAAAACTACGGCGCCTTTGTTGATTGGGAAGAGGAATTCTTTGAATGTCCCGAATGCTGGGAGCCCATATATAAATGCGATTTTAAGCACGAACTTCTTAATGAATGTCCCATTTGTGGATTTAATTTCTTTGAGGGAGAAGAAGATGATGAGAACTGGTAAGGTATACCTCGCGGGCTCTTGTGATTCAAATGATAGGACACGAATGAAGAATATCGCGGCCTTTCTTCGTAAAAAGGGATTGATAGTATATTGTCCCTTTGATTTTAAGGTCCCTAATGCTTGGGATATGACCCAAGAACTATGGGCACTTAAAGTATTTAAGACCGATATAGATCAAATAAAAAATTGTGATATGATGGTAGTTATATCAACTGGACGAGAGAGTACAGCCGGCACTAATTGGGAGCAGGGATATGCTTTTGGAATTGGGAAACCTGTTTATGTGTTTCAGGTTACGGATAAGCCTACCTCAGTAATGACTTTTGGAGGGTGTACGAATTTTTGGAATAGTTCAGAAGAGTGTATTTACGACCAACTAGAAGCTTGGGTGCATATGCAAATATCTCCCGGTGAGTGTATAACTTGTCTAACATAAATTATTGCGGTGTAGCCAAGAGGCCTAAGGCGCAGTTAAAAATACTCGCGGTTCGAATTTTGAGGTTCAATTTTATAGAATCATATTATTATTTTTCTGCTTAATAATAGAAGATATAGGGGATTGGTGTAGTGGTAGCACATGACACTTTGACTGTCACGGTGGTGGATCGATACCACCATCCCCCGCCAGAACTGCACGGATGGCCATTCTCCCAACACGACGGTGTCGCATCTATCAGATACGAGGTGCAGTATAATATAATATGGGCCTCGCGGCTGTGGTAGGAGATTCATCAGTCCGCATCTTAATTGCAGGAATAGTGTAATGGTAACACTTCGCCCCTCCAAGGCGACATTGCGGGTTCAAGTCCCGTTTCCTGCTCCATTTTATCGGGCGTATCGTAACGGTAACGAGGCTGCGAAAATCCTCTTGGCGAGTGAGTTATAGGAGGAGAAGTATGAGCTGCGGTGGTAGGTTCGAGTCCTGCCCGCCCGACAAGGCTCCAAGTGTGAGAAAGTTCAATAGTATCACGAAAGTGAGCAGCACCGCTGGAGGGTAATCAGGCGACCAGCCATAAGTAAGGCAACGCAAGCATCTCGTAGTTCAAACAGCAGAGAATCTCAAAGAGTGCTGTTCCTTTTAAGTAGTTCGCTACAATTCATTCCTACTTAAATTGTATATTGATATGGAGAGGGTTCCGGTCTCGAGAAAAACCCACCTGCGGGGATAATGGTTCCACCGGTTAACCATTAGCTTATCTACCAAAGGGATAATTACCTTTCCCTTGCCTGAGGAATGTATCCTACAAGCAACCTCATTAAAAAAAGAAGTAGGGCGCGTGCCTCTATAGCTCAGCTGGTTGGTAGCGACGGTCTGTTAAACCGTAGGCCCTTGGTTCAAGTCCAAGTGGAGGCGCCAATTAGTACATCCTAGGAGTACCCCGTTGGGTTTAGCCCTCTGGCAGATACGGAGAAGACGACAGGGCTCTGCGGTACAAGCCGTATCCACACTTGTTGGGAGAAGTCTGCTATAATGCCAATGTAGCTCAGCAGGCAGAGCAGTTGCCTTGTAAGTATCAGGTCAACGGTTCGATTCCGTTCATTGGCTCCAATGCCCTCCGAAGTTCGCGCGACTGACGGTGAAAGCTCAATATTTGCGGATATATGAGAAAGGTATTTAAAAATTTGAAAAAGTTTTAAATTTCTTATATAATATATACATAAGAAAAGGAAAAAGAAAATTCGCAATATCAACTTCTACTTACCGCGGAAGAAGTAGAAGAGAGGTCTACTGGATGCCCCCCAGTTAGGGAAGCGAACTCTAATACAACAGTACCTGTTACGCGTGAAATTTCGGCTATAGCTCGCCGAGAGGCAGCAAGGAAGCCGTGGAACAGACTAAAGCGAATTTAAGGATTCAAAAACCTTTCTACCGTGTATGTGTAGATAAAGGCCGCTCAAGAGTGGCGCTCTTCGGGCCAAGCAGATTTCAGCTTATTGTGAGGTTGCTGCTATTGCCAAGGTTCTAGGAAAAAGTATTTATTTCGCCAATAAAATGCTTTGAATCTGATGATAAGGTAGGACTAGAGTAAGCGAGTGGGACGCCTTGGGCAACAAAAAAGAATACGCAGGAGAGCCACGTTCCCTGTAATTCTAATTAATTTAAGAGTGCGAGGCAAAATTATTACTCCATAGCTCAGATGGCGAGAGCTTGAGGTCGTCGGTTCGAGTCCGGCTGGAGTAAAACTGCGCGGTAGTCCCCGCGCCGTATCCAAAAGGAGAGAAACCCTTTTGAAGAAGTAAACGACTCCTCCCAGCATAGGGGATGTTGGCACGCCAGTAAGTGGATGGTTACTGGAGGTTTACATTATCCCTTAAAATTAATGTCGGATCAGACCGTCCGTTAATAGCTTAGTCCGGAAAGGTTGCGTCACTGGTACCAAATTAAGTCAGTATTTGCCGAATTGAAGCGAAGAGTACCTTTTAAAACGACAAAAGAGAAGAGTAACTTGTAGGCAGATACTGACTTTTAAATGCGGTTGTGGTGGAGCAGGCATACACAACGGACTTAAAATCCGTCGGGAGAAATCCTTGAGGGTTCAAATCCCTCCAACCGCACCAATTCGCTCCGATAGCTCAGTAGGATAGAGCAACGACCTTCTAAGTCGTGGGTTAAGGGTTCGAGCCCCTTTCGGAGTGCCAACAATAAGAAAGGGCAGATTTAAGATGATTGGAAAGCCTAAATATAAGGAAAATGATGTTGTTTCCTTTAAGATTGGTAATGAAGTTGAGACTGGATATGTTTATATTGTAGATGCCTATGGAACATTTGAACAAAACGAGGAACCTTCTTATGATATAATGGTTGAAGAGGGTGCGATGCCTGGGCTGTATAAGCATATTCGTGAGAGATTCCTTTATGATGAATAAGGTCGTTGAATTTATAAATCGGCGCTTTAAAGATACCAATGCGCGCTGGACATCTGGAAATTGTTATTGGTTCGCGCAAATCCTTTTAATGCGTTTCCCATATTTAAAATTATACTACCTTCCTATTGATGGGCATTTTATTGTGGGTGATAGTGAAAGATTTTACGATTATTCTGGAGAAGTAAATTTGGACGAGGCTCCTATTGAATGGGATTATATTTTAGCTGAAGAGCCCAATTGGGCTGAGCGCATTTTAAAAGCCTGTAGAGATTAAATATAGCGGGTTAGTGTAACTGGTAACACAAAGGACTCATTATCCTTAGATGCCGTTCGAGTCGGTGCCCGCCTCCAATGGCGATAGGACGCCATATTTCTTAAAAAAGCAATAGGAGGCTTTTAAATGAAGTATTATTCAGACAAATTAAGGAAGTTTTTCTCTACTGAGCAGGAATGCTTAGAAGAAGAAGAGAAATGTCTCGCGCGCGAAAAGGAAGAAGAGGAGCGAAAGAATAAGTTGGCTACTGAGCGTAAAACTCGTGCTAAAGAGGTAGAAGAAGCTTTTAAGAATGTGCGAAAAGCACAGGATACATATCATAAGCTTATTAATGATTTTGTAAAAGATTACGGTTCCTTTCATATGTCGATTTCAGATTCGATAGATACGCCCTTCTTCGATACTTTATTTGACGAGTTTTTCAAGCTTTAATACCTCTCTTTCTAGTGGTGAGTTACATGACGTAACTCACCATTTTTATTTATTTTATAATTTATTATTTTACTTTATGTTAGAAAATATAGGAGGTGAATTCATGGATAAAGATTTCATAGACCTATTAGTTGGAAAAGATATTAACCCTTCTCTCTTACTTCCGGACCCTTCTTTACTTCAGTATTACCATGATGTAGAGAATCGAACTATTTGGATTGATGAAGAGATTGATGGGATGACTCTTGATGTTGTTTCAAAGATTATTCGATGGAACCAAGATGATAAAAACCTCTCAATCGAGGAAAGAAAGCCCATTCGAATCTTATTTAATAGCCCCGGTGGCAGTTTAGACGTTGAAGAAATTTTAGTTTCTATTATTAGACTCTCTAAAACCCCAGTCTATGGGATCGCGCTCGGTATGGTTGCCTCCGCGGCGAGTCTTATATATTTAAGTTGTCATAAAAGATTTGCGCTTCCCAATGCTTATTTTATCTTTCATCGTGGCTCTTGTCAAAATTTGGGAGGCAATTATAACGAAATCGCAGCGGCGATGGAAGATTACAAGGCGCAGATTGGGAAGATGGAAAAATTTTATATAGAAAATACAAACTATACAGAAGAAGAAGTAAAGAATAATATTATAACTGATTGGTATATTCGTGGTGAAGAACTTATAAATAAAGGTATAGTTCATGAATGGGTAGATTCCATTAATATTTTTCTTTGAGGAGGTATAAATGGACTACACGGGTTATATCGTTTTAAGGGATGAAAAGGATATAAGTGATTTATATAAAGGCGATTATGATATAAAGAGTTTAAAAGAAAATCAATATATAATAATTGAAAACGAAGTTGGTCGCGCAATGGATTATTATAGGATCCATATGGGCGAATTAGTAAAAGTTGGATACCCTATAATTGAAAGCAAATATAGCGGAAAAATCAAGCCTCTTGATTCTCAGCAGCATTGCGCAATGGATTTATTAAAAAATCAATCTATACCTGTTAAAGTGATTCGAGGGGTATATGGCAGCGGAAAAGACTATATTATGTTTAATCAAGCCCTATCTTTAGTTGAAGAAGGACTTTTTGAAAAAATAGTTTTCGTTCGCCCTAATGTAACACTTGCTAATGTGCCTCAAATAGGATATTTACCCAGCGGCATAGAAGAAAAATTAGGTTGGACAATGGCACCATTATATGATAAAATTGGCGGTGAAGATGGGATCCAGCATCTTATGCAAGAAAATAAATTTGAAATGGTGCCTTTGCTTTTTATACGAGGACGCTCTTTTGAAAATTCAATAGTTTATGTTACCGAGGCTCAAAATATTGATAGTTCTATTGCAAAAGTTTTATTAAGTCGAATTGGCGAAGGAAGCGAGCTGTGGCTGAATGGCGATGACCATAAGCAGACCGACAGCATAGTCTTTGATAAAGATAATGGATTTAAATTAATGGTGGATAGATTACAAGGGCATCCTTTATTTGGATACGTATATTTACCAACCACTCATAGGAGTCAAGTTGCTAATTTAAGCAATTTATTAGATTAATGAGCGGACATTTGGAGATATTTAGATAAATTAGATTAAAAGTCTGGCGCGACGTAAGCTGGACGAGTGAGTAAATAAAATGAAGGGTAATATTTTACATACAAGTTCGGCTTGGGCATTAAAAGAAATAAATCTAACTTTTGAGAAAAGAAACGATAGTGAAATAGAAGATTCTATTCGTAGATTAAAAAACTCAGAAGATAAGCTTTATAAAGAGTTTAATACGAATGATTATAATGAGTTTATAAAAAAACTAAGAGCGCTTTTTTCAGAAAATGACCTAAAGGTACTATCAAGATTCGAGCCCAAAAACCTTGAAACAGAGTTGGAAAAATTTAGGTCTGGCCGCGCCGAACTCTATAACCAAGAAGTAGAAATAGTATTGCATTTAGATAAACTTGATGATTTTAGTATTAGAGGGGCTGATTTGCGCGAAGCGCTACGAAATAAAGAGGGAAACCTTTTTGAGGTAGAAGACATCGAAACCAATATGCCTAAAATTAATCTTATTTATAATTACAATACTATTAAATCAGTATTAAATACCTTTTTTAAAGGACACAACTTTTCAACTTCAAGAGAAATAATGCGAAATGCAGATGCTCTTATTGACAGATTGGCCGCGCCCGGTATTGATGCTTTTGAGGCAACTATAGTAAAAAAAGAAAGCCCTGATTATAGAGAAAAATTTATATTTAGTACAATTCCAAATTTTCCTTGGGGTTTAAGCAAGAAAACTTATGTAGATGCGAAAGCATCTAACCCAAATGAGAACACTAATGAAGTTTTATTAGAAGTTAAAAGGGCTGTAGAAAAAATAAAAAAATTTATTACGCAGACCCTTGCAGTAGGGGCTTCTGCCAACTTACAAACAGCTATAAATACTACTTGGGAGAAAAATTTCTCTAAGGAAGAAAATAACCCAGCCTTATTTTTTTCTGGCGGCGGAAGTGGTAATTTTATAAGCGGTGTTCAAGGTGCATTGGGAGAATTTCAAGCAGCTCTAATTTTTACTTATTTATATCAGGAACTCGGTTCCTCAAAATACGCAAATATTATTGGTAATATTTATAAAAAAGGCACTTCAGAACAATTAAAAACCGATATTCAGATAGCGGATGCGATAGGGCTACAGGTAAAAAATATTAGTATCATCAAAGATGAAGCGGGAAGAGATAAATTTATAAGAGATATTGAAGCAGGTTCTCACCCAGATAAATTAAAAAATCAAATGGTTCAAGGTCAGCAATTTTTAGAGTATATAGCTAACTATTATTTTAACACTAGTTTTCAAAAAGAGACACAAAGTACTTTTAACCAAATAATAGAAGTGCTTAAAGGATATCTTGGAGAAATTATGAATATGGCAATTAATATAGGGATAGAAGATAATATTGGCTTTTATTTAATCGCTGGCAGGTATTTAGTCCCAGCGTCAAAAATTTTAGAAGCCTCACAAGAATTACTACTAAGAGAAAACTTAGATATATATTCTAAATATGAAGGAAAAAGTGATGAAGAATACCTAGAAAAAATTACGCGTACAAAAAGTTTTACTGTAGGTAAAACGAAGAAAAAGCGGGAATCTAATTCTCCATTATTTGCAGATTATTGGTATAGATCAAAGACTAGTGAAGATGGATGGGAGCCTTTTCAAAAAAATAAAAGTTTGTTTAAGGATTTAGTTTCAAGTCGTATTACAATTAAAACTCATTTCAATATATTAAAAGAGTTAGAACAATACGCCCTATTTTAAAAATTTGATTTTTTCTTCAAAATTAGTTATAATGTATATAGAAAATAAAGAAAGGGGAAAACGCATGAAGCCTACTGTAAGTGATGAGAAGGAGGCGCTTCGTATTATGCGGGTTCTCCTTTCTTTTGATTTTGAAGAGGCTATAACTTATAAGAAATATGACGATGGTTATACAGACCTTAAGTTCGAGGAGTGGCGTACGGCGCATTGCTCGATTCTTGATTCCCTTAATATAAGGGTTGAGCGGGGAGCTTCTAAAGTTTGTATTTTAACTCCTAATGAAGATTGGGTTATAAAAGTTAATATCGACCGCAGTGCTAAAAGATTTAATTCAGGTATTAATTACTGTAAAACTGAATGTGATAATTACCAGTACGCAATTGAAAGTGGGCTTGATAAATATTTCGCCGCTATGTATTTTTGTGGTTTTGTTGATGGGATAGCAGTTTATCTTCAAGAGCGTGCGAGATTAGATGAGTGTAGTTTTGAGAGTAGTATGTATAGGTATATATCTAGCTGCTATCCCAAAGATGAGTATCCAGACGAAGATGAACGCGAAAAATATATCGAATCAGCTATATTTGGCTGCGAAGTTGCAGATTATGTAACTGCCTTTCTTGGAGAAGATATGGATTGTTTAATTGATTTCTTAGAGTCTTATGGGATAAATGATCTCCATTATGGAAATTGGGGCTTTATGCATGATGGTCGAATTGTAATGATTGATTATAGCGGGTTTTTTGATTAAGAAAGGAGTAAAAATGAAAATCGTAAGGGTAAAGTTTGAAAACTATTATCGAGTATATTCTTATAAAACGAATCTTTCCTTGCGGCCTGGCGCTAAGTACAAAATTACAGCTAATAATATAAAGTATGACACCCCAGTTAGAGTCATTGATTATACTGCGCAAGTTCCTTTTGGGATTGAACTCAAAGAAATCTGCAGTGCAGAGGAAATAGAAGAGGACAAATAATTATATGATTAATAAGACTCTTAAAGAAATTATTATGGATTGGTATAATGAAGCTGGTTTAAATCCCCGAGAGACAATAGCTTTTCATTGTTGTGAAGGAAAACTTTATATAATAACTCAATATCCGGGAATTATGATTGGATATCGTGGAAAATTAGTCTTTAAATATGAAGAAATTCTTAAAGAAAATGGATATGGTTACAAAATAAGCTTTGTTGATATTTTCAGTGGAAAGGTAAAGGAGTTTTGATAAAAGATGGGTAAAAAGATATGGCATCACGGGCTTAAATTTCAGCTCTGTAGATGGCTTTTTAAGCATAAAAGGTATAAACTTTGTAATTTTATAGATAGTAATATTTATTGGGACTTATGCTGGAAACGAATAGACGTTTTAACTAAGTTAATGGCTACAATAATTGAGGATAGGGGCATCATTTGATGCCTTTTAATTTGATTTTTTCTTAAACTTTTGATATAATATTTATAGAAAGTGAGGGGATACTATGCAGATTTTTGATAATTTCGAATCCAATATCATGTCTTGGCTGGAGAAGTATGGACTTAATGAAGTTAAGAGTGTTCAGTTTGGTAAGGACTTTACTTATAATATTACTGACCACATCATTAACATTGGTACTTCCAACGAGGACGAAAGTGATGAATGGTTTGAGGAATATCTGACCAACAAGGGTTGTAGGTGTGCGGGTATCCCTGCTGATATACTGAGTTTTCTCCATGAGGTGGGTCATAGTTGTACGATTCACAAGCTGATGAATCAGTTTGGTGGCTGTCGCTTTATTGATAATTGCGCTGACGATAAGACAAAGATTTATCATAACGCAGAGACGCTAAAGGAAGGCTATATGGCTTATTGGAATGTAGCAGATGAGCTCGCGGCCAATGAGTGGGAAATTAGGTTTATAAATGAGAATCAGAGTGCGGTTGTGGAACTGTATGATATTTGGAATGAGAGTATTGATATGATGGCAAACGCATTTATGGAAATGATGATGTCGGCGGCCTAAAGGAGATTTAAATGACTGTTAAAAAATTTAAGCAATGGATTAATGAGATTCCAGAAGAATATGACGATATGGATTTAGAAATAACCACTTATTCTGATGATGGACCAGAAGGTTTTTATAGATATGATCTTGGTTGCGGTCTTGGTTTTGGAGTGTATGATATTGAGATATATAGAGAGGAGAATTGGGAATAAATGCTTAACTCAAAAAACGAGCGAGAGCTTTGTTACCTTGTATATGTAGATGATGTCAGTGCGATGGATGCTGATAGGCTTGAGTGTGCGCATGTCGGCGGTTGGAATTGTGTTGTTGGTAAGGGAGAGTTTAAGCGAGGCGACATAGCTGTCTATTTTGAGATAGATTCGAAGGTGCCCGAGGTTGAGCCGTTTGCCTCAATGGAATTTCTTGCGTCGAAGCACTTTAAGATAAAGTCGCAGAAGATTCGTGGTGTTGTAAGCCAGGGACTCCTTATGCCAGTAAGCGCATTTGGTTATAAGGTAGATCCATCTAAAACCTGTGTTTTTAATGCGAATGGCACTCGTGATTTCATAGATGATTCGCGTTTTCTCACAAAGGAGCTGGGCGTAACTTACGCCGTACTTGAGGATAATGTGCGTAAGGCATCTATTGGCGATAAGTATAAGAAGATGGCGCAGAGACATCCGAAGCTGGCGCGTAAGAAGTGGTGGCGTTGGATGATGAAGAGAAACTGGGGCAAGAAGCTTCTGTTTGCATTTTTTGGAAAGAAACGCGACAAAAAGAACGGGTGGCCTGCCTGGGTCGTAAAAACAGACGAGGAGCGTGTGCAGAACATGCCGTTCTTATTTCCGAACAATCTTGATGAGTGGGTTGTAACTGAAAAGATAGATGGTTCTTCTTTCACAGCTACAATGCGCAAGTCTGGTCTGAAGCGAGAGTTTCATGTATGTTCGCGCAATGTGGTGTTTGATAACCCTGATAAGCCCTGTTTTTATGATACAAATATCTATGTCGAGATGGCAGAGAAGTATCATATAAAGGAAAAGCTCACGCAGATGCTTGAAATGGAGAGCGGGCGCGATGTAGTGTTTATAACGCTTCAGGGTGAGGTCTACGGCGCTGGTGTGCAGAAGCGTGATTATGGCCTTACTGGTCATGACCTGCGCATATTTAATGTAATATTTGGATATAAGGATGGTACAACTCAGCGTTTGAATCCTATAGACGGGAAGCAGTATATGCAGGAGTTTGGGATACCTTTCGTACCGATAGTCGCGCGCAGTTATTTCTTGCCGACTAGTTGTGAGGATTTGGTTACATTTGCGGATGGAAAGTCACTTATAGATGGTGGTATGCGCGAGGGTTTGGTATTTAGAAGTCTTGATGGTGTTAAATCGTTCAAGGCGGTTTCAAATAAGTATTTGCTGAAGTATCATGGGTAAGGAGAAATATGTATGAGGTATAAGGTAGCCATAAAATTTATAATAATTTGTCTTTTAATTGTGTCGTGTTTATTTTGTGGATGCGCCGCTGGGTGTAATGGTTGTAATAAGACTATTTGGGACGGTATTCAGAAATATGATGAAGCAATTATAAGTCTCCCAGATGGAGCGATTGTTCGAGGAACTGTAGAAACTTGGAATGATTATGAAGGTGATCAGTTGCAGGTTAAGATTGATGGAGAATTTTATTTAGTTCATTCGACAGATGTCGTACTAATAGCACATGGCAAGTAAAAATGAATAAGTGTATTATATGTGAAGAGGATTTGCTTTCTAAAAATTTTAATATATGTCCTTCTTGTTTGAAAAAAATTGCAGATAAGACGATTGAAACATGGAGAGGTTATGCTAATAAAATTGGCGAAGAAAAATTTGAAACATTGAGAGAGCGAGCAAATTGGATTGCAAAAGAGCTTGCCGTGATAGAGAAAGGAAAGATAGATGCTCCTATTAGAAAGGAGTCGATATGAAGGATTGTATAGAATTTTTATGGGCTATTAAAGAAATTTTTGAGTCTAATGATATTGACAGATATGGTGAGGAAGGATGGGCTGGACCTGTTGATTATGACGAAGCGTTATGGATACGAGAATCGATTATGGATATTGCTAGACTTGTACGATAAAGAGAAGAAAAGGAGTTAAAATGATTAAAATGTTGCCTGCACTTTATGTAATGTGTGGTATTAGTGGCTCTGGTAAATCTTATAACGCCGAACGCATAAAAGAAACTATCGCGAATGCCGAAATTGTTTCCACTGACGCAATTCGAGAAGAACTGTTTGGGAGCGCTAGTGTACAGAAAGATGGAGACAAGGTTTTCAAGATTGCATATGATAGGATACGCAAACTTCTTGAGGAAGGAAATACCGTAATTTTTGATGCGATGAATTTGCGCCTAAGGGATAGATTTACTTTAATTTCTCAGTTTGGTACGATGGCGCATATGATTTGTGTAGTAACTGGTAATGATAGCGCGAGAGCTATTGAAAATCAGTCCAAGCGAGACCGCCATGTTCCTGACGAGGTCGTCCTCGCGCAGAGTAAGCGGTTTACTATGCCGCAGATTGAAGAAGGATGGGAATCAATATGGACGATAAATGCGTAATGTGCGGTGCCTATGTACCTGAAGGTTCAATGGTTTGCTGGGATTGCGCGAACCCTCTAACTGTAAATGAAAGTGTTTCTTATATTGATCCAATTTTGTTTACGCTTTGGGATTGGAAGGTATATAAAGATATGAATAGTATAGGATTCTATGCGATTAAGGATGAAGAAACGGTAAGGCTTGAGGGTAATAGTCTTGATGGACTTATAGAGTTGATTATATTACGGGGGAAAAAAGTATAATATAAATGATAAAAATTGAAAATGTAGGGGTTATGGGATGGGAAGCTGCAATTAGAGGACTTCGTAATCCTATGAATTCCTGGGATAAAAGTGATAGTATTGAAGCGGGTTTTAGTGGAAAAGGTTTTATATTTGGTGAAAAAGATCACGAGCTCGCTATGAAATTAGTGAAGGGTGGTCCTGTTCACGCAAAGTTCCGTCGAATGATTAATGTTACTTTTGACATGATAGCCCCTCTTTATATGCTCAAAGAGTTTGATACTTATAAAGTAGGTACAGTTTGTAATAGTTGTTCTACAATGCATAAGATACATGAGAAAGAATTTGTAGAAGATGATTTTTCCTGTGAACATTTGCGTACGCTTCAAGATGTAGATGGAAATGATATAAATTTTATGACTTCACTGCGCCAGACCATTGCTATGTTGAATGCGGCTCGGCGCAATTATCTGGAAACAAAGGAAAAGGTGTGGTGGTGGCAAATGATTCAGCTTTTACCTTCCAGTTATAACCAGCGGCGCACTTTGATGTTGAATTATGAGGTATTGGCAAATATATATGCCTCGCGCAGAAACCATAAGCTTAATGAGTGGCAGGATTTTTGTGATTGGATTGAAACGCTTCCTTATAGTGAATTGATTACAGGAGAGAGAGAATGAGCGCAGAAGAAATATATGAGGCTCTTCAAGAAGCTACAATAGCAAATCAAAAAATAAAGGATATTATTTTTAAATTAAAAGATTCAAATGAAGATTTAAGAAAGCGTAATTCTGAACTTTTGTCTTGTCAGTTTGATAATGCGGAAGAAGTATATTATAAAGGATATAAGCTATCTGATTTAATTTCTCTTGCAGAAATTTGTAGAGAGTGCGGAATATATCCCAATGATCTTACAGATAATATGGAAAATATAAGAAAAATATATCAGTGTGCTCAAGATCAGGCTTGGGAAATTTTTAAAAAGACCATGCTTAAGTCGTTTAAATGAATACAATAGATGCACTTCGAATATATCAACAGATTATTTTTTCTCCTCCCGATATACAGGCTTCGACCCCGACGGGGCAGGTTATATCTGCTTATTCAAGAGAATACATCCATAAAATTATAACTGATATGGTTTTAAAAATGGAGGAGAAAGTATCTACAGGAGAAATAGAAGAAAAAGAAAATAATTAATATATAGAGAAGGAGAAATATAAATGCGTTTTACAAAGGAAGAGTTTAAAAGGGCGATAGCGGCACTTGAGATTATGAGTCGAGATGAACGGGATATTGGCGAGGCATTGACCGCGGGCCCCGAATGGATTGGAAGTAGTTGGGTACAGGAATATTATGGCCTTATTGAGCAGATGTGCGATATTAGTTCTGACTACGATAATGATTTGTCATATTTTGTTTATGACTTGGATTTTGGAAGGAATTGGCACCCCGGAATGGTTACGGATGAAAACGGAGAGGACGTGCCTCTTTCGACAATAGATAATCTTTGGGATTTGCTTACAAGGGAAGATTAAAAGAAGGGGTGTTGCTGGTGCGACACCCTTAATTTTATATTTGATTTTCCTGAAAAATTTTGGTATAATATTTATAGAGAGTGAGAGAGGAGATTGGTATGAAAAAGATCGAGTATTATCAGGCTATTGACGACGAGATTTTTCCTTATAAGGAAGCCTGTGAAAAATATGAATATAAGATTACTCATTTCCCCGAAGTATTTACTTTTTGGGCAGAAGACGGAGTGACAGTACTTGAAGGAGATGGTACTGTTGAGGGAATAAGAATTGCTTATAAAAAGGCTGAGTATTTAGATGTAGGGAGTTTCTGCGGAGAAATTTTTGGGGATTGGGCGGAAGCAGTTGCGTTCATGGAATGGTACTTTGGATTTGATCTTAGTGGGATTATGGGGCCAGGGCGGTATAGGTATAATGACAACTATGCAGACTGGGAAAGGATAGATGAAGATATGTAAGCAGGATAAGAAAACTAAAGACCTACTGAAAATCTTGGCTGGCGCGCGAGGCATGGAAAGGGAATTGATGCCGCGCCCGACAGTTTTTAAGGATAAGAAAAAGTATGATAGGAAGAGGGATAAGAAAGTGAGGGAAGATTGATGGAGATTCTTGAAAAGATTCTGTTGCTTATAATTATTGCTTGCGGGTTCTTTGAAATTGGACTTTTGATAGGAGTAAGGATTGCAAAATGAGAAATAAAAAGCGTAGAAGCGCCCAGCGCAGAGTAAATAAAGAATTTAGAAAATGGAATCGTATTCTCTTAAATGATGAGTTGTGGAGAGGGCGTTTCCAAGTTAGTCAGTCTTCGACTTATTGGATGAATTGGGGAGAAGGGAATGGAGACGGGTTTTTATATATTTATGGAGTAGTTTATGATAAGAAGACTGGGAATTATATGAAATTTTTCACAGATGAGTATTTTTTGTCAACTGGTATCGGAGTTCCTGTAAATGAATTTATTGCTCATAAAAGTGGAGTTTGGGATAATATAGAAGAAGTTAAGAATGATAAGACCAATTGGAGTAAAGTTATATGGCATCCGTAAAACCTATTAATCTTGAGCCTACATATTGTTACTGTTGTAATGAGGACGTAGTCCCAGAGCTTAGTGCGAATAGTGTGACCGATGGGATTCAAGGAGTAATTTTTTCATATGTAGAATTGGCGGCTATTTGCCCTAAATGTGGCGAAGAAATCTATGTAGGAAAAATAAATGATATAAATATCCATTCGCGTATTTCGGCCTATTTTGGGGCAAGGACTCAAATAATTTGCGCGAGACAGAATGGAAAAACTTTAATGATGAAAGAGCTTTATAAAGGTAGAGTAGAGAGGGTAAATAATGAGCGAGAATCCTAAATGCCCGTATTGTGGGAATATGATGGACATAAAAGATGCCGACCGATTATGGCCCTACAAGGTGTATTGGTATGCATGTGATAATTGCGGAGCGACATCGCCATATGCGAACTCTGCGAACGCTGCGGAAGCTGCCTACGCCACGATGAAGCGGTATAGGGTGAAGGGAAGCATGAGCTTGTATATATATAAAAAGTTGGGAGAATGGTTTGGAGCACCGTGCAACCTTTCTTTTGGAGAACTGCGCGTCGATGACTTTTTCACCCGATATTGCGGAGATTTTTGCGATGATTGCAACAGCGAATACGAAAAGTGTTGGAAAAAGTTTTTCGAGACGCTTGAAGAGGCGGAGGCGAACGATGAGTAAGGTGTACATCGAGAAAGAAGCAGCGCTTGAGCCATCGAAGCATCTTGACCATGAAAACGGAAATAAGCACTTCGTTTGGGGTATTGAAACATATGCGGAGTATTTACAGAGACTTCCGTCCGCCGATGTTAAGCCCGTGGTTCATGCACATTGGATAAGCGTTCCTCATAAGAGAGCCCGTATTTGTTCACGATGTGGTTGCGACGAACCGTATAAATTTGCAGATGAATATGCAGATGTTTATGAATTCTGCGCCCACTGTGGCGCGGATATGAGGGAGAAAATAAAGAGTGGATAACAAAGAAGCGGTTAATGTACTGATGACGCATCGAGTCCGATTTAGGGATGACTTTGGGTGGGACCAAACTACGATCGAAGCGCTTGATGTTGCGATTTCTTCACTAACTACTGAATCAAAGTCCGTAGTAAAGGGTGAGTGGGTGAATGTTAGATTTTCAGCAGATGGAAGCAGTAGTGCAGATTGTAATCGATGCGGTGCAACTGTACACACAAGTTTTTCTAATTCCGTTAACTTCTGTCCCAATTGTGGCGCAGATATGAGGGAAGGTAAATGACTTGGCGGGAAATAATAATAATTATTGTTGTTTTGGGTACAAATATTGTGTCTTGGCTGCAGGGATATAGGGCTGGGAAGAAGGTAAATGATGAAACTTGAAAATTGTTGGTTATCTCCACTTGGTGACATTTATCCATGCGTTTCATTTTGTCACTGGGAGAAAGCGTGTGAAATTGTAAAACAATATAACTATCCTTTGAGAGATTTAGAATTGGAAGATGAGGCTTTACTCGCACGAGGTTGGGTACGAATTAGTTTTAGTAAGTTTATAGATAATGGTTGGAATGCTTATTGGGAACGACCGTTGTCTGATATCCAAAAGAAAATGCTCGCTGAGAGCTTTGAGAACGAAGTGGTTACAGACTACACGAGGATGCGTTGGGAAATGGAGGTAGACGATGAGCGATAACGGATATTGGGATGAAGAAACAGACCGTGCTTATTGGGATTACTGTGGTCAAATTGAGGCGGAAATCCGCGAGGAGGAGTGCAGAGATACCGATTCGGTGAGCCGCAAAGACGTTTTAAATCATTTAGGTGACTTGTTTACTTTATGTAGTGAAACTGGGAGTATAACCGAAAGGGATTTAGAAATCTTTGAAAAAATAATTAAATCTCTTTCTCCCGTCCCGCACGAGATGACCGCGAGAGAGTTTTTTAAGTCGCTACACCACATGTGCAGTACCATGATGGCGTGTGTGGATTGTCCTCTGCTTGGTGCATGTAAGTCTGTAACTCAGTGGACTACTGAAGATGTCATTGCCGCCGTTGAAAAGTGGGCGCGGGAGCATCCAGAAAGGAGCGAGGAATAGTGCCGAGATTTAATGTTCAACATCCGCAAACGAAGGAGTGGAGATGCTTCTCGTCCATTGTTGACGATTGGATAACTGATTGGATGCCCGAGGACGAGTATGAGGCATGGCGAATGAGTGGGTACGGTCGCAGGCGTGGCCCTGTGTATGAAGCGAATCGGATGACGCTTGATGAAGCAGAGGCTATAATTCGTCGGAGCGAAGAAAGGAGCGAGGAATGAGCGATAAGGACTTGGTATTTCGTGAGGAAGTGCTTGCAAAAACATATCATCATCCAATTGATGGTGGCTTAATAATAAATGCTTATGATGTTGAGCATATTCATGCCGTTAAACTACCTATGAGTGCTGTGGAGTATCTTGAGAAGAAACGCCGGATGTGCGATTTTTGTCTCCCGGGAAAAAAGTCATGCTGCGAAAATTGTCCAATGTCACCGAGCGTTACTAACCACCCTTGCGAGTGGTATGATATGCTTTTTCCAGAAGAAGCAGTTGCCATCGTCAAAAGATGGGCACAAGAACACCCAGAGAGGAGTGAAGAATGAAACAGAAAATCATTTTAATTTTTATATTTATTCTCATTATAAGTATATTTACTGCATGTAATTATTACGATATGCCCGATTATGACGCAGAAGCGGAGCGTAGCATGTTTGTTATTGTAGAGCAAGCCCCAAACTGGTTAGTTGTTTACCACAAGACCACGCGAGTGATGTATGCGGTGTCTGATGGATCTTATACTTATGGTAACTTTACGTTGTTGGTCGACGCAGACGGGAGTCCGCTTTTGTGGGACGGAAAGAATGAAGAATGAGCAACCGATGCACAAAAACTAATTGTCCGATGCAAGCGGGAACTGTATCGGACGATTGTTATAACTCAAACTGTCCATGGAAAACCGAAACATACTCTGTTGGAAACCTATTCGGGTGGGCAATTGAGGGCAATATCAACACCAATGTTTTTGCGGCAAAGCATCCGATATGGGGTAATTTGAGCGAAACCGATCTGCGGAAACTGGTTGATGATATAATTCTGTTGTCTTGTGTGTCTAGAGATAGAGTTTTTAATGATTAAATTTTGTTGGGAAATGAAAGGAGAGAGAAATGAAAACTGAAATATATGTAAAGGATTGGGATGCTCTTTCATACGCTAGTCTTGTCGCGGACGCCCTGAGGAGAACAGGATATATTGTCGAGCAAAAAGTTACTTTTGGCGGATATGGTGATTGTCTAATAAAGGTTGAGATTGAGTATATGAAGAAAGAGGGCTAAAATAATTTGAATTTTTCTTAAAAAGCCGCTATAATATTTATAGAAAATAAAGGAAGAGGTAAATAAACTTATGAAGCTTCTCGTAGTTGTTGATATGCAGAATGATTTTGTGACTGGCGCGCTCGGTACGCCTGAAGCGCAGGCAATAGTAGAGTCGGTTAAGGCAAAGATTCAGGAGTATAGGAATGCGGGTGATGATATAGTTTTTACAAAGGATACCCATTATGGTAATTATCTTTCTACTCATGAAGGCAAGCTTCTTCCCGTATTCCATTGTCTTATAAATACTGATGGTTGGGACTTGGTGGATGGGATATATTCTGAGTATAAAGAGTATGAAGTAGAAAAACATACCTTTGGGTACCTTGATTGGTATTATTTTCTTTCGGAACACTATTATGGTGCCACTTCTGAAATAGAAATTGTAGGGCTTTGTACAGATATTTGTGTAATATCTAATGCGCTTATACTGCGCGCGACCTATCCGAATATACCTATTTATGTAGATGCGAAGTGTTGCGCGGGTACTACTCCCGCGAAGCATGAGGCGGCGCTAAGTGTAATGGAAAGCTGTCAGATTATAGTTGAGAGATAAGTATAGAGGACAGTGAGAAAGTAAATGGCTAATAAAATCTATAGAAAGCTTCAGCGTAAACTTAATCATATTGTAAGAAATTTTAATGAGGAGCTCGCGCAGGAGTATGGTGGAGATATAAGAGTATATCAGACTGAGTCTCATTGGAATCGAGCACATAAGAACTACCTGTTTTGTGTGATGGAGATTAAGGATAATTTTACAGGACAGTATCACGAATTTTACGTAGATTCGATAGCAGAAGAATTCGCACCGAAAATTGAAAGGTGCATAGATGATTTTGTATGGTTTGATAGTCGTTGGCGCAAGGACTTTGAAGGTGATGAATTTGTGCCGAAGAATTGCAAGAGGAGAAATTAAAAGAGAGGTGATGAATAAATGGGTGCTGTTTGGTTAACTTCTGACTGGCACTTTAATTAACCACGATCGCGAGTTTATTTATAAGCCTCGTGGCTTTTCTTCTATTGAAGAAATGAATGAAGCTATAATTGAACGGCATAATAGTATTGTGGCGCCCAATGATGATGTGTATGTTTTGGGCGATTTAATGCTTGGCGATAACGAAAAAGGGATGGAGTGCCTCCGGCGCCTTCATGGCAGGCTTCATATTATACTTGGTAATCATTGTACTCCTACGCGCGAGGCGATGTATAAAGTTCTTCCTAATGTGGTTGAAGTGGCCTGGGCGCTTAAACTTGATTATCGAAAGTATCATTTTTTCTTATCTCATTTTCCTTCTATGACAGGAAATTTGGGAGCCGAAAGTCTTCATAAGGTAACTTGTAATTTGTTTGGGCATACCCATTCAAAGGAAAAGTTTTATAATGATATTCCCTTTATGTATAATGTTGCAGTTGATGCACACGATTGTTATCCCGTATGTCTGGACGAAATAATTACGGATATGAATGAAAAAGTAGAAGAATGTATTTCTTTTCTTTAAAGAAGATTTCGGTTGAGAGGGAGCTAAGATAACTTGAAAATTCTAAAAATTTCTGCTATAATATATATAGAAAGTGAAAGAGAGGAGAAAAGAAAATGAGAACTATGAGTGAGAAGCGTATTTTAGACCTTCTTGATGCTTGTCTCGCTGATATGGATGATATGTATGGTTGCGGTTGGACAAAAAGGTTTCTTATAGACTTCGGACTTACAGATAAGGAACTTGAGGAGCTTGGGTATGATGAGGTAGAAGTGGATAGGGACGATAACTTTTAAGTTTTAAGGGTTAAAATATTATTATAAGGAGAATTAAAATGGGTTACTATACGCATTATACAATATTTATTGAAAATAAGGATGATCTTGACCCTGAGACAGAATACCATGTTGCGAAGTCTATCGCACGACTCGACGAGTTTCGTATAGGTGATGACGACGATAAGCGCCAGATCGACTATATTCATTCGATTGAAAACTCCTCTGACCCTCTTGATATGGCTCTTCGTTATTGGGGCTATGAAGCGAAGTGGTATGATCATGAAGAGGAAATGATGGAGATAGCGCGCCAGTTTCCGGAATGTATTTTTACTGTCTATGGAGAAGGCGAAGAGCGAGATGATATGTGGTGTATGTATCTTCATGGAGATAAGTTCTTCAAAACTTGGGCAAAGGTTACTTACGAAAAGCCCGATTGGATGTAATTTATAGTGCTTCGCGCAATGAAAGGAGATAAAAATGATTGCTACGGTAGTATTCAAAAATAAGAGTGGTTATAGCGAAAAGCAGTATGAATACTTTATAAGTCCCAAACTGGACGCAAAAGTTGGAGAAGAATATCGTATTACGGTAGATAACGAGTACGATTATGAGGGAGCCGTTGTAAAGCTGGTTAGTCTTGATAGAGTTAAAAGTGGCTCTCCTATTGGGCGCAAAGCCACCCGTACGATAACAAAGCTTGAGCCTGCGCATGAGACTCCGCGCAAGAAGATCGGAATCAAGAAGGTAATCTTCAATAAGGAGAAGAGGGCTACCGTAGTGGTATGGAATTCGGGCGACCGCACCAAGGTTGTTTGCGCGGAAGACGATGAATGGGATGAAGAGAAGGCTCTCGCACTCTGTGTACTAAAGCATATTTGCGGAGATAAGAGTTATTATAATGACTATTTGCGCGAATGGATTAAGAACGCAGATCGTCACTAAACAAGATTTTATATAAATTTATAGCGTCTGGCGCAATGAAAGGAGATTTCAAATGGCTACAATTCATTGGTACGGTGAGTATGGACGGCGCACAGTATTGGCTATATAGAAGATATGTGTACTGATGCTTATATAAAGGAGGACTAAAATGGAACGCAAGCTTTATTACGAAATTCCTACGCAGGTTAAATTTATTTGTGATGACACAAATAACTATCTTGGTGGAATCGCCTTCGAAGACTATATAATCTGCGGATGCTGCGGCGCAACTATTCCGATCGAGGAAGTTTATGCGACTGCCGAAGATTTGGGAACGAATCTCGAGCCCATTGTGATTTTTGTAGAGTGGGTCGATATTTCTGAGGATATTAAGGGAAATGAATTCTATGGAAATTTTTAATACAAATCTAAATCTCGTAGAAGTCAGTTATATTTGTAATGATAGCTATGAAACGGTCAATGATACCGTCCTCGTGAACGGAAGAGGTCTCGCGCAAGCTATAGAGGATATAGAGGCTTATTATGGCGATACAATTATAAGCATTAAGATTACTCCTTTGGAGGTAGGCCCGTATTTTCTTACTCCGGAGATGGCCGGCGCAATCAAATCAGGATGTGGGCTCGCATAAAACGAAAAGCTTAGAAGCAATCTTCTAAGCCTTTTCTCCAAAATTTAAAATTTTAAAATTTACGCCTCAAAATTTTTAAGTTTTTAGCCCATAATTTTACATACAATATGTAAGCCAGTCCTGTAAGCTATATAAGAAAGCCTATAGGTCTAGGTCTAGGCCTATAACTCTAAATTCCTTTCCCTTTTGTTCGATAGATGAACCTTTGCGCGTAGCGCAATGGTTCCGAGCGCCCAGTATGGGCGATCGAAGTACCCGTAAGCCGAAAGACCTAGAAGCTTCTTCCTATATATAGGACTTATAAACGCGTAGCGTTTATAAGTCCCCAAACGCGCAGCGTTTGGAGATTCAACTCAAGTTTTTCGGCATCGTGAACTGGCTTATAAGTATAGGTCTATTCTATAGCTGGTAGTGTACGGACGAGGGGTTCGATCGATTTTTAGGACATAGATAGGCAGGTATACGCGCAGAAAAAGCGAGAAAGGGAAAAAAGGAGAAAAGAATGGAAGGAAAAAGGGAATAGGGTAAAACGGGTTAAAATAAGTACTATTGATAGAGAAAAGGTACTATTTATAGGGAAGAGGTACTATTGATAGAAAAAAGGTACTAGGCACAAACTTTCGTTTTACTCAAATTTTAATTCGGTTGATATAAGGCTTATATATTATAATTAGTTTCCTGCTTACATATTGTATGTAAAATTTTCGTTCAACAAATCAAAAAATTTGGTGAATTTTGAAAATTTTAAATTTTCTGGCTTAAAAGCCAGTTTCAACTGGCTTATAATTATATATAGAAGCCAGTCTTGGTCTGGCTTATAATTATATAGGGGGTTTTCTTCCGAAAAGTTTCTTAGTTCTTTCCGAAGATATAATTTTCGGGAAAAATTTCAAAACCCTTTTTACGGAAAAACTAAATCTAAAAAGATTTTCCAAAAAATTTTGGGCGTTTTAAAAAAATTCTAAAAAATTTTCGCGCGAAATTTTGAAAAATCCAGAAAAATCTGCTATAATATATATAGAAAATGAGAGAAAGGAGAAAATATGAGCTGTTTTATTGATTTCTTTGTGCGCAAAGGTGATGAGTTTGCGCCAATAGGTACCTATGGTCGTTCTACTAAGGTTTACGAAGCCTTTGAAGCTCTGGCGCCTTGGGAGAAGATTGCGCCCGTAACTACAGAACGATTGAAGAGTGCGCTTCAGCGCTTAGGTACTGGGGATTATATAAGGAATGAGATTGATAAAGCAAACGAGCGAATTGATAGGATTGGAAAGTTTTCTAATTCTGTCGAGGAAAAAATTTGCGCGATCCATGATGAGTTAAAGCTTATAGATGAATTGCGCGAGGAGCTCCTTGAAACGGAACGGGCCATAGCTTTTTGTAACTTTTTAAGGGATATAATAAGCGAGGCCGAGTATAGCCATAAGCTGGATATGAACCAGTATGTTTATGTCGGAATAGAGTGCGGCTCGGACGTGGACGCTTCCATGATTGAAAATTCAAAAGGCGCCTAATTTTGAATTTCTCTCAAATTTTTAGTATAATATTTATAGAAAGTGAGAGAGGAAAACAAATAAACCTCTCTTAGCGGTGAAACACCGATAAACAAATAAACTTAAATTTGGGTGGCTCCCTATAGCCAGAAATGGAGAAAAAGTATGACTAATCGTGAATTCTATACTAAGATTACTAAGATGGAAAACCTTGACGCCGAGCTTATTGAGTTCGCTGCCGCCGCCATTGAGAGGCTGGATGCGACCAATGAGAAGCGTAAGGAAGCTACCGCAAAGAAGGCTATTGAGCGCGAAGCTGAGCGCGCGCCTATCCGTGAGGCGATTATGGCCTGTATTACTGATGAACCTAAGACTGCTACCACCCTTATCGCGGAAGCGGGTGTTGAAATAAAGCCTCAGTCCATACCCTCTCTGCTGAAGGCGCCTATTGGGGACGGCGTCGTCGTTAAGACCGAAATAAAGGTCAAGGGTAAGGGTAAGCAGGTAGGTTACGCTAGGGCGTAACCATTCGGGATAGAAAGTCCGATAAGAAGGCGGGGAGAATTTCTCTCCGCTTTTCTTTTTATGCGAGCTATTACAATTTATAATAGTTGGAAATATAAGGCCCCAGCTGCGATGAAAATTTGACAGCTGCGCGAATTTCCCAGCTCCACAAAATTTGCAGCCGGCGCAGCTTCCCAGCTATATGAAAAATTTGACACGGGCGCATTCACAGCTTCCCAGCTTTTTGCAGCTGCTATATACTTGTAAAATTTGACGGTGCACGCAACTATGACAGAATGGGGTAGATAGGGAGTATTACGAGTTGTGGGAGAATATATAATATACTGTGTGCCCGGAGAAGGAATATATTGATTTTAAGTGCTTGATTTTTTAAGAAAGAGTGGTATAATTAGTACATAAGAGAAAGAGAGGAGAAAACAAAATGAAGATTGACCGTGAGATTTATGAATACGCAATTGTCTATGAGGTAGGAGAAGAATCAATTACGATAGCAAGGTTTGATGGCTGTACAATAGATGAAGGTATAATTGAAACTTGTTTTGAATCCATTTGCACCCAGTTCTCTTCTAAAACACTTACTTTTGTTACCGCGATCGACTTATTCCGTCCGTGGGACGATGAATTTACTCCTTACAAAAGACATGAAGTAGGATGATATACAGTCGCCCCGGCGAGAAATATATTATTTAGAATTAAAAGGAGGCATTATGCCTCCAAGATTGTTTCGCCGTTTTCATTATCTACACAATCGACTTTGTTTACTCGATTGCACACATAATTCCACAATTCGGTTGCAAGTTTGTCGACACTTTCGTCACGGGACTCCCACCAATCAGGATTGGAAACAATGGGAGAAAACTTGTCGGGTACTTCGATTTCAATTGTCTGGTCGAAATGTGCTACAACTTTCATTTTTAATCCTCCATATCTTCTTCTAAATCACAATTATAATCACGCGCATAATGGTATGTCCAATGATAACTTTTCCCACAGTTGGGGCAAGTGCCCGATATGATGAAATCAATGCTATCAACATTATAATATTCAACTGTGGTCTTATCTTCTACAATAGTATGACCGCAGTTGGGACAAATAGGGGTTTCAAAATAGTCGTTCATTTTTTATTTTCCTTTCTTTTGATGCACTTATTATACCATAAGAGTTATGGGAAGTCAATACTTTTAAATCGTATATTCTTGCGCCGGCCATTAAATATATTATATATTATTAATAGAAAAGGGGATAACCCCTTAACCATCATTTTTATCTCCTTTTATCATAGGGTCTAACTTCACGGGAGTAATATGATATAGACTGGAAGATATTTCACCTTTGGATTTTTTGAACGCTTCCGCCGCTTCTTTCATTGAAAAAGCACAAATAATTTCCCAATCCTCTGGCCTGAAATTAGAACCATACTCTACCAAATAAATTGTTTTCATTTTTAATTTTCCTCCTCATTGTAAACACCTTTATCTATACAACTCTGTATATGTTCTAAATCATCTATGATTTTGTCTATATTAATGGTATCTAAATTTGGTTCATATTTATAAATTTCTTCAATCGTGTCTTCGATAATAAGCCAAACCGTATTTCTTTCATCGTACTTTAAATTCATTTTTTTATCTCCTTTTCTTTTTCTACGAGAATTATACCATAAATTTATAGGAAAGTCAACATCTATTTTTATATATTGCGCGCCCGGATATAGAATATATTATATCTTACAATAAAAAAGACGCTTCCGCGCCTTAAAAATAATGAACTTCACCGTCTTGAGTAGTAATAATTGTTCCCTTGTCATCAAGAGTTTCGGTTAGCAGTTTATATTTTCCAGTATCAATATAGTTACTCCAAATAAAATCTTTAAGGTCTTCAAAGTTATCGACATATTCGTCAAGGATGTCAAATTCGACTTCTCCTTCGGTTATAAGTTGAAATGTCATCTTTCCTTTCATTTTCTTTCTCCTTTACTCCCACCAACAAAGATTATCATTTGCGTCAAAGTAGAAAGTGGTTTGGTCGCTATTGGCATTATAGAGATAGACAAGGCGCTCTTCGGCGTCAACCTCAATATAATTATCTATTTCTTCTTCTGTGGCTATTCTACTTCTATTTGTTGCGTTTATTGCGATAGTCATAAATGTTTCTACAAAATCCTTGAACTTAATCATATTTTCTGTCTCCTTTTCTTTTATTATACCATAATTTTGCACTTTGTCAAGAGATTTTGCAAACTTTTTTTATTTTTTATTTTGCACCCCACGCGTCCGTGGTTCGGGCAAGAACCGTAGTGCTCGCTCTCCATCTCTCTTGACGATATAAGTATAACATAAAATTATAGGAAAATCAAGTCTTTTCTAAAATATATAATGCGCCCGGTCACACAATATATAATCCCACAAAAAAAGAAAGGGCGATCACTCGCCCATCTCCAAATACATCTTGTAAAACTTTTTTACTTTTGTCCACGGCGCGCCCTTTACCTCTTTTTCATAGTCCATACCCGATTCTATTACCGCTCGGAATATTTCCGTTTCAATCGCTACATCTTCAAGTCCTGTATGCGATTCTGAAAAATCGGTGTTGCCCGTGAGATACTTATAAACGGCTTCGGCACTTGTAAGGATATTTCCTTTGGGACTTATAAGCCCATTCTCCAAACAAAACTCTATATATTCGGCGGTCTGCAAGATTGAAGTGCAAGCCATGTTCCAAATACAGAAGTATTCCATATGGTAGGGGAAGAACCAACGAAGGGCAGAAGCGGTTATAAATCGTATATCATTTTTGACCGCTCTTTTGTCGAAGCCCATGTTGTATGCCCCGACCTCTTTCACATTGTAGGTTTTGAGGTCATTCCAGAGAATACGACGGGCGGTACAAGCCTTTACCAGTTTGCGCTTTCCGTCTTTTATGTCCTGCCAATACTGCGGTATCTTTTTGGCGTAGTAGGCGGAAGCCATCAGCTCGTCATCAAGGAAAATTTCTGCGATTACGAACGAGCGTTCTACGAGGGTTTCAAAGGTCTCGGCGTTTATAATCCGATATCCGAGGTCATAAGGCAACGGACAATCAAGACCATTTGCGGTTTCGGTGTCAACTATCACAAGGTTCATTTTCTTATCTCCTTTCTACAAGTAGAATTATACCACAAGTTGGGACAGATTGCAAGACCTTTTCGGGAAAAATTATTGTATATTTTGCGGCCGGGATCAGAATATATAATTGTTTTTTATAAAAGAAAAAGACGCTTGCGCGCCTTATACATCACTTTTATTTTTTTCGTTTTCTTCTTCTATAAAAGTGTTGCGGAGTTCTTCGGATAAGAAGTAGAAAAATTCATTAATAAAATATCTCTGCTCATCCCAAGGCAAATCCTTAATTTCATCGTGCAAGAGATTAGTATAATGGAGTGCCTTACCCTCATAATGAAGTCGTTCGCTGGTTGTCATAATTTTATTTTCCTTTCTTTTTAATTGCGGGGCGCGAACCCTATGAGTTTACTATCCATTACAGAGTTGGGTCTTGGCAGTTACGCCGCAGGGTCACTCGGTATTCACATTTCAAGGAAACCTACTGTTGACTATCCTTATTCGGTGTTCCTCCCCGCATTGTTATAATACCACTTTTCAAGTCAGAAGTCAATCCCTTAGAATAATATATTCTGCGCCCGGCCGCGCAATATATTATATATAAAAGAGTTGAAAAGAAAGGGGTTTAACCCCTTTCCGCTTTTAACCTTGCCTTTTCTTCCCGCATCTTTTTATCCTTTGCAATCTTTGCCGCCTTCTTTTCTGCGGCGACCCGCTTCTTCTCCGCCTTTTCCGCCTGCTTCATCTTGTAATCTTCCGCCATAGAGTAACCATCGTAAACATCACCATCACGGGAACCCTTCGGAATCTTAAAGGTTATTACAAGCCACCCTTCGTCCTCGTGGTCATCGCTCACGATAGGGAGGGCGATTTCCTGCGACCCCGTCTGGAGAACCTCATTTCCGTTGTCCTCAAGCCACTTTGTAATACCACTCATAAAGTTGAGGCGAATGTTGTCGAACTTGCTTGCCATCTTTTTTCTCCTTTCTTTTGATACCCTATTTTACTATACTTTTTTGCGGTTGTCAAGTCTTTTTTTAAAAGGAAAATAATATATTTTCTTTTTTCTATGAATATATTATACCATATATTTTTGAAAATTTCAAATTTAAAATCTAAATTGTATATTCCGCGCCCGGACCAATTGTATATTATATATAAGATAAGTGTAAAGAAAAGGGGAGATTATTCTCCCCTCGGTGTTTACTCCGCAATATGGACGGAGTACGCCTTGACCTTGCCCTTCTTGGGAATCTTAATCTCGGTGGAATTCACCTGACCGCTTTCCACAAGCTGGCGGCAAAGAGCGGAAGCCTTCTGCGTGGTAATGTCAAGGGCGGCGGCGATGTCTGCGGCAGGAGCGCAGGTATGAGTGCCGAGGTACTCAAGGATAGAAGCCTTAATGGGCTCATTGGCAAGGGCTGTCTTAGAGGGCTTGGAAGAGCGCTTGGCGTTGCGGGCGTCCATCTTGAGAATGGCTTCGGTGGCGAAGGTGCGAAGCTCATCGGGGAGAGTTTCATTGGAGGCGATGGTATCGAAGAATTCACGGTTAGTCATAATAGTTTCCTTTCTATTAGTGGTGTTGGTCACCGCCCTATTTATTGGTGGGGTTTTCCTCCCCTCACCGTGATATAAGTATAACATAAGGGGGTTTATTTGTCAACCCCCTTTTTTAAAAAAATTATTGTATATAATGCGCCCGGGAGAAGAATATATGATTAATTGGATAAAAGAAAGCGCTTGCGCGCTTTACATTCTTACCTCCGTATCGATTTCAATTTCACGATAAGCCCAAGAGTAAATGCGCCCTGCCTCTACTTCTTCAATGAACTTTTCTGCGACTAATACCTTATCATCATCGCACATTGTAAAAAGCTCGGCGGTGGAAAAATTGTCATCTAACCAACCAACTATTGTATCTTCTTCTGCTTCCAAAACCAAGTCTGTGATTTCAGAATGGGTAAGAATGGATACATTCAAATCTCTATCAGTGACCGCATAGATTTTTTCTTTCATAATTTTAATCTCCCTTTCTTTTCTGTATCTATATTATACACGATTAGTATTAGGAAGTCAATAAGTTTTTTAAAATATATTATTTGTCCGGACGAAGAATATATTATACTTTTAAAGTCGAAGGCGCGGGACACCACTCACCGCGCCTTCACCAAAGAAAGGAGGTATTAATCGAGGGGAGGTTCAACTCCCAGAATCATAGCAAGGTCACAGAGAAGGGCAAAAGCGTGGAAGGGTTCGCCCATATTGTCGGGGAGTGCGTCCCATACGCTCGGAGCAATAGAACGGATGCCTGTTGCTATCATAGTCACCCAAGCACCGCCGCAAGCAATACAACGATTATATATAAACTCCTGCCAAGTTATATCGGCGGAAGGGGTATCGAAGATTCGGTCCATTATCTCATCGGCGATTTCTGCGCCCCAAGTATTTCTCATATCCATATAAACATCGGTGATGTGGGGTTTTTCCATTTTTTTGATTTCCTTTCCTTTTCTTTACAAGTAAATTATAACAGAAGTTTATGGGAAAGTCAAGTCTTTTTTAAAATATATAATCTGCCCGGCGCGAAAATATATAAAAAGGGCATTACGCCCTTGATACTTTATAGATGAGTTCGGCAACCTTATCTGCGGAAAGGTATCCTGCGACCTGTCCATCTGTGTAACAGTCAATAAAAAGGCGAGGGTCTACAAAGTCATCGTGTTCGTCGAAAATGGCAATTTCGGCGTCCTTGCTTTCCATATCGTGCCCAAAAGGGTTACTGTGGTCAAAGTTGGAATGATTTTGGCAATAATTGCCTGCGCCCCACTGAACGGAAATAGTAAGACCATTTTCAAAAGTCATATGGAAACCTTTACGCATAGTAGATACAAACATTTTTGTTTACCTCTCTTTCTTTTCTCTATAAGAATTATAACACAAGATTATAGGAATGTCAACTACTTTTATAATATATTATCTGCCCGGCCTCAAAATATATTATAAAATAAAAGGAAAAAGGCACTTATGCCAGTGCCTTTAAAACTTCCATTATGTTATTTTCGGTAAAGGCTATATCTGCCCAATCTTCTCTAATTTCCTCGTTATCATCAAAGAGGATACCGTTGCGACCGTCCTGCTTGGGAGTTCCATAGGGGAGAATGTCAATGTGGTCAAACTTAACGCTCTTGAGGTGAGTGCGAAGCCAATTAATCTTTGCGGCGGCGACAGCTTCGTCATATTCAGGGGTCGATACCTTGGAAACCCAGCTTACAACTCCGATTGTGTAGCCCTTGCGCTGAAGTGCGTTGAGCTTGCGGGCGAGGCTTGCCATATGGAGAAGGGGCTTGGCTACCTTGTAGGGGGTGGGGTCGTAGTTGCGGAGCATCGAGAGCCAATCTTCAACGCCGTAAAGGTCTGCGATTGTGCCGTCCATATCGAACCAAATTTCTTTTGTCATTTTTATTTCCTCTCTTTCTTTCTGTGAGTATAGTATAGCACAACTTTAGGGAAAATGCAAGTCTTTTTTCGGAAGAAAAATAATATATTTCGCGCCCGGAACACAAATATATTATATATTTTAAAAATAAAAGGGGCATTACGCCCTTATATTGTATTTTGTATATAATCTTCTAACTGTGAAATCCGACGCTTTAGTTGTAAAATCCTTTCTTTGGCTTCTTCGACAGTGTCAACTAAAGTTAGATTTATTGGCGCCAACATACCACCCGATTTGAGTTCTTGGAACCTTTTTTGTGCTTGTTCAAGGGTTTCAAATCCTTCCGTAAAACGCTGGTTTCCATAACCATAATCATCTGTATATCTAACTTCGTAACGCATGGTGGATATCTCCTTTTCTTTTGATACATTAATTATACCACATATTTGTGGGAAGTCAATAGATTTTTAAGATATATTCTTTGCCCGGACTCAAAATATATTATATATTTTCTATGCAAAAAGAAAGGGGCTTACGCCCCGAGCTTTGCGAGTGTCTTTTCGTTGGTGAAGGTAGCCTTTTCGAACTTTATCTGGTAGGCGATTCCGTCAATCTCGATATCCCCTGCTTTGGTAAAGGGAATGTGGTCTTTTTTCCATTCCTGCCCGAACCATTCGGTGACCATTTTCTCAAAAATCTCGCCAGCGTTGTACTTGGAATCCTTGACGGTGGAGCGGAAGAAGTCAGCGGAGCAGAGGACGGTCAAGGAACGAAGCTTCAGAAGCTCCTTCTGCTGGTAGTCGGGCTTGAAGCGGAGGGAGTAGCCAGCTCCACGGCTTGCCCTGTCAAGCTTGCAGATGTAGGGGAGCAGGTCGGAGCTTGCGAAGGTGAAGACAATAGAGCCGTTGGACTCGAAGCCGAAGATATACTCATTGGTGTAGGAAGCGTGGTCGTAACGCTTGATAAGGTCGTGGTAGATGGTGGTGTTCATTGGGGTATCTCCTTTCTTTACTGTAACTAATTATACACCATAGAACCGGATTTGTCAACCATTTTTTAGAATATATTTTGCTCGGAAAAAGAATATATAATTCTCGGAAAATATAGAATATAGTATATAATATATTATTTTTTTGGATCGAATTTGGGGAAATATATAATATATTCTGCATCCGAGAAAAGAATATATTATATATTTTTAAAAATTGAAAATATATAATATATTCCTTTAGGGCGGCGTAGCTTCAAAATAATATATTATATATAATTTTCCGAAGGAAATGAGGAAGAGGCTTATGCCTCTTCCTCATCTTCCCAATTATAGTCAAGGACTTCGCCTGTGGCGCCGTCCCAGAGACAGATACGAGCTTCCGTTCCAGATACAGCAGAGCACATATAGGTGTATGCGTCCCAGACAGCTTCGATACCATTATAACCGATGGTAACCTTTTCGTTTCCGTTGTGGATGTTGATGTAGTATTCGTAGGTAAGCATTTGGTGTATTCCCCTTTCCTTTTTTGTGACTATATTATATCACAAGGGAGATTGGTTGTCAAGGGAAAATTTTATATATTTTGTGCCCGAGATCAAAATATATTATATATTTTTTAAAATATTAGAACAATTTATTTTTAAGAAAATATAGTATAATATATTATATATAATTTTAAAGAAAAAGAAAGTAGCAAGTATTATTACTTGCTACTTTAATTGGTTACTTTAACTCCTTTTCTGCCTTGCGATCATTCAGCTTTGCCAATGCCTGATTGTAGTCGGAGAAGAGGGAATGGTTATCGTACCAACTATTAATTAAGGTTGTTTTACGACCATGGGAGAGGTTATAAGCTATGGAATACTCAGCCGGGCCCAACTCCTTTACAATGGTATAATCGGTTACTTCCCAAGCTCTTATCTTGAGCTTGTCGGTGATTTCGTAAACCGTATCGCCAATGGAGAAAGCGGGGGTGATAACAGTGGTGGTTTCGCCAACAGAGATGGAGAGTGTAATGGTGTTCATAGTTTTAACTTCCTTTCATTTGGTATGCTTAATTATACCATGCCCGGACGGAAATTGCAACCTTTTTTTCGATTATATATGATATATTCTGCGCCCGGACTTAAAATATATTATATATAATTTACGGATTCAAAAAGCCGTGGGTCAGGAGGAGTAACCCACGGCTCAGAAAATTTCAACAATATATAAGTTCCATCGTCGCCCATTTAAGGATTGAAACCTGTTTGTGCTCGCGTGCGAGCTTCAGAGCTTCCTTTTTTGTGGGAACCCTGCGGCTGGCGTCCACATAATACAGGCCATTAGCGTACCAGATGCCGCAGTCCTTTTTGCAGCGAGCCATAACCATAGCCATTTCAGGTGTAGTGGTAACTTCGCTCTCGGTTGCGACTTGGTAGCCGCTCTTGTAGGTGACAGGGTAGCCGTCGCGCAGCGTGAGCCCGTCATTTTCGGAAAGCTTGCGCATGGTACGCACATTTATGCGGTGGGCACTGATTTTCATAGGAATTATCTCCCTTCCTTTACTGTACCCAAATTATACCATACCGGACTTAAAAAGTCAACTTTTTCCCGGAAAATATATCATATATTCTATGCTCGAAACAAGAATATATTATATATTCTAAAAATATATTATGTATTCTAATAATATATTATATATTCTATAAAATAAAAAGGGGTGGTACCCCTTAGTCAACTATTTCAGTCTTATAGATCTGGATGTATTCCTCACATCCTTCTTCGGGGAAATAAGTAAACTTCCAGAGACTATCGTCTCCTAATTCTTCAAGGTCGAACTTGAGTTCAGCTTCGATATGTTCCAAGCTTGTAGCTTCAAAATTCTTGAAAATGTCGTAAATAAAGCGTGCAGCTTCGCGCAGGTCAGAGACGACAATGGGCGCGCCGGCCCAAGAACGACAAATAACATAGACTATCATAGTATAACCCTCTCTTCTTGGTATACCTAATTCTACCACACCCGGACCGGGAAGTCAACAGGTTTTGGGAAATATATGATATATTCTCGTCCCGGGAAGAAAATATATGATATATTTTAGAAAGTTCTGCGTGAGGAAGAATATATAATATAATATATTATATATAATCCTCGTTCGGTACGGGAATATATAATATATTTTTCTCGGTATGAAAATATATTATATATAATTTCTAAAAAGAAAAAGAGGGCATAATGCCCTCTTTACTTTATAGAGTTTGACCACCCCATTTTAATTCATACCCGCAGGGAATATCGCCTATTTTAGTTTGCTTTTCGGTGATTCGTCCGTTCGATTCAAAAATTAGCTGTACGCGGTAGAGCGTATAATCGCTATTCCAAGTGTCTTTGAGGGCGGCTTCCCGGGCGGCTTCTTCAGTTACCCAGTTATCAATTTTAAGATCCCTGCCGTCTATCCCGCCGCGGCTGAATGTTCTGTAAAAGATGTTCATTTTTCTTTCTCCTTTCTCTTAATCCCTTGAGGGCTTTTCAGCCCTCGATTATCTCGATGACCTCGCAGGTCACTTTACAATCCCTTGTGATGAACCATGTGGAGCGCTCATCTATGTCCTCGCTCTCGCGCCGGATGATGTCTTCAATCTTCCACAGGTCGAGCCACTCGTAGACTTCTTCTTCATCGAGCCATTCCTTGATGAGGCGGGCGGCGGTCGTGCGGTTGGTGGTGATAACGGGCTTTTCGCCGGTTCTTTCAATAAGGTAAACTTTCATTTTCTTTTCTCCTTTTCTTATATATTGTAATTTAGCTTTAATCTTCCCAAACTTCGGCCACAACCCGCCACTCAAGAGGGTTGAGCCTTTCACGCTTGCAAGCGTCTTTGAAGCTGTAGCCGAATATACAATCGGCTTCAAGTGTCAGTTTGTTCTCAATGTAATAGCACCACATATTACGATCTCCTTTCTTTTGTCTGTTGTGGGGCTTTTCAGCCCCACAAATACCAGTATCGCATATTGTAGCGGGTTTTTCCGTTCAGCCGAATATCAAACCAGCCCCGCATTTCATCACTTTCAGCCTTGAAGCGGAGAATCGGACAGCCTTTGGAATCGGTACTTTCAAAGGCGAACCTTGCCACAAATGCCTTGTATTCGGCAGGGCTCATTATGATAATACCCGATTCATCAAGCAAGCACCAACCGTACTCCTCAGCGGCGTTTGACTCAATGTAAAAGTCAATGTTTAAGCCTTTAGCGGCCTGCCCTTTAGAGCTTTTAAGCTGGATATTCATCACATCCGCCCCAGCCCAAAATGGCACATTGTCAGCGTTACAGATTTCGCCCGTTAGGTTATACCTTGCAAGCTGTTCTAAATGCTGTCCCTTGTTATGCTTATACTGAACCGTGTTTAGCCTCTTTGTGTTGGTGTACTTATACATTATAATACTTCCTTTCTACTTACAATTCGTCGTTGAGCCGGTGAGTCTGGGCAGGGACGCTCACCTACATTCCGTCATCCAGCGTTCCTCTTACAGCTTGCCGTCGATATCCACATATCGCATGAAAACGGAAACACAATATACAATTTTCAATGTGCGTGTGGTGGTTAACTTCCGTCCTGCCCATCAAGGCCCTTTCCCTTGCCTCATCGGGCAAGCCCATTATACACCTTATAAAGTGATTTGTCTACCCCTTTTTTAGAAATATATTGTATATTTATAGGGGGATAGAAAAATGCAACGGGATCCTCTTTTTTGTTTTATTACAGAAAACCGGGGTTGGGTTTTCGGAAAATGAGAATTATTACAGATCGAAATGGGCGTCCCTGGCACATCTCCCTACTGAATTAAATTTCCCTACTGAATTAAATTTTTTAAAATTGAATTAAATTTTTAATCCTATTTAATTTTTAAAATTTGACTTTTACCCCAAAATTCTATATACTATAATTAGAATAAATTTACTGGAGTATTCCAATGGATAATAAAAACCGTTTAAATTTAAACTTTAAGCTAGAAACTCAACCAGAACGAGTTAGCTTTATAAATACTTACTTAGACTCAATTCCCTTTAAGCCAACTCCCGCTGAACTCGATATAATCGCGAAATATATACTTTGGGGAAAAAATCCTTCCACAAATCTAAATGGCTCCCAAGAAGGCCTAGAACTCGAAACTCGCCACAAAACTTGGGATTCAAAGCGTTTAGAATCTTTAGATGCGCTTATAGAGTCCCCTACTTTTACGGAAGCCCTTCTTCGTTCCCCTAGTGACCCACCAACGAAACTGCCTTCAGAGCCTTTCTCTCGATCTAGGGCTCGAAAAGTCGCTCCCCCGCACATTTTAAACGCTCTAGAGGCTCTTTGGCACGAAATAGATGAAACCGAACTCCTCCTAAATTTCTATGAGCTCGCGCACAATAAACGAAAACTTCCCCCTCGCGCGCAACTCTTAAAGCGCTTTTCCCCTTCTGATATATCTTCTATTTCTACCCGCGCCGAGTCTCTTCTTCCTTATGCCTATTTAAAATTGCGCCATAAGCTTGTTGATCTTCGTCGCGAACAATACATCCTAAAAGACGAGTACGCACCTCCCGTTCTTTCAAATCCCACTTTTTCGTATACAGATCAAGAGCCGCCCACCTTTGGAGAAGAAATTAAAGTTAAACCTGTTGGTATTCCAAAAAACGATCGTCCTTTCTTTTCAAAAGTCTTTAATTTAGAAAGATATCCTAATCCTTCTGATTTCTCTTATGAAGATCTTGAAAATCTTTCAAGACTTTTATGGGAGCCGGCACCCTCAACACAAGAACCTCGCTTTTTTGACTTTACAAATACAGATCATCTTTGCAAGCTCTTTGAAAACTTAGAGATGCTCCAAGATGAAAGCGAAACTGCCTCTCTAGAATCCGGTCTCCCTTATTTATTGCGCGCGGCCTCCATGTATCGGACATTGGCAGCCCTTGATCCCATACATTCTGATATACTTGATTTAAAAATTCAAAAGCGTTTAAACCAAGATATAGCAGATATTATAAATAAGAAATATGGGAAGAATTACCAACCTAATTATATTTCAACTTTATATTGTAAAAAATGCTTGGTAAAAATCGCGGAAGCGGCAGCACGCCATCGAGAAGTTTTGGAGAATTTATTTTTCCCTGAGAATTTTAAAAAGTGTAAGGATTGCGGAGAAATTCTACTTAGGGACGAGAAAACTTTTATGCGCCGGCACCGTTCTGGGGATGGATTCTCACCACGGTGTAAGAAATGTGAAAAAATACTTAGAGATAAAAGGAGATAATATGGATAAATTAAATTTAAAGTTTTTAGAAGAGACTTCTAAAATTAAGGAACCTGAGGTTTTTATTGGTGTGGCTCGCATTTTAAAGGTTCCTCTTCTAAAGGAAGAAAAAGATGAAGATGGAAAATTCCCGCCTCGTGAGTTTATAGACTTATATATAGATGTTTTAAGTAGTTATGAAACAAGTAGTAGGAAAAGAAAACGAGAGCTATTAAAAATACTTAGGGAAGCCAATAAGAAGGAGGGTAAAGTTAAGAATGCCGATAGAACCGAAAATCCCGAAGAAAGTATTCCTCACGAAGAAGTGTGAAAGTTGCGGAAATATTTTAACTACGGAGAACTTCGCGCGCACTCATTCCCCCTTTTACCCAGATGGAGTTATTCCTTTTTGCGATGATTGCGCGCGGGACTTTCTGGCGGAACATAATTGGGATTGGGAATATGTGGATAAGCTATGTCAATATGCGGGGATACCGTTTATTGTAAAAGAGTGGGAGCGCCTTTTAGAGCTAAACGGCGAAGACCACGTTTGGTCAATCTACTCAAAAGTTTTCGCTACGGATTCTTATAAGTCCTTAGGATGGGGAGATTATTTCCGTCAATACCAGAAATTAAAAGAGACTGGGCTAATAGAGGCAGAAATTCCACTTTTAGATGAAGAGCGTCTAAGAAAACTTCATAAAATTTGGGGTGCCAATTATGATGAAGAAGAGCTTATGTATCTTGAAGATTTATACAAGGGCCTTTTAGTTACTCAAAATGTAAACGGTGCGCTTCAAATTGACCAGGCGCGCAAGCTATGCAAGTTTTCACTTGAAATTGATAGCAAGATAAGAGCAGGAGATAAAGATGTCGATAAGTTTTTGTCTTCTTATGATAAATTAGTTAAAATTGCAGAGTTCACTCCTAAAAACGCACAAAATGCTGTTGATTTTGATTCTTTCGCGGAAGTGGGAATGTGGCTTGAGAAAAGAGGGCATCAAAATAAGTTCTATGATGATGTTACTAGAGATGTAATTGATGAATCTCTTAAAAATATAGAGAATTATAATCAAAGGCTTTATATAAATGAAGGTGGAATTGGAGATGAGATTACTCAGCGACTTAATAGTTTAAAAAATGCAAATGATCTAGAAGAAAATATATACGATATTAAGAAAGAATACGACTTAGACGAGTATGATAATGAGGGATATAAGATAGAGGAAGAAGAAGACTTTATTGCAGAGGAAGATGATGATGAGTGAACCTGATGTAATTAAATTGCGCGAACCACCTGAATCCTTTGGAACGGTTAAGAAGTTATATCGAGATGGAATAGAATTAGAAAAAGGAGTGGTTATAACCCAAGATTGGCTCGAGCGCAATGAAAGCTTTTTAGAAGAACTTTGGAGTTTATATGCGGCTTATCCAGATATATATCTTGATTTAATCAAACCTCAAAATTCAAACTTCAATCTTTTCCCCTATCAAAGGCTTTTCTTGCGCGCGTGCATGAGATATACTACTATATATATAACCGCTGCACGAGCTACCTCAAAGACCTTTCTTTCAATTCTTGCAAAATATCTCCAATGTATGTTTGTTCCAAACCATGTAGGCTCTATCGTCGCACCTACTAAGGGTCAGGCCGCGAAGATAGCTCGACAAAAGATTGAAGAAATCTGGCGTATTTGGCCTCTTCTCAAAAATGAACTTGAAATTTATCAAGGAGAGCCTCATGCTAATTTTGGTAAAGACTATGTAACCCTTTTCTTTAAAAATGGCTCTTCACTTTCTATAGGTGGAGCATTAGATTCCGGCCGCGGACTTCGTACTCATGCAACTCTTTTGGATGAGGCGCGTGATCTTGACGGACAGATGATTCAGGAAGTCATTCTCCCTTAACGTACTGGGGGCTTTAATTTGTGAAAATTAAATGAATAAGGTGGTGAACCTTTGGCAAGGGGTGTAAATTTTTATAATTTGCTAACGGTGAAAGGATGTTTCCCAATACCGTGCCAAGCCTTTATAAAATTTATAAAGGAAGGTGTAGAGACTATTCCGAAAGGAAGTAGAGTGGAGATTGCCGCCATTCGAAGCGCCACCCAACTTTAAATTTACTTATGTATTCAAAAATATATAACCTTCATAATGAATATTTACTTAATATTAGAAAGAAATGGAGGTATAAAAATATGTGGAAAAAGTTAATTATTAATGGCGAAGAAACTTTATATAGTGTTAGTGATATTGGAGAAATACGTAACGATAATCGAGGGAAATTATTATCTCAAGGCACTGAACAAGGCTATAAGACGGTAGGATTACATATTAATAAAAAGTTAAAGAAATTTCGTGTTCACCGTTTAGTAGCAATGGTTTATATAGATAATCCCGAAAATAAGCCTTATGTAAATCATAAAGATGGGAATAGATCTAATAATCGTGTTGAGAATTTAGAGTGGGTTACTCCACAGGAAAATACTAGACATGCGGTAGAAACAGGACTGCTAATTTCTGCAAAGAGGCGTCCAGTTAAACAGTATGATAGTTTAGGGAATTTTATCGCACGATATGATTCTATTATAGAAGCCGCAAAGGCCACTAATACAAGCGCCACAAAAATTACGGTTTGCTGCCAAGGCGAAAGAATAACAGCCAATGGTTTTCAATGGAGATATGAGGGAGATTTTCGTGAAGTGAATCAAGTAAACCCAAATCCCCAAAAAGCCATTCAAGTCGCCCAGATAGACCCTATTACATTAGAGATCATTGCGATTTATCCAACTTTGCACGCTGCGGCAGAAGCGGTAAATGGTACTCAGAGTGCTATTACGCACGTATTAAAGGGAGACAAAGGCACCAAAACACATAAAGGATACATTTGGAAAAAAGTTGAAGAGATAGTCCAATAAATATTAATATTTATTACAGATGAACGTTTCACGTCGTCAAATCAATGGGTTAGTTAATCCCTATGAAAATATAAATCGGCAAGTCATATATGCAACAAGTGCGGGAATGAAATCTTCTTTTTCGTATGAGGCGCTAATTGATACTTTTGAAAAAGCAATTATAGACCCTAAACATAATTTTTGTATAGGACTTGATTACAGAATTCCTGTAATTCACGGACTTATAGATGGGAAGTATGTGCGCGAACTTAAAATGTCGCCTTCTTATAATGAAGCTACTTTTGCTAGTGAATTAACCATTAGTTCACGTTAAATTTTTTAAATTGCTGGAAAACGCTATAGAGTCATTTATACTACAACGTAATTGGAAACGATAAGCGTGAATGTCTAAAAAATAAATGAATGGTGCAATCAGCAGCCAAGTACCGTATAGGTAAAGGTTCAACGACTAAAGTAGTAACAAGTGTTACGAAAAAAGAAAACAATTAAAGGAGGTAATAATTATGCAGTTATATATTTATAACGGTCAAATTACTACATATTACATTACAACACAAGGAGAATTATTTAATTCTAAAACTAATAAATGGCTTAAAGGTCAAATCAACTATAAAAACGGATATAAAACTTATTCGATTAGTATAGATGGAGAATCTCATAGATTATATGCCCATAGAATGGTTGCAGAAACTTATTTGCCAACTAAAAATAAAGAATTAGAAGTACACCATAAAGATGGAAACAAGTTAAATAATGATGTAAATAATTTAGAATGGATTACGCCAAAAGAAAACAAAGAATTAGCAAAATTAGAAAAATATAATTCTATGGGGGCAAAAAAAGTTTATTGCTATGATGAAAATTTAAAACTAGTTGCAATTTATCCTAGTTTAGCCGAATGCTGTCGAGTAACCGGACATAATGGTAGTTGGCTACAACAACAGGTTATGGCAGAAGAAAAATTTCTATCATATGGATATTATTGGTCATATTCAGATGAACCGAACTTCAAGATTCGTGATAGAAAAGAGTTTTCTACATCAAAAAAAGTAGGCCAATATAATAGTGATGATATCTTGATAGAAAAGTATAATAGTTTAACGGAAGCTGGTAGAAAAATTCACGGCGATAGACATAGAATTAGTGATTGTTGTAATGGAAAAATAAAAACTTATCGCGGTTTTTATTGGAAATTTTTAATTGATGATATAGTCTGATCACTTATGTAATGTAAGTGCCTTCGGGAGCGAGCGTAACGAACTCGTGAAACACAAATGATATGGGCGTATGGCTTGGAGGTTCTGAAGAATCTTGGTTTAATTTTGAAAAGCTTTCAAAATATCGAAAAATTAAAAATCCAGAATGGAAGCAAAAATTTAGAGGAGATTCTAATGTTTTTTACTTAATAGCGACAGACGTAGGACGATTATCGGACCAAACTGTAGCTTGTATATTTAGGGTTAATGTTCGAGATAATAAATTTTATTCGACACTGGTTAATCTTTTTGTTATTGGACGGCAAGCAGATACTAAATCCTTCGATCAGCAAGCGATAGAATTAAAAAGATTAATTAGAGACTATAATCCTCGTGAAGTAGTCATAGACACAAATGGCCTAGGTATTGGATTGGGAGACCAAATGATACGTGAGCAGACTGATGAATTTGGGGAAACCTATCCGGCCTATGGGTTTTTTAATAACGATGATTATAAAAAAATTCAACCCAAAGACGCCCCTCAAATTCTTTATTCTTTAAAGGCCAATGGGCAAAATAACCCGAAAATTCATGGTAATGCTTATACTCGTCTAAATAGTGGGATGGTTAGATTTCTTATTTCAGAGCAAGAGGCCCGGGCGGCTCTACTTAATACTAAACAAGGCGCGAAGATGCCATTTGAAAAACGAATTAAGCGCCTTATGCCACATGAGCTCACAACAAAGTTATTTGATGAAATGGCCAATCTTCGTTTGAAGAAAACTGGAATAGATATAGCAATAGAACAAATTAATTCTCGTTTCCCTAAGGATAAGTACTCTGCTTTTGCTTATGGTCAATGGAGAATTAAAGAATTAGAAGAAGCGGCTTATCAAAAGCAAAAACGCTTTTCTAGACTGAACGGGCGGAAACTTATTTTTTATACAGAAGGGACGTAAAATGAAAGAAAAAACATATGATTTATTTGCCTTTCAAAAATTTCAAGCCGGTCTTGTCGCAAAAAATGACTCTTCTTGGAACAGGTTTGACATTTTTTATAATAGAAGTTATAGAGAGTTTTCGGATAAAGAGGTCGAAGATATTTTAAAGTCTTCTTCTTTAAGTTCTCAGCAAGAACTTTCTCGCGCTTATTATGATAAAAACGGATTTTACAAAAGAATTCTTTTATATTATGCAACGCTTTTAACCTATACTGGACTATTAATTCCTAATCCAAGTTCTGGTAGCTCACTCTCCAAAAGTCAAGCTAAAAAGTATAGGGCGGTGCTAGAATATTTAGAAAACTTAAGCCTTCCAGAGTTATTAACTAAGATCACTTTGAAAATTTTGATTTATGGTAGTTATTATGGTATACTTCATACTTTAAATAAAGATGAGTGTGTCATTCTTGACTTACCGATTCCCTATACTCGTTCAAGATTTAAAGACGTATATGGAAACGAAATAGTAGAGTTTAATGTAAATTATTTTGATACTATTCTTGATGAAGAAGACAAGAAGGAAGCTTTAAGAACCTACCCTAAGACTATTTCTGATTATTATAAAAAGTATAAGAAAGGAAGGATTAGCACTCCTTGGGTGTTCTTGCCAGCAGAAATCGGCGTTTGTTTTAGTTTTTTAGATGATTGCCGCCCACTTTTTTTAGATATAATTCCTTCAACTATTCAATATGATGATTCTGTAGATACAGAACGAGATAGAGAAGAAGAGGAAATCAGAAAGATTATCGTTCAAAAAATCCCTCATCTTTCTGATGGGCAACTTTTATTTGAGCCTGATGAAGTTCTTGAGATGCATAAGGGTGCAGTAGGTATGATGAAAGGGAATAAGAATCTTTCTGTTTTAACCACTTATGGCGATGTAGATGCAATTATATCTAAAACAGCTTCAGAAAGTGTATCAAATGCACTTGAAAAAATGTTACAGAATGTATATGCTAATGCAGGCGTAAGTTCTCAACTCTTTGCACCCACAGGCAGCCAATCTTTAATGTTATCTATTAAAAACGACCTTTCCTTAATGATGATATTGGGCAATAAATATTCTCGTTTTATTACCTATATTATAAATAATCTATTTGGAAACGGAAGTCTAAGTTTTAGATATAGTCTATTACCTTTAACAGAATATACTAGAAGTGATTTTATTACGGATTCAATGAAGTTGGCGCAAAGCGGATATAGTTTACTTCTACCGGCATTGGGTATGGGATTAAATCAGCTTGAACTTATAAGCATTAAAGACTTAGAAAATACAACTTTGGATCTAAAAGAAAAGTTAATTCCTCTGTCTTCTTCCTACACAGAGTCTTCTGGTAAAGTAGGCGCGCCGGAGAAGAAGCCAGAAGATAAAGCAAAAAAAACAATTCAAAATGAAGAATCGTTAGACCATCAGGGGGACTCCGAATGAATACATCAATATTAGAGTTTCCGATCAGCATTTACGGGGAAGCAAAACCTGTTAACGATATATTAACAAAAATTCGGTGTCGCATTTTTTATAAGGGGCCGAATAGAAACGGTACTTATATTACGGATGAATTTGCGGAGATGTTAATTAATAGTCTTCATTATGTTCCTATTAAGGGAATTTTTGAAGATGGAGATTATACTGATCATGGCAATAGTCGTGACGAAGGGCGAATTTATGGTATAGTGCCAGAAGCAAACAATTTTGCGTGGGAAAATCATATAGATGAGGACGGAGTAGAGCGAACGTATGCTTGCTCTGACGTATATATGTATACCGCCCTATATCCTGAGGCTCGGCAGATAGCAGGAAAAAGCTTATCCATGGAGTTATATGAACATTCATTAAAGTATCACGCAGCGATATTTCAAGGACAGAAGTATATCGTTTTTGATAAGGGCTGTTTTCTAGGGCTACAGGTATTAGGAGATGAGGTCGAGCCTTGTTTTGAAGGTGCCTCCTTCTTTGCTTTGCAAGATACTATTGATAATGCGATTCGAAAAATAAAAGAGTATAGTAAATTGGAGGAAAGATCGGAAATGCAGATTAATTTTAAACTTTCTGACGATCAAAAATACAGATATATTTGGGAGCTTTTAAATCCCGAATATAATGAAGAAGGCAATTGGACAGTTGGATATTCAATTTGTGATATTTATGATGATTATGCAATTGCCTTCAACATTGAGTCTTGTACATATGAGAGAATCTATTATTCCAAAAATGATGAATCTGATTCTATTGAAATTGGTGACCATGTAAGAGTTTACATTGTTGATGTTACTGAACAAGAGAAGTCGATTCTTGATTCTCTCCAACAGTTAAATGGTGGGAATTATGAATTATTAAATGAAAATTTAGTTAATGCTGAAAAGAATGCGGCAGAGTGCGCAGAATTTGGCATCAAAAATGAAGAGCTTAATAATGAAGTTTCCACTTTAAAGATAGAGACAGAAAATGCCAAAGCTCAATATTCGGCCCTGCAAGCGGAAAATGAGCAGCTTACTGAAGAAGTTAACAATTTAAGGACTTATAAGAAGGATATCGAAAATCAGTCCAAAGAGGCTGTTATTGCCGAGTACGCCAATATGCTTTCTGAAGAGGTTATTGAATCTTATCAGTCAAAGCTTGAAGAGTATACGGTAGAAGAATTAGATATGCATCTTGCTTACGAATTAAAGAAGGTTAGTTCTTCAATGTTCACTCAGGCCCGTGATGGCGGGAAAGTGCCTAAGGAAGAAAGGTTTGGCATAAAAAAGATTTTAGACAGATATAAAGTAACGGAGGTTATATAAATGGCTCTTACTAGGTTAACCATCGATGGATTCGGCCAAGTTGAAATTAACAACTGTGCCTTCCGTCGCGACGGTCGTATCGAAGCTCAGTGCGCGCCCGATTCCACCGTTTTTAGTAATATTAAAGTAGAAAATGGTATGCTTCTTGCGGTCGACAATGTTAATAGAAAGGTTACTCTTCCTACTGACAACAGTCTGCCTATTGCACTGAACTATAGTGCAGAGCATATGTACGATGAGAGGACTCCCGGTTTAGGGAATTTTTATCTTAATGGCACGAACGATTTTTATCCCCGTCTTGGGTATTTAGCCGTTGGTGATAAGTATACAACTAATTGCATTAGTTATGATTCTGCTGTTGATACTGGCTGGACTTCTGAGTCTGCCTTCATTTCCGCCCTTGCTAGCTATAAAGAGGTTCCTCTTTATGCCGCTCCCGGTACTGATGGCTCTCATGTTATTACTGCTACCGCACCGACTGAGGGCATTTGTCTTCGTGTTATTGAGAAAACCACGATGCCTGATGGCACTTTAGGCGTAAAGTTCCAGGTATATGCTTGCTAATAGGAGGGTGATAAAATGACTATTGCTGAATTAAAAGAAATTGCCCTTCATGCTGCGAAGGGAACTGTTCCTGCTTGCTACAGCAACGGGGAAGTTGATGTAAATGCGGCCTTTGTTGATGGATTAAAGGAGCTCGCTGGTTCCGTTAATCAGTTCATGAAGAACCGTTACGATATTTATGATATCATTGTTGAAACCGTTGATAAGGTTATGCCTAAGAAGGTTATTTCCGCTCTTAGCATGTTTGCTGAGGTGCAGACTGTACCACAGGGTCAAAAGGCTATCTTTAAGCAGAGGGTTGGTAAGGCTCGCGCCAAGAAGTTCTTAACTCAGGTTGGTCTTTCTGGCGTTTATGAGACTTTCCGTCTTGATAGTACCACTTTTGAACTTGCTGCACATGCAGTTGGTGGCGGTGCGACGGTAGACTTTGAGCGTATGCTTGATGGTGCTGAGTCTCTTGCCGAGGTTATGGATATTATAACCGAAGGCCTCACTGATGCTGTATTTGTGGAGGTCCAGCGTGCTCTGCGCGCAGCGTTATCCGCTATTGATCGTCCTAGCGCGAACATGGTTACTTCTTCTACCTTCGAAGGAGATAAGATGGCGAAGCTTATGAGTGTTGTTCGTGCATACGGCAACAATGTTGTAATTTTCGCGCCCCCTGAGTTTGTGGCCGCCATGGGCGCTGATGCGATCGTTCCTATCACTGCTTATGGTTCTCCTGCTGCTGCTGGCATTCAGGGAGTTTATTCTCCTGATGATATTGAGGCCATTCATAAGACTGGTTATATCAATATCTTCCGTGGCGCTCCTATTGTCCAAATTCCTCAGTCTTTCATTGATGAGACTAATACGAAGACTTGGATTGATCCTCAGCTTGCTTACATTCTTCCTACTGGAAATGAGAAGATAGTTAAGGTTGTTCTTGAGGGTGCCACTCAGATCCGCGACTTTACCAATAGGGACAATTCTCTTGAAGTCTACGCTTATAAAAAGATGGGTTGTGCGATTCTTACCCATTATAACTGGGGTATTTATCAGAATACTGGTATTACTCAGACTTATGATCAGCCTTACGGCTATTAATTTATACTGGGAGGGGGAGTCTCTCCCTCTCCTAATTTTTAAAGGAGTTAAAGGAGTAAAATGAATAAGGTTTCGGATGATAAAATCGCTGTAAAGTGTATGGTAGATCATACCGTTAGTATAAATGTAAAGTCATTACCATTTTCACGAGAATGGATTGGAAGGGGCGCGGTTCAAAAGATCGATTTTGACACTCTTGATCAAATTATGTATGATCCTGGTGTAAGGTATATGTTTGAAAATGGGATATTATACATTGAAGAGATGGAGACTAAACAAGCCCTTGGTCTTGAACCTGAACAAGCGAAAGCTCCCGTTAATATTATCGTATTAAATGAAAAGCAGAAGAGAGATTGTTTGATTAAGCTGCCGTTTGATCAATTTGTTGATACGATAAATAAGCTTAGCATTGAACAGGTAAGTGATCTCGCGCAATATGCAATAGATAATAATATGATTGATATTGAACGCGATAGATTAATCAAAGAAAGATGCGGCAGAGATATTATTGCGGCGATAAGGTTAAATAAGATGGAGGTATAATATGACCTCTTTTGATACGATTTATTCCGCTTTTTTAAGTAAGATTTTAGATGATGAATGGGAAGAGTGGGATATTGACGATTTGGAAAAGGATATGTTCACCTTACTTCAAGGTGCAATAGCGAGATTTAAGTTCCCACGAACCTCTTTAGAATATAACAAAGATGGTTTTGTTAATGATTTAACTAATAATGAAATTCAAATTTTAGCTTGTTATATGAAGTGCGAATGGCTTAATCGTACTATCCTCAGTTGGGAGAATGTTAAACCACTGTATGCAGAACGAGATTTTTCTCAGGCGAATCTAATTGATAAATTTAATGCGATGCTCGCGGCGGAACAAAAAAATGCGCTACGACTTGAAAGCATTTATTATCGTTCAATTAATAGTAAGCCGTTTGCATATAGTCAATTAGCTACTCAAATTAATGATTAAAGAAGTAGAAGAAGGTTATCGTAATCGCTTAAAAAACAAGCTATTTGGGTTACTTTGTGAGTTTGAAAAAAAGGGAGAGTGGGAATCTTTCTTAGATGCAATAATAATTGAGTTGAATGGAATACCAGAAAAGCAAAGGACAATTAATTATATCGCTTTGTGCAATAAGATTAATTCACTTAGATATTTAAATTATGAGTACTTTAGGAAAACTATTTTTGATTGTATGAGTTTATTATCAAAAGGTGGGTCTAATGGAGTATTATGATATCTATAATTTAAGGCTTTCTAGGTATGGTTCAGATTACCAGTCAAGGATTCAATCTAAGCGGGAAAAGCAATTTCAACTATATTTAAACAGAAGCGTTTATAAAACCGAGTTTGAGTACGATGGGAATTTAATAGTTGGTAGTTTTGAAAAATATAAGCAGGATGAAACCGAGACTTTGCATTACTTATTAACCCCTACTAATATAAATATACCTTCTGGTACTATTCTTCTTATTAAAAATAAGGATGGGGTTAAACGTCCTTGGCTTGTATATTATTTAGAGCATATAAAAGCAAGTGGATATAATAGATATATAATGCTGCGCATGACACATTATCTGTCATGGACCGCACGCGATGGCTCCATAC